GAACGGGAACCGAAGCCGCGAATCCGGCTATCTACCTGAATGCCACCGCAGGGGGTGTCAACATCAGCGCAGCGCTTGCATCGAGTTTCACGGTAGCCAGCGGTGATCTGACGCTCGAAGCCACGAGCGGCGATGTGGACATCATCTCGGCGGCGAGCAACATCGACTTCATTCTCGGATCCACTTCAATTGCGGCGGTTACTGACGAAAAAAGCGGAACTTACTCCGGAGAGAATGTCGTTGATGTCAAGAGCTACATGGTTTCTGACTGGGCAACCGACGAGACTCTTCCGTTGCTTGAGATCATCCAGACTCCGACAAGTGCTCCTGTTTCTCAGAAGATGATCAATTTGGAGGCGGCGGGTTCGAACTGGTCCGCTGACTTCAGCCAGGCCATCGTTTACGGAAAGGCTCCCAATGGTGTCGCGGTCCTACAGATTGCCGACACTTCAGGTAAGCTGGAGACGAGCGTCGGGACGATCACGGGCGCGACCTCCTCAATTCAGGGAGTTGCGTTCGACCGCGACGATGTAACAGTCCAAAACGGAGTGATCTGGACTATCGGAGGTGTCTCGGGAGCCAACATTGAGTTCATGATCGTAAATGTGGACGACGATGCGTTGGAGACCAATCAGGACTCCCGGTTGGACATCCTCGCTACTGAGTCCGTACTTCCGGTACTCTGCTTGGTGAACTACAACAGCACAGAGGCCCGAGCAGGCTTCGGAAATGACAACCCGGTTTGCACCATCGATATGAGCCCGGGAACGGGTTCTGCGTTGACGCATTCGAACATCGACATGCGCGTCAACTACAAGACTGAGTGGGACGATGAGGTCTACCACGACGACCGTGCGTACTTTGCGGACGGTGCAGCGGGAACTCCTTCTATCGCATTCCACGGCGATACGGGAACTAACACCGGTCTCTACCTGCCCGCGCAGGGAACAGTCGGAGTTTCGGCGGACGGTTCTTTGATCGCCTCGTTCGCTGCCGCAGAGATCGACTTTAGTAACATCACTGCGTTTGACGTGAACGCCTCGGGTGCGATTACGTTGGACGGTGGTGCGAGTTCGAATCTCACTGTGACGGAAGACACGGCGGATACCGATGTCACGCTCACCCTCAAGTCGGAGAACAACGGTACTCCTTCGGGAGCCACGAACCATTCGACGTTGGCCTTGGTTTCATACGGTGCGGCGACAGATGCGGATGCCGAGGGTTGGATCACCTTCGACGATCAGGCTCTTCAGGACGCGACAAACTGGGCGAATCCGATGAAGGTCTCGGAGTACAACGCGAGCAACGAGTGGGACGCCCTCTACACGGCTCTCGGCAATACCGAGATGACCTTGGTTGCCGCGATTACTTACGCGATCACTACCGGGACGAACCTGTGGCAGGTGGTAGCCAACCAGCTTACTCCGATTGCTACCTACTCGACGGTAGGTCTCGATATCAACGCGACTGGAACAAATGCAATTACCCTGGATGCGCAGGAAGATTCGAACTTCACGGTGACGGGATCAGCCAAGACTCTGACTCTCGAAGCTGCTGGTGGCAGCACTAACCAGGTCATCTTGCAGTCGGCTGGTACGGGAGTGAATGCGCTCTACCTGAATGCTTCCGCAGGTGGCGTCGACATTGACGCTTCGGGTGGAGTTACGGTGGATGCGGGAGGCGCAGTGAGCATCGCGGCTGCAAGTGCGTCGGACTTCACCGTCTCGAACTCCGCAAATCTGACTCTTGCCGTTACGGGTGGGTCTGTCCAACAGCTCATTCTCAATTCTGCGGGTACGGGGAACATCGATACGACCCCCGCGATGGACATCAACGCGACTGCGGGTGGTATCGACATCGATGCTGCTGGTAAGTCGGCGTTCACGGTTACCGGCGCTGATCTGAAGTTGGAGACGGTGACTTCCGGAACCGTGGATATCAACTCAGCGGCCAGCGTGACCATTGACGCGACGGATGTCACTATCGACGCTACGAATTCTCTCAGTTTCGATGCGGCTGCGGACTCCAACTACACGTTGACGCAGGCTACTACGGACACTGGACTGACGTTGACCCTCTTCGTCGACAACAACGGTTCCGGAGCTTCTGATTCGACTCTGATTCTTCGCGCAGACGAGTCGGGCAGCGGTACTGCATCGATTGCCCATACCATCAACGGTACGACAGAGGGGACTTGGACAAGCTCGGGACTCGCGTTGAAGGCGGGAACGAGTATTAACGAGTTCTCTATCGACGGTACGATGGCTGGGAACAGTGACGATGCGGTTCCGACTGAGAAGGCCGTGGTGACTTACGTGGGCAGTTACGCTCCGCAGGTTCATACCAATGCTGGAAATCCGGAAGGCGTAGTGACTGGAGCTGTTGGCGACATCTGCGTAGATACCACGAACACCATAGTCTACATCAAGGCTTCGGGCGCAGGTAACACTGGATGGTCAGTAGCCGCCTAGTCTGGGGTAGTTCGGCTTAGGGAGGACGGCGGTGTCCGATAACTACAGATTCCACCACTACATGGGTGAGTTTGCTGGGGACTCCGCCGTTCTTACCTTTATCCAATCCAACAAGTGGGATACCAACGATGACGGAACTGGAGATCCTCGGGCGGGGATGTCCTATTACGATACGGATGCAGATAAGTACAAAACCTACATAGGTTCATCCCCGTCCTGGATCGATATCACTAACCACTGGAATCGATCCGGAACCGTCATCAGCCCGCGCACTTCTGGGGATACAATTCAGGCAGGGGACGGGGCGGTAGGTTCCCCGTCCTATTCTTTCTCCTCGGATCCAGATACGGGGATTTACTACATAGGAGCGGGTAATGTAGGGTTCTCCTCCGGAGGCGGCACGGTGAGTGATTTCGATAGTGATGGAATGCACTATCGGGATGACAAGCGTATTTTTTGGGGATCTTCCGACGATGCTTTTATTGGGTGGAACGACGCCAACCAAACAGGCGCTGCGTTGTTCTTATGTACTCCTTACAATACTCCTATCGTAATTACCGATACGAATCGATGGAATTTCGATCTTTCACCTGCCAATCCGGGAAGTCCATCCCTTTTAATCCATAGCGGCAACGAAGACGCTACGCAATGGTTCAGGCTGCGTCATAACGGAACTGATGCCTACGTCGAGTGCGGAGCAGGTACTGGGCGATATCGTTTTACGGGGGCTACCTTGTACGCAGGGTCTGCTTTTGAAGCTTATCACGGAGCAAACGCTTACGTGAGCACTACCACCACAGGTTTTCAGATCCGAAACAGTAACTCAGCAGGCCGTGCCGAAATGTTCTTTCAGAACGATACGGGGTGGCCCGGTCAAGGGGGCTTCACTCTTCACGGAACCGCTAGCTCGGGTTCGTGGGGTGCTTGGTATGCCAATCGAGTAAATTTGTACACTTTCTCCACTGCCGTGGGGATTGGTCTCGTAGCGGACGGGTCCAGTCAAACCATTTCGATTTCTGCGGGAGGATATAATCCGCGACAAATCGTTGTTTACGCTGCTACCAACCATGTAGAAATCGGCTACGGAGGCTCTGCAAGCCACTCCCCCATGCTCTTTGTTCATGGAGTCGCGGAGCTTGACAACATTCTTTATACGTCCAATGTGATTCTTTCCTCCAATGGAAGTAACAGCGATCCTACTTATTCTTTTACAGACGATACGGATACTGGAATGTACCGTGTCGGTTCTGATAATTTAGGATTCTCTGTCGGCGGTTCTCTGCTGTTCGATATCAACAGTACGCGAGCACTGAGCGCGGTCGACATTGACTTGAACAACGCCAAGAAAGTCATCAATCTGGTAGATCCCGCTCTTGCCCAGGACGCCGCCACGAAAGCGTATGTGGATAGCCAAGTCCAGGGATTGGAGTGGCAGGATTCAGTTCTCGATAAAGATTTGTCGGCAGAGCCGGGGAGCCCTGCGACAGGTGCTCGATACATCATTGGCGACGGTACCAGCTCTCCTCAAGATATCGTCGCGGTGAACCAAGGTTCGAAAACTTTTTCCATTGCAGGAAACTACTCTGCTTCTCTTGCTGCAACGGACATTATCCGGATCAGTCAGTCGACCGCCAACGATACTTGGTACACGGTTGTCAGCGCTACCTGGAATGATCCCAATACGGATATCGTTGTCAGCGAATCTATTCCCAGCTCGACCGCTGACGGCAAGATGCATTGGGCGACCACTGGAGATAGCTGGGCTCAAGATAGCGGATCCGGACCCGGTACAATTGCTGAATATGACGGCTCTTCTTGGGATTACACGAGGCCGGAAGAGGGGTACGCTCTCTGGGTTGTTGATGAAGACGCTTTGTACGTTTTCAATGGCGTGTTTGTTTGGGCGAAATTCGGATCGACTATAGACCACGGAAGCTTGCAAGGTCTTGGCGATGATGACCACACTCAGTATGCTTTGCTCTCGGGACGTTCCGGTGGGCAGACTCTGTACGGGGGTACCGGATCCGGAGACGACCTGACTCTTTCGTCCACTTCTCATGCGACGGCGGGGACCATTTATCTGAACGGATCTACTATCGAACTCGGAACGAGCGCGATTCTTCAAGTCTACGATACTATTCAAAATGCTGCGGGACAGAATCTCGGTATCAACTCGAACGGTACCCTCGACTTAGTTTCGAGTGGTTCCATCTCGGTGAACGGGAGCGGCGTAGATTTTACCAGTGGTTCGACCGTTACTGCGAATTCCTACTCCATCACAAGTGGGATTGCTTGGGACATCGAGGTTAACCCTTCTTCGGAAGGTGCTCCCGTCGTCTTGCGACTTACCGCAGGAACCGACACCCGTTGGAACGGTGGTGCGTGCCTGGATCTCGTGTCGGAAGATGCGAGCGCCTATCTACTTCGCGGGTACTCGAACACGACGTTGACTCTCTACATTGATCGAAATGCGAACATAATCGCGGACGGTTCGTCTCAAGATCTCACTCTTGGCGCTCGTAGCGCAACCATTACCTTGAACGAATCTGGGGAGACTAGTCTCGATGGGGGGTTTACCGCATCTTCGATCATTGGAGCGCTGAACGAGCTGAAGGGTGCGATTCCGACCGTTTACTGGGAGCGCTCTGGAACGATTCTCAGTCCCGATACGGACGGAGATACTCTTCAGGTCGGTGACGGCAGTGCTGCCAATCCTGGGTATGCGTTTGAAAGTACGGAAGACGCAGGTCTCTGGTGGGACAGCGGCAATTCTAGGGTAACTCTCAGTACCAATACTGCCAGCGAATCTATTTACATTGATTCCGCGCATACCGTGAGTATTCATGGAAACAGTATCACCATCCAGTCTCTAGGGGATGCTCTGCAAAGCGGAGATGTTTTCCTCGAAGCACGCGGTAGCGGAACGGTTGGTGATGAGACTTCTCTATATGTTCGAGCTTACAAAAACGGTAGTAGCGAAGATGCCGTAGTGTACGTCAACGCCGAGACCGCCTTGAATATCGGTACGAGCGCAGGCGGTGCGGCCACTTACGATGAGCCTGTCAATATCGGAACGACCAGCACTAGTTCGGCGCGTACTGTCACGGTTGGTGAGGGTGATCTTACCGCCAATCGGGGATCCACCACTTTTGTAAACGGTCGAACTGTTCAAGTGTCTGCGATTGCCAAGGACGGTAGCTCGGGTAATCAATCCGTTACAGTCGTGGCGACCGGAGCTTCGGGGCACACCGGGACGCTTTCCGTTTACGTGGAAGCCTCTCAGAGTGGTGGAAGCGGAGATGCAAAAGTGTTCGTCGATGCGGACACTGAAATCAACATCGGCACAAACCAAGGCGGCGATGCCGATCTCAATATCGGGAGTTCGAGCACGAGTAGCGCACGGACGATCCTTGTTGGCGAGATGGATGCGGTGAACAACCGTGGCTCCACCGTGCAGATTCTAGGAATTGACTCCAGGCTGATTGCTCAAGGAGACAGCTCGACTTCGAGCCCTCTTACTGCTTTGGTCTCTTCGGAGTCCGCGAATGCCCAGACTGCAAATGCTTTCCTGTACGCGAAAAACTCGGGTGCGGGTAGCGGTAATCTTTACGTGGACGCGACCACGACTCTCAACATAGGGGCCACCGGTAACGCTGATTTTGATGCGGATATTAACATTGGAACCGCTACTGACTCTGCCGCAAGAACGATAATCATAGGCGAGTGGGACAGCGTGGCCAACCGGGGGTCTCTAATCTCGTTGCAGGGGTACGATGTGCGCGCTACAGCAGTCGGGGACGCCTCGACGAGCAGCAGCCTTACCGCTGTCCTCAGTGCCGACAGTGTCAACGCTCAGGCTGCGAACGTTCAAGTGTACGCGAAGAACACGAGTGGGGCGGGGAATCTCTACCTGGAGGCTACGACCGTAATCGATATCGGCAACAACGGAGGGGCCGATCTCGATGCCGATATAAATATCGGCACTAATTCGAACAGCTCTGCTCGGACCGTTACTGTCGGTGAGCAGGGAACCCGAGCTTCAACGATAGATGTCAAGAGCGACGAGACCACGTTTACGTTTGATTCTTTTTTGTCCATTGAGGATCAAGTCTACGTTCCTAAGAATGGGGCAGAGCTGAAGACGATGTTGACCACGGCAACCCCGATGATCATCGTCTTGTTGCCGAACGTTACCTATGATTTGGAAGATTCTATTACTCTTGGGGAAACCAAGAGCATTTTCGGGCCGGGAACGATCAACTTCAATACCGACAGCACCAGTAACTATCTGAATTGTGCTCACCCACTTGCGGTTACGGACGTTCTGTTCACTACGACAACTCGTGAGTCCGTTCCGTCCGTGACGACTGCTGGATTTATCAGGTTCGCAGCGGGAGCTGAAAATTCTCGTCTTTCGAATTGTGCGTTCGATTTCAATACGGGGGATGCTAGTTCATTCAACTCGGTTTATACGAGTTGTGATAAGGTGACTGTTGAGAACTGTCTATTTCTCAATACTTCAGAGAGTGCCACTGGTTCGTTGATCAAGATATCCTCGTGTGAGCATGTCCGGATTACGGGGAATCGATGTTACCAAAATGCAACGAATAGTTGGCCGGGGGTGCAGTGCAAGTACATCGTTTATGCGACGGGTGCCGAAAGATGTCAGATCACGGAGAACGTCTTCGAGGCTGGAGACCAGACTTCCTATTCCAACGCATCTTGTCAGATTTACTTAGATGCTTCCACTAAGAGGTTTTCCGTAACTGACAACGAATTTGAGAATAGCGAGGGGACCTCGGATAGCTTTATTTATATGGCTGAGGCCACTTCGAACGTTTTTCACGGACACAGAATCAGCAATAACTGTTTTAAAGCGTTTCGAACGAACAGCGGAAGTTACGATTGGGACTCGAACAACCACTTGGTTCTGATAGACCACGGAAACGTTTCTTTTGTCGGAAACACCTTGGAGGGCGAGTACATTGCTTACGATACTGCATATACTGGCTCGTTCATCTACCTTGGGTCCGAAGCCGACATGTGCGTGGTTATGGGGAACAACATCAACGGCGGAGCTACCAGCCAACGAGGTATCTGGGTCGGCGGTAAGAGCGGTGAGGGTAACAATCCCGCTAGGGCGAACATCACGGGAAATACCATAGGCGGTTTCAACCCGAGCGGCACTGGTGGAGGCTACGGGATCCTCGTAGACAACCCAGATGGGGATACGAACGGAGCCGATGGCGGTGTGATCTCCTCAAACACGATCATCGTAGCTTCCGGAGAAACTTGCATTTCTGGAAAAATCACTGCGGGTACTGGGGCTAAACCCAGGTATTGGGTAATCGTCGGAAACACCTGTTACACGGGGACGACGAAAATCGACGTTACTAGCTTTGATTACAGCACTATTATCGGAAACGCGGACGACACCACTTCCTTCCAAGGTTCGACGACGGGTTCGAATACGAATAACCAGTACGGGACCAGCAACACGGCGGAAGCCACCGGCGCGAACCATTAAGATCATTCAGGAGGATCGATTTTTCTACAAATCTGGTAGTGTAGTGGGGAACAGATATTTGGAAAAAGGAGTATCCTATGAAAGTCAAGAATGAAACCCTCTTCAAGCTAGAGAGACTGATCAATGTTTTTGATCAAGTCGCGTCCAGGTCCAAAGCCACCGGTCTCGTGAAGTTGAAGTATGCTTTGGCGAGAAACAAGAACAAAATCAAAGAGCCTTTGGAGGCTATTCGCGAGGCCACGACCCCGGGTGAGGACTTCAGGGAGTACGAACGAGCCTTGGGAAAGATCGCGGAGGAGTACTCCGAGATTCTTACTGACGATAGGGGGCGGGAGAAAAAGAAGCCTCCGAAAAGACTTCCCGATGGCCGAATACAGTACTTCATCGACGATTCCCGTCAAGAGGAGTACGATAAAGAAGTCGAAAATCTGAGAAACTTGGATGAACACAAAGAGGCTATCGAACGTCAGGAAGCTCGCGAGGAGGAATTTCAGAAGCTTCTCAAGGAGGAATCCGAGGTTTCTTTTTTCAAATTCAACCTCTCGCTCATTCCCGATGATGTCGAGCTGTTTACTGTGGATGATCTGGAAATCTTGTATGATTTGAAGATCATCAAGGAAGATGTGGACGTGAATGCGTCTCCCTCCAAGTCCGAAAAGTCCAAAAAGGAAGACTCCTCGAAATGAAGGTGAGGTTCCGGAATGGCGATCTTCAGGAGGCGGAACGAGCCTTGGCTCGCATTTCCGGACTCGAACTCGAAAAATCCTTCATGATTCTGATCGCTCGCAACTACCGCACGGTTAAGCGAGCGTATCAGGATTACGTGTCCGACGTGAGGTTTCCGACTGAGGAGCAGTTGGACGTTTCCCCAGAGTTCTACCAGTTTGCTGTGGAGAGGACGAAGCTGGAGCGTACTTTTCGGGGAGATGTCTTAGGATACGGAACCGCCTTGGATGCTCTATATGAAAAATATCCTAAAGTATTCGAGGAGCGGTGCAAGCACAAGCTTGAAGCGGATGTCTTGGGTCAGCGGGAAATCGAACTGGATCTCTTGCCGATACCTTTCGAAAAAATTCCAGATCGAGGTAAAGCACTCGACTATTCTCCTCTGCTAGACTTTATCACTGGACTCGATGCGAAGGAAAAAACCGATGGATAGTTTCGTGCCTAGACGGCGCAGATCAATGGGGAGCTTCAAACCCCGTCTTGTGAATCTCGGGGATCCCAGCTACCAGCAGCGGGAGATCGCGGCGAGCGTTCTACCCGCTGGGGCCACATTGTCCGTAGGAGGCCGTCGACACGCTTCTGGAGGGGCGGGGGTATTCTCGGGGGGTATGCCCTACGGGGTAACCCCTTACGGCGGCGGAGGAGGCGGTGGAAGCACGTTCTACCACATGCAGCGTCCCTATCTGCCGCAGTTGGAATCCCCAGACCGAGTTCAGTACCCACGGAGCCGAATCGAAGCTAACGAGGACTGGCGTCTTTTTCACCGGCTCGACCCTCTGTTCGGTACCGCTATCGACATGTACGCGGATATGCTCGTCTCGGATTACGACATCGTGCTCGGAGATGCCAAGGAGTCTGTCGAGATCAAGAGAACTTTGGAGTACATGTGCGAGAAGGTGAACCTGATTGATCGGTTGAAGTACATCGTGCGAGAGTACCTATCCGTGGGAGAGGCGATTCCCCACAATTTCTTCGACGACGAGCTGGGTATCTGGACGTACATCGGGTTCCACAACCCCGACTATATCGAGGTGCTCGACAGCCCGATCATCGACATGGAGCCGATCCTCAACTTTGTCCCTGACGACAATCTACGTCGGCTCTTGTCGGATGGATCCCGAGAATCTCAAGAGCTGAAGAGGCATCTGCCCCAGGAGTTCGTGAGTAAAATTCTGGCTCGGCAGCCGATTCGACTCTCTTCGTTGAACTGTTCGTTCATTGCCCGGAAACTCCACCCCTACGAGATCAGGGGAACCTCCATCGCGAGCCGCCTCTGGAGAATATTCATGGTGGAGGACGCGGTATACAATTCGACGATTGCCATATTTAGACGTAGCGCGGCCCCCGTAAAAGTTTTAAAACTCGGGGATCCCGCCAGTGGGTGGATCCCGGCTCCGGGTTCTGAAGCAAAATTATTAGAAATGCTCAACCGAATCGAGGTGGACCCGGCCAGTTGGTTAATCTATCATTACGGGATAAACTTCGAGGCTTGGGGCGCTCAAGACCGAGAAGTAAATATTAATAAGTACCACGATGTAATTGAGCGCGTGAAGCTGCTCGGTCTGGGTTTGTCCAAATCTTTTATGTCGGGAGAGCAGACCTTCGCCAGTGCGAAGAGCGGTCTTCAAGTCTTTCTCCGACGCCTCCTTTCGCTTCGTCAGTACCTGGAGACGGTTTGGCTGTACCCCAAGTTCTTCAGGCCGATTTCGGAGATCAACGAGTGGACGACTTCGACACCGTCCGAGGTGAACCACAGGTATCGAATCAAGCGCACCGCTCAGGAAATCGAGGAGGAACGTCTCCTCATCATGCCCACGGTCAAGTGGAAGAACAAGCTGGATCCCAGCGTCGACACCGATGTTCTCCAGGCGTACAAGGCGCTCAAGGACGCTTTCCAGATTCCGGTATCTAAGTCGACCGCTGCCGGTGCCGTGGGCCTCGATTACAAGGAGGAGCTGGAAAAGAGTCTTCACGAGTTCAAGGAGGATCGCGAGCACATCGAAAAGACGCTCGGGAAAGAGCTGGCTCAGCAGTACATTCAGCAGAACCAACCGGCCAAGCCAACACCTCCAGGAACCCCTGGCGCCGGAGCCAAACCTCCGGGAGCTGCTGGGAAGCCCCCTGCTGCTGCGGGCAAGGACATGACAGACGAGAGTGCGCCTCCCGGAAGTGCAGAATCTACGGGGCCGTTGAACGATACCATCGAAGCCCCTTCGGGGGGCGGTTTGCCGACCACGGCTGGTTAGGGAATGGTATTATAGAGACATGGGTAGCGAGATCGAAAAATACGCTCAGAAGCTCTACGATGCTTTTCCGAACGAGGAAGCTCTCCTGGAGTTCGACCCCTTTTTTGTGGGGCATGCTTCCGAGGAATTGGCGACAACTACGTACAAACCTTCAACTGCATGGCAGTTGACGGACGTGAATACGGTTCAGTCACTGCGCGAAAAGCCCGAAGAAAATGACGACGAAATTCGAGCCGAGGATGATCTTAATGATTTCGTTCTTGATAAGGTAGATGTTCGAGACGAGGAAGCTTTTGTTAAATTATTCTCTTTGTCGAAGAAGGCTGCGTTCGATATTTTTGGATTCCTGGATATCAAGTCTTCCTTCATGGGGGATGTCCCCCTTCGTGAGGAGGATCTTATTTTAGATGATAATGATTTGTACGTCGTTGATTACTTACAGAGAAAGCTCACCGATTACTTCGCTATCTCCAGTGTTGCCACGCTGATGGCCTATGACAACATGGGCATTCAGTTCGCAAAGTTTATCCCATCTGACGGCTGTCCGCTCTGCGAGGCTCACCACGGGCTGTTCTTCGAAGTTCGACCTTTGATCAATCTATTCAGTGGCGGAGATTTTCCGGTCCACCCGTACTGCTCGTGTCAGTGGTTCCCGATCATTCATCGGGAGTTTTACGACGGGGTGTTGAGCGATCATCTGAACCTTTCGAAAGCGCTTCATCAAGGCGTTGAAATGTCGAACGTCCCCGTAGAAATGAAGCGCAATATTTTTGATCAGGTCGCGACTACTGGCGTGAAGAAAATCACGTTTACGAATCTTCCAAAGTATCTGTCTGACATGGATGTGAAACGAGAAAACACGGAAGGAATCGTAGCTTTTCAAAACAAGGATATTCTCATCGTCCATAACAGCTATGTGGATCTTGCCGGTCCTGTGGAGTTTTTGAAAGCATTTGTTCGAGAAGAGACTGGGGAGAGTTCGCTCCCCTTGGCCGATCTCGAAGGAAAAGACGTGTATTTTATCTCAGGTCGGCGCGTTGCAAAACATCGCGGAAGTTATTGGGATTTGAAAACGGGGGAGAAGGTGAAGTAGAGATGTCGTTTAAGAAAACTGGGGAAGCAAAGCCATTGGCGAAGGATCCGGTCCCTGTCGATACCGGTAAGAAATCCAAGAAAAAGTCCGAAGAGAAGCCGAAGAAGAAGTGAGATATTTTCCGATAGAATCTAACGATTCTCCGGTGGCGGTGGTTGTCCATGACTACCGAAACGGAACGTTTTATTGTCGCTCTCGCAGCGAAGCCTTCCGCAAAGCTTTCGAGGCTGTATGCGCAAAGGCGAGTCTCAAATTTTCTCGGGAGGAGGACGCTGTCCGAGTTCATCGACAAGGTCCTCACGAGTTTGAGTGGATTGAGATCGTCCTTGATCAACTATGTGTTGGCCCGTGGAAACGGGGGGAATCCCGAAATCTTCAAAATATTCACGCAGAAGTGGATTCCGCGATCCGGGAATATCTGATCTCGTAAAAATCTTTTAACCTCTTTAATTTTCCAAAACAATATTGATCTATAATATCCAGTTAACGAACGGATTATTGTATCAAAATCATGGGCTTTCGAAAAACAGCACATCTCCCTGTCTTGGGATTCCAGTCGAACGGATCGTGGAAGAAGGCGTCCCGGAAAAAGATCTCGTCATTTTACATGGACGGTGGCGGCTCGATCAATATCGAAGCCGCTCTCGACAGTGTCGCGGATGCCTACTTGATCTCTCGCGATCCGGAGGATTATATTCTCATCCCGGTTCGGGCGAATTCAGCGGATCGCCCGAACGAAAATATGGACGCTTGGCGGCGCGACGAGCTGCTTCGGTTCGAACCCACTGTCGCTCGAAGGGTGTACCAGACCTACCTTCTCAAGCCGCATTTCGTGAATCACAATTCCGCCAACTACGCCCTTTCTCGGGGCGTAGTGCTCGATACTCACTACAACGATGCGAATCCCGCGAACGACCTGGTCAAGGAGGCCGTGTCCGAGGCAACTGGTCGGGTTCCCACCAACGATGAGTTTGTAGAGTGCCTCATTGCGATGGATACCACGAAGGATCCGTCTCTCGCGGAAGCTTACAAGACGGGGTCGGTTTACCGATTCTCGATGGGCTGCGATGTCGAATCTACCGAATGTTCCATCTGCAAACGTGTCGCTACGAACACCTTCCAATTTTGTGATCACGTTCGCGGCAAGTTGGCAAAGACCGCCTATCCCATTGAAGGGGGCGGTCGTCGGCGAGCTTTCGAATGGTGCTTAGGCACGATATTTGCCGAGCTGTCCGGAGTTGACGATCCGGCTGACAAGTCCGCAGAAGTCCAGGAGGGACTTCTACAGATCGCGGATCGAGATCCGATATCTTTAAATAGATTGACAGCTTCGGATATCCGTGAGATTTCTTCCTTTGTGGCAAGGTTCCCCCAAGAGATTCCAGAGTCGCTGGCGAAGCTGATTAACTCAGCGATGACGCAAGGTTAGGAGACGATCCGATGGCCAATCCCCTCGAAAGAATCCAGCTTTTCACCACAGTTAAAAATCTTCACGATGCCGGGACGGTGGATCTGACCCCGCAGGAGCGTCGTCAGATCGAGGCGGAAACTGCGGATCTTATCAAAAGATCGATTCGCAATAAGACCGCGATGAAGACTCCGGAGGGGTTCGAGGAAATCTTGGAGAAGCTCCGAGATGCCAAGGATGCTGACGAAGCTTTCACGTATGTCGCCGATTTTCTGAAGGACAAGGGGATTATCGAGAGCGAGGGGCACGAAGAGCGTGAAGAGGAGATTATCGAGGACATCGAGGGAAAGACCCAGGAGTTCCGTTCCGAGGAGAAGAGCGAGGAAAAAGAAGACGGGGGAGATAAGAAGGACATCGATCTGAAGGGCGTTACCCCACCCTCGGGATTTCCTCCGAAAAAGGAGAAAGGTCTGGGAGAGGGCTCTAAAAAAGGTCCTGGGAAAAAGGACGAGAAGGACGAGAAGGACGAGACGAAAAACGGCGAAAAGCCGGACGAGATGAAGGAAGCCCGTCGTGAGCTGATTCGCAGGGCAATGGATCAGGAGCGTGGAAGAAAGGATATTCGAACTCTTCAAGACAAGAAAAAGGAAAAGGAAGAGTCCGAGATCTCTGCTGCCGAAATGGGCGTCGAGGAGGCCGAAGTGACGACAGGAGATTTGATGGCTACCGCTAGAGCGAAGAAAATCAAAATCGCAATCACTCCCGAAAGGAACCTAGTCGCGCAGCACGAAGACTACGGCCCTGTTTTCTATGCGGAGCCGCATGCTGCGGTCAAGCGGGATCTCGAAGCCCTTCGCAGATTGGCGAACAAGGTGTACGGCGTCGCCGTATACAAAGGCTTCAAGGTGGCTGCGCAGCTCTGCAATACCAAATTGCTCCGCACTGCGGGCGTGGACGAAGGTGTCGAGCTGGATTCGGACAAAGAAGTCGCTCCGAAGTCCGAGGGTATTTTGTCGGATTCCGAAACTGACGCGCAGGAGCAGCACACTGACGATTCCGATTCGTCTCTTCCGGGGAACGAGGTGGATACCCGAGAGAAACCGCCGACCGTTACGGATGTCAAGACGGACATGATCAAATCGGGCGAAAAGAAGAAAGCTCTTGCCAAGTCCCGGGCGAGATTCAAGGCGACGAAGAGTGGCAGGGATATTCTCGAAATGGCGGAGAACGTTACGAAGGACGGGCAGCCGACCAAGCCCTCCGGAAATACCCAGGACGAAGCTGTCAACGACGAGCAGGCCCCCGAGCCCAAACCTTCGAACGACGTTCTTTCTGAAGCTGATGACGACATTCGCCACTCCACTGCGAGAAATCTGCGCGATCTTTACAAGAAGCGCGCGGAGAAACACATCGCGGCGGAGAAAGAAGCGTTCATTCGAAAATTCACGCGAGCGATTCGGATTGCCGCAGCTCGGATGGCTCTCAATCACGATGAGCATCCGATGAAGGTTGCGGTAGTCGACGTGCTGACTGCTGGTGACATTTCGTTTTCGAGCGGCGAGAAGTACGCTTCGATGGATCTCGGAACCGCAGTCGAGCTTACCGAGCTTATTGCATCTGAAGGTCATGATCAGTTCGTTGGTCGACTGTTGTCGAAAGCTGCTGATTTACTCGAAAAGAGTGATGACTACCTGACCGATGTGGAAGCCGATCTGAAAGAACTCGCCCCCGTTCCGGTTGGTGGCGAAGTTTCACATATCGCGAAGTCAAGTTCCCGGAATCGACGTTCCGCCCGAGTTCGGAGGGACGCCGCCGAGGGGAATTTTACGAAATCGAAGAGGGCATCCTCGACCTCTATGCCCGCGAAAAGGATGTCAAACAACACAGTCCGTGAGGCTCTTAGTGGAGGTACCGCGCTCGGGAAAAGGCTCGGGCGCGCGAGGACTCTGAGCTAAGCGGCAAGGACGCATTAGGAGGCGAAAACCATGAGCTTGTTTTCACCACGCATGGAAGCCTTCAGGGTCAGTTCCCGAGCAATCGGAATTGATTTGATGCGCTCGGTCTACACCCGCAACCTGGGGATCTACGTTGCCAACGCAGCGACGACCTTCCGGGCTGGAATGCTGGTTCAGCTCAATTCCAGTCAGGAGATCATCGTTTCGGACGGCACGGAGCCCTTCGGGTTTACCAAGTACAACAAGGTCAACACGTTGTACGCGGCAGTCGTAGGCGAGCGGATCCAACTGAACGCTACCACCGCAACCAACCTGGCCCACGCGAATCTGTGGGTACCGGGTGCCTCGGGCGGAATTCGAGTGACCAACGATGACCGCACGGTGGTTTACGCAGAAACGACAGACTACACGGTGAACTACACCAACGGTCAGGTGACCCGTGTGGCGCTCGGTTCCATCGGCGATGGCGATTACGTCCGCGTCGATTATCAGTACCAGGTTACTGAGGCCGAACTGAAGTTCGAGGGGCGCAACTTCTGGAACTTCATCAACGACGTGGATCAGCAGGGCGGAAAGATCACAGTCATCAACGACTGGTCGATCATTTTCACGACCCAGTACGACCCGTCGCAAACCTACGCGGTCAACGACGCTCTGAACGCCGGGACCTCGGGAAACACCAAGTCGGGCCTCGTCACCAAGGGTGGCGGCGGCGCATTCATCGGAAACGTGTTCCAAGTGCCCACGGCGGACGACCCCTTCCTGGGCGTGCGGTACGTCGGCGGAATGCTGAGCTAGGCGGAGGTGCATCATGAATAATCCGTACAAAAGGATTTCCAAGAAGCGCCGTCCCGTGCCCACCAAGGCAGCTCGGCGAGGTGAGCCTACCCGGGGTAAGCGTCCCGCTCCCCGACAGGCTCGGAAAGAAGCTCCGAAGGACGAGCGGCGCAGACTCGCTGCACGTCCGAGGAGTCGGTTCGGATCGAAGAAGGACGAAACCCTGTTCCAGGGCGACGGTACCTTCAACCCGCAGCGTTACGATCATCCGTCGAGCCGCCACGCGACTCGCGGACGTTCGGATCGCCGCATGTTTGATTCGAGAGGCGAGGTCAACGCCATCGACCGTCGCGACGCGATGACGCAGGTGCATCAGCTCCTGAACGAGACGGTGAAGCAGAACGCCAACGCGCTCTCCTTCTACCGTCCGGACACGGAGTCGGGCATCTCGAAGGAAGCGCGTCGGGACATCTTGGCGGCGGCTCTCCAGGATCCCTCGGGTCAGGGCTTCCACATCGTCGGTCAGGAGCTGGCGCTCCCGATCAAGGCGATTCTCGACTACGAAGGCTTCTCCCGGAAGATCTATCGTGTACGCAAGCTGGCCCAGGCCGAGCTGTTCCGCGTGCCGCTGGATATCCGTTCGGTCGCCTGGGTGGTTGGCCAAGACGGGCAGACCCCCGAGTCGAGGATCAAGACGAAGTGGGTCACCCCGCCCGAGTGGAAGGTGACGAGCTTCCCGTCCATCGACATCATGGACATCTATCAGATGAACTTCGATGTCTTGGATCGTGCTCAGGACACCGCGCGGCAGGAGATCGAGCTTCAGGAGGACAAGGCCGGTATCGCCATCATCGACGAGGCTGCCCAGACCGAGAATACCGTGACCACGTTCGGTTCTCTTGGCCTGAACGCTTTCGAGGATGTCCGGTATCAGGTCGAGCGCCATCGTCTGATGGTCGAGAACTTCCTGATCTCTCGTGCCGAGCTGTCCGATGTCGTGAAGACGATGTCGGCTGCGGTGGATCCGGTCACCGAGCGTGAGCTGATCCTGGCCGGTTACATCGGCAATATCTTGAACGCGCAGATCCTCACCGCAGCCGGTACCGGTGTCGAGGAAGTGATCCCGGCAGGGACCTTCTACGCGACGACCGGAGCCGAATACATGGGCGAGATGGGCGTCAGGATCGAGCTGTTCTCCGAGCCGTACAACAAGTACGCGCAGCAGGAGACGGTGAAAGGCTGGGCCTTTGTCGAGATGATCGGATTCGTGATCCCGAACGCGCGTGCGTGCGCCAAGGGCTCGAAGTAGGAAAACTGAGGAAGAGGGGCGAAGACGGTAACGCCTTCGTATGGGGACGCTGAGCGTCCCCTTCCCTCCGACTCTTTAACCCCGCGTAGGCGGGAGATTGAGCGAAAGCTCTGATTCCCAACGAGGATAGTTGGTGTGTCGACGAATCGTGTTCCAGTCCTTGGACCTGATGGAACCATTTTGTCGGCCACCCACCCCGCCAGGGCGCGGAAACTGGTGAACCGGGGTAGGGCGCGAGTCGCGGGACGTCGCCCCTACGCCATACAACTGATCGAAAAGCCAAAGGAGGCTAATATGCCAAGTGCAGCAGGGGCGATCACGAACTTCACTAAGTACTTTAGGGAAGAGCATGATGTGTATGTCCAGAACAAGTCGAATACGCAGGTTTCCCTGATGTTCGAGATGGGAATGGGTCGAACCGAATCCGTGTTGATTCCACGAAACCCGGATCCAATCAACCTCACCCAGTTGGTGCCTTTCAGCGCGATCAAGGATTCTCCCGATTTTCGGAAGATGATCAATCGCCGTCCTCCGGCGTTGATCTTGCTGGAGGAGGAGGAGTATCTCGCTTACTACGAAAAGAAGGCGAAGAGCCGAGGTACGGATGCGCAAACCGAGATGGATGAGGCGCACCAAGGACAGGCCGCGATCCAGAACAAGCAGGCGTACACCAACAAGGACGCCGGGCCTCGCAGGACTATCGAGGAACTGACGGAAGAGCAGGCTGCTGCTCCTCAATCGCCGGACGACATTGTCACTGCTCGGGTGATCGGATTGTGCGCGCAAGTCGGCGACGATGTGGAGAAGGACAAAAGGATGTCCGCCAATCAGATGCTCGATGAGCTTCGGGCGATGGAGCTGACGAGGGCCGATCTTGAGTATCTGATGGGGAAAGGCTACTGGAAGACGGTCAAGAAGTTCGCGCAGAAAGAGCTGGAGTCAAAAATCGACGGCGCACCCGAGTAAATCGGAGTCTCTTTATCTTTCCGAATTTGTTTTATGGTATTCTCATACCAAACGGACCATTGCGTCTTATACGAGGTGATCGATGGGAGCTTTCCAAGAAACTGTCCGTACCGTAACTCTTGCAGCAGGTGCTGCTACTCGTATCTGGGCAGCTCCTTTGAGTGAGCCTTTTAAAGATATGACTATTTGGCTTCTCAATGGAGGAGTCCCGACTGCTGCGGGGAACCTCGATTGGGAGGTTTTCTACGGTGGCGGCTGGACCGGGGAGCCTTTCAAATCGGGCTCTACTCACTTGAAGGGCAAATCTCAGGCAAGCGGTGCTATCGCAGGCGGTACAGAGCTGTGCGACATGGTTTGGGAAGACGGAACACTTCTTCCTCCGAACCAGAACATACCAGCGGGAAGATCGGTCTCAGACAGTGCCTTGCAGGGCTTTCCGGTCGTCTTGTACCTGAAGAATAACAAGGCCGTACCGCTGACGTTGAATGCGGTTTTTGTGTGCCGTACCGTGGGCGATCACGTATAGGAGCGAGGAATGGGAGCTTTCAGGGTAACAGTACGGGAATTCGAGCTGACGGCATCCGGAGGCGCTCAGGATACGATTCGTCTTTGGGACGCCCCGGTGAGCGAGCCCATTCGCAACATGACGATTTGGGTTTTGAGCGGGGGTTTGGTTACCGCTGCGCTTGATCTCGATTGGGAGGTTTTGTACGGCGGTGGCTGGACTGGGGAACCTTTCAAGGAAGGTTCTACTCATGTTCGAGGAAAATCTCAAGGAAGCGGCAGCATCGCAGGGGGCGCGGAACTCTGCGATGTGATTTGGGAAGACGCTACGCTGCTTCCAGGCAACAAGAACATCCCTTTTGGGAGATCGGTTCAGGACAGCGCGCTCAAGGGATTTCCCATTGTAGTGGAGCTGACAAACCAAAAAGCTTCGCCCGTTTCGGGCAGAGTAGTCTTCGTGTCCCGCACTGTCGGTGATCACGTATAGGAGGAAAAGTCGATGGAGATTTTCGATCTCGTACAAGAATATGGCCCGTATTGCGCCCATCCGATCATCGTGGCCGGAGTGGTTCAAGGTCTGAAGGCCGGTTTCAAGAAGTTCTTCAAGCACCACGAAGTCGGGATCCGGTTGCTCCCGTTCCTTCCGATTATTCTCGGTCTCGTCGGGGGGCTGCTCCTGCCTGTCGAATCGATGAAAGAGCAGCTACTCCTCGGTGGCGCTCTCGGGCAGCTCTCCTCGTTGATCTACAAATTCTTCTCGACCAGCATCGCCTCAAAGACGAAGCTGGCAAAGAAGCAGGCGTATCACAAGGAACTGGAGGAGTAAGATGAGAATTCGAAGTGGAATCAGAGACGACAGTGTGGCGAAGATCGCCGAGCGCATGGGGCAGAAGGTTCCCGAGAAGAAGGCGGGAACTTCTGATGCTGTTTGGGATCTGTTCGAACAGGTTCGGGAGATGCTAGGGGATGCCACGCTTCTCGAAGAACTTATGCGCGCGATGTCTTCCCAAGAGGCTCAGGAGAATCTGGAGTTCATTATCCAGATGCACGATCTTCCTATTGGAGGCGACGACGAGTACTGATGGCCTGGTTGAAGAGAGCCTGGAGATGGTGCAAGCGCAACTGGCAAATCATTGCCGGAGCGCTCGGCATCGTTGTGGCTGCAATCGCAGCCGGGATGTTCCGGAAGGACATTCAACGGGCACTCATTAACAAACGGAAGGTTGAAGTTCACAAAAACAAAGTGAAGATCGCGAAGCTCGAAGGGAAGCGTGAAATCATCCGTCGTCGCGAGGGAGAGGTGGCTGACGAGGTAGAGGCGATTGATAAGGAGATCAAAGCCATCGATATGAAAATCGAAATCGATGGTCGTGAAATAAAAAAGATGAGTGCGAAACGAAAACTCAAGGAATTCAAAGATTTGGGTTACTAATTTTCGGGAATGAGTTGGAAATGAAACGGATCCTTCCCATAATTTTGACTTTCTTGCTGGCGGTTCCGCAGATCGCGTTCGCCGAGGAAGAAATTCCCGAGAGCCGAATCGTAAAGATCAAAGGGCATACTGGATTTTGGTTTGCGGAGGAGACCGCTACCCGAATGCTCGCGGATCTCAAGAAGCTTCCCGAGCTGGAGTTGAAGATCGAAAAGTATGAGCTGCGGGCGAAGCTCAGCGACGACCGCATCGCATTGCTCAAGGAGGATATCAAACTCACTCAGGAGATTGGACTTCGTTGGGAAAACTCTTTCAATCAACAGATCAAGATCAACGAGATGGAAAGGAAGCAGTATCGAGAGGATCTTGAGAGGTTGAACAAATGGTACAGATCGCCGCCTTTCTGGGCAGGCGTAGGCTTTGTGCTCGGGGCTGTACTAGCCGTTGGCTTGAGCTTCGGGCTTTCCAAATCGACAGGAGAGTAACATGTCCGAAAATCTGGTTATCACCGGTACGATGACGCTGCCGAACGCTCCGGGCGGATCGACGACCCAGGTCATTATCGGAGCCCCGACAGCCACCCCGAGCGCGAACTCAGCGACTATCGAATACAACGAGAAGGCGAATTACGAGCTGACCATCGCGGCGACGACTTCGAAGGTCGTTGATTTCGGGACCATCGCAGACGGGAAGTTCCTGTACATCGGGACCGACAAGGCCATCACGTTCAAGCTGAACGGTGGATCCGAGATTTTGAGTCTGGCTGACGAAGGCTTCATGATGATCGCTCTCGGCGGAATCACGGCAGTCGAGATTACCGCAGGAGCGGTCGAGGCGAAGCCCTTTGTCGTGATCGTTGGTGACTAAAATGAAGCTGCGGGGAATCAGTTCAGAGGGTCTGGGGAGGGTCCGAGCAAAGCTTGCTCTCACTGACGAGAAGGAGCGTTTGGCGGAAAGTCTCTTTTTTCATCTCCAGGACTACATTCAGGCAGGACCAGATGAAGCTTACGTGAAGATGTTGTCTCAGATTTTCCAGCCGTCCGACAATGTGTACGTCCTCGAAGGGGAGGGGCTCTTGGACCGGGATTTCTACTCCCCCGAGATGGAAACCGCCGTGGCGCGCATTTCGGAGGAGGTGGGCGACCGCATTGGATTCTTTCCAGAGATAGTTGACGCGAATACTCTGGAGTTTCGTCAAGCGGAGCAAAAGGCTGCGAGCAAATGATAATCGTTCCCGGATACGATCAACCTTCTGTCGCCAACATGATAGAGATGGCACGTACCGACTCGTTGCGTCGAGTGAACATTGAGTTGCAAGATCAAACAGGCGCATCAATCGATATTGAAGAGGGGAATCTTCCGAATGGGGATCCGACTGGGGAACTCGAACTCGAAGTAACTGACATCGCCGGGAACTCTCTGTACTCGGAATCCTACTGGCCGAAGCTTCCGACACAAACGGATCATCGAATAGTCAAGGTTGCTCCGGGAAAGTACTACATCAAGTGGGGTACTGGGGAGAACGAGACCGACACGAATCGAGCGGTCCTCTTCAATTGGCATTCTCGTCAGAACGCGACGACCGAGGATGCGTACCGGACTCAGATTCTGGAAGTGATTTCACCGAAAACTTTGACATTACTTCCTTCGTTTAGGTTGCTTCTGGATAAGGTGATCAAGCCTATCTTGCCGGAAAGACTCTGCTTTTTGGGTTGGAGCGATGGGCAGCTCATCATGCTGCTCAAGCTGGGGTTGCATTATATCAACGAGCACCAGCCATATCCGACGTTCTCGACATTTGATCTTTTTCCCATTACGACCCACAGCGATATTCTCATCAAAGCCGCGCTGTACCAGGGAATCACGAGTCAGCTTATCTTCGCCATCGACACGGACATTCCCTCGTACAACGATCAGGGCCATTCGTTCGTCCAGGTCCACGCTCAGTACTTGTCGGGCTATCTCAGCCATCTGAAAGGTGAGTTGGACAAGCTGATTCGGGAATTCAAGCTTCAATTTGTGGATAGCGGAACCGCGATGGTCGAGATGAGAATGGACATGGCGTATGGGTTGCTGCTGGCCTCGTCGCCGGTCGGGGCTCTGTACCGAGGGATCTGGGCTACGGGATAATGCCTGAGAAGATCGAAATAGACCTTTTCGATCCGAACAAAAAGGACAACCAGAAGTTCGTCAATCTCGTAGATGAAGCGAAGTGGAAAAAACTGATAGATGAATACGATCAAGGGCTCGGACAAAAATCATTGGCCGAGCTGTTCAAGGAGCTTTTGGAGTCGAGATGAGGCTTGGGATCCCAGAAGCAGCGTTTTCCAGAATCGCTCAAGCGGTCGAACCTGAGTTGACGTTTCAATCTGGGGGTGACGTTGTCGGCTCAGATCAGTACAATGGCTGGATTGCCGCGTTTGATTCGAAGGATGGAACTGGGTTGGGATATCTCGACTACACGGTCTATCAAGATGAGTATCAGATCAGCATGATAACCGTAAAACCGGAGTACCAAGGAAAGGGAATCGCGGAGAAATTGATTCGTGAATTGCTGAGTCGTGAGGAGATTCCGTATTCTGAGTTGGATTGGGGCTGGGTGACTGAAGAAGGGGCTGCGTTGAAAGAGAGTTTGGACAGGAAGTTTGGTCAATGAGCTGTGGACCGGAAGATAGGAACAAGGGTTGTAAGGTTCCAGGAGCCCACATGGCGGTCGGATACTGGGGTCGATCCGTGTACCGCGAGATCCAAGCCGCCCAGAAACTCGAACGAGAACGCGCCCTACTCGAAGACCAAATCCTCGCCCAATCGTTCCGGGCATCGTTTTGGCAGGGCGCGGGCAATGATGAACTGATTGTAGATCTCAGCAACAACAACGCGGTCCAGGGAGACTACACGGGGCAGCTCAACGTCACCGAGCACGTAAAGTGCGGTTGCTACAAGAAGTCGAACATCTCTGCGGATCGGAAGTGCAATGCCTGCTACGGGGTTGGAGTGGTTCCCGGCTATTACAAGTTCGGCTATCACACGCTGTTCATGTCGACCGTCGATGCCGACGTGACTCTTACGAACCTTCGGCCAACTCAGTTCAAATCTTCGAAGGTCGAGCTGACCGAGGGCGCAACCACGGGCACTCTCGAAAGCGGAGACAAATCTTTTGATCGGACGGCTTTCGGATCCGCTTGGGAGCAGCAGTCTCTTTACTATCTCCGTGAGGAGGCCGAGTCGAGCGTATCTGTTGAGTACTCGACGGATTCGGGGGGAAGCTGGAGCGACATCTCGACGTTGCCGACGACGAATCCTGTAGGTTCGGGAACGATCCGATTCCGCGCAACTCTGTCGAGAGATGACGCGAACGTCCTTTCGCCTCTTTTTGACATTGTTCGCGCGAGGTATTCCAGGATTCCTGTGGAGGGTCAGAAAGCCGATGGCGGTTATCAAAAAGGACCGTGGCTTCTCATCATGCGTGGACCGCCGAAAACAGGTTTTCACAAGCAGGACTACGGTTCGATTTCGGTTGAAGATGGGTTGACCCTCTGGACAGCGGGATTGAGCCTGTTCGATCCCTCCATCGAAACTGGAAGTCGTCAAGAGCTGATTCTCGGCCCTGACGCGATGTTCGAGATTCTCGACGGAGCCCGTGTAGGCAGTCGGTACTTGACCACGAATTGGCAAAGCTCTGACCCATTTGGAGAGATTGTCGTCTCTCAAAATTTCCAGATTCGGATTGTGGACCCGGTGGGTCCGCTGGCGGAGATTTGGTGATGACGATCAACGATTTCACAGGAAGCCGATCATACCGTTCTGCGGAGCCTTTCGATTCCGACGACCCGCCGCGCTTCGGGCAGCTCATCGAAACCGCGAAAGATGCGGTGGCTTCAGAGCTTCGTCGATTTTTTGATTATAGGTCGGACGACATTCGGGCGAAAATTAGGGAAATACCCACCATAGAGAAGTTTGCTCACGATAGCGGAGGATCGCTCGCGGCGAGCATGTCTACGGTGATCAATCTGATCATGTCTAGGGGCGATACACCCGATAGATTTCCGATGGTTGCGATCACGTCGGCCAGTGATCGAGAAAAGAGACTCGGGATTGGACACAACTTGGCGGCTATCGGGCAGTTCATACCGACGATTGTTTCGTCTAATTCAGGTCCGTATGCATTGCAGGACGGCTGGACGTTGGAATATCAGACGGATCCTGTCGGAGATGGGTCCGCAATTCAACCTACTACCATTCTCTTTAGCAGCGTTATGCTCCCCATCATTGGAAATTCGACGACGGAGCAGGTAGCAAATGCTGTAAACGTTCAAGCTTTGTATAGCAGAGCTTCTGTAAGTGCTTATAATTTCTTGCAACTTTCTGCCGGTGGTCCTGCGGCTCCCGGCATCCCGAACTCTATTGAGATTACAGGTGGCACCCCGGAATGTTTGAATGTTTTGGGGTTCGCAGTGGGTCAGAAAAGCGAATCTTCGAATTACATTCAGAATCCCCCCAAGAAACGGTACTGGATGGCCGGGGATGTGGTGATTAATCTCGATGTGGTGACTGATGATTTGAATGAGCGAACCGAAGTGGCGGATCTGGTTCGAAGTTTTTTTACTTTCTACATGGAGCGCCAATATTTTCAAATACTTGGAAGGTCGTATCAAGATCATTTGCTCGACCCTCCTGAGTGGTACCAGTTGATCTTGAAGGGGGAGTTTTCGTGGGCTGGGGAGTACCACACGCCGCGTCAAGGCGGAGAGCAGAAAGAGCAGGTACACTCCATTCGGGGATCGGTGCCGATGATTGCTGCCGATTTCATAAATCGGGATGCTCAGATCGTACAATCGGTGACCCAGAATGATCTGCTTCCAGACGGAGATTATCCGGGAACCAACTATCGAAACGAAAACAACAGATAGTTTCCTCGTTTTAAATTTTCCAACATCGACTCTTCTATAATATTTCGAGATTCAAGGAGGATTTCTATGGCTATTGAGATTTCCCGATATGTTGATCCCGGAACCTACATTGGAGAAGTAATTCAGCCAGGTTCCGTGTCTGTCACCTCGGATCGCGTTCTCGCGATTGTGGGAATCGCTCCGCGCACCCGTCGTTCCACGGACGAGCCCGTAGTTCGCGGCAAGATTTTCGCGGAGACTTTGTCGCTCGCGGCTTCGACCCCGTATATCGCGCAGCTCGTGAACATGTCGAATCGAGACAGGAACAACGCGACTCTCTACATGAATGGAAACTCTTTAGGGATCGCGGATTGGTGGTTCCTGCCCGCGTATTTGACGGGCAACGAGTGGGCTGGTGCGACTATCGACGTTTCGAGCGGTACGGGCACCGACCGGTACTTCACGCTGTCCCTCGACGGCAAGGATGTAGTCACTATCGACGTGGATGCGGCGGTGACTGCTGTCGGTGGTACTCCGGCGACGGCTTCGGCGACCAACATCTGTGACGCCATCAACTACGAGCTGGGTAACAGCGCAGGTACTTACTACAGCAAGTACGGCGCGGCCTATGCGAACGTGGCGACTCACGCGACGGGTACCGCAAACGAGATCATCACGATTACGTCTCCGGATAGCACGTCCGCTTCGGACGTAAAGGTTCTTCTGTCTCGGACGGCGGACGGTGCGTCGCTGATTTCGAACGCTGCGTGGGTTCCCACGGCGTCTGCGGGCGTTCAGGCGGACAGTTGGATTCAGGTGCGCGACGAAGCGTACAACTCTACTGCGGTCTACACGCTCGACTACGTGGCGATTGACGGATTGACTGATCCCTTGGCCAATGCCACCGCGACCGATCCGCTGGTCAACTTGGCTCGTGTCAGCTCGTATCCTGGGGGCAGCAGCTACGAGAAGAGTGTGGACTACCAGGCGAGCGGTAACAATATCGAGTGGAGTTCCTCGACATGGGCGAATTCGACGATCACCGGTATTGCAGGTCCCTACGCCATCGTTGCGAGCACGAACGATAAGCTCTACCTGGCGATCAACGACAATTCCCCGATTCTGATCACGTTGACCGCTGGCGCTGCTCAAACCGCAGCGAATATAGCCACCGACATCAATACGGCGTTGGCGGCTTCGGCGGATTACGGTCCCGAGTATGCGCATGTGGCATCAGATTCTGGCGGCGCGGTCAAGCTCGATGTTCCGGATCCGTTCGAAAACTTCCCGACCGAGAAGGGTGCGGCCAGCTCCTTCGATTTCCTGGATACTTCGGACAATGCTTTTGCGACGTTGTTCGGCGCGATTACGTTGCCTTACGAGGTCCGTGGCGTCGGAGAACGTCCTGATTTTGGGACTGGCTACTACGCAACCTACGACTACCAGCGACCTTCCGCCGATTACGAAACTTACCATCGGTGCTACGACCCGGATCAGCTCTACGAGTACACGTCTCCATTGACGCTGGACAACTACACGAGAAACGCCCTCTGTGTGGCTGGAGAGATCGCATTCGAAAATGCCACTCCTTCGATTTTCGTGGTCCAAGTCAACGATCAGACGGTTGAGGGTCAGCCCACGTTGAACCAGATCCGTCGCGCAATCGATGTCTGCGAGGAGACTGCGCAGATAACGGACGTGGTCGTGCTCGATACTTCTCAGGAGATTGCGGTCTACCTGATGAATCACGTCTCTACCCAGTCTTCAATTTTGGAGAAACACTATCGGCGCGGCTGGTATGGGATGGCTCGGGACACGGATCCTGGCGATCCCGACACGCCGGATACCTTCGTGTACAGGTCGACTCAGACCTTGCAGCCGGGCGCGACTTCCCCGGGACGTGGTCGTCAGATCCTGGTCGCCGGTGGCAACGCTACGAGAACCCTGACGTTGGACAGCGGTCAGGAAGTCAGTGTGGACCTCGACGGTTCCTACATCGCGGCTGCGGTGGCTTCGGTGTTCACGGCGCTTCCGAGCCCCGCGAGCCCGCTCATCAACAAGACCATCACCGGCTTCGAGGAAGACGGTTTCAGCACCTTCTTGCGCGGCGAGCGTCATACGATGGCCAGTCAGGGAGTCACTGTTATCACGCTCCAGGCAGGTCGATTCGTCATGCTCGACCCGCTTACCACGGAAGCCGGTGGCGGCGGAGTGGTTCAGTTCGAGGAGCCTGCGGCTTCCGCCCAGAAGGACGCGGTTTCCAAGACGGTGGAGAATCTTCTCACTGCGAACATGGTCGGGGTGGTTCCGGATGATCTGGCGGACTTTATTTCCGATACGAAGAAGTGGATTCTTCTCGGAATCGAAGCGAACATCAACGCCGGTTCGATTGGACCGTACCGAGATCAGGCGGGCTTCCCGCGAGAAATCGATGCGCTGACTGACATTCAGGTGGCGCAAAGCACCACGGACCCGAGGAACTTCTACTTCAAGTACTGGTTTAACTTGCGTTACCCGGCGAAACGATTCTTCGGCGAGTACAGCGTCGACAACCCCTTCTTCAGCCCCGCGTAAGCTGAGAAAGGGAGGAGGAATTTAAATGACATTCCCAATTCCGGCAACAAACATTCGGACGAGCCATGCGGTCACCATCCAGTACAATTCATACGTTATTGGACAGATCCAAACGTGGGCTCCAAACCAGTCCCGGACGATCACACCTGCATATGAGTTGAAGGCGCAGACTTCTGGCGAAGTGACTGAGAACGTACCCGGGAACATCACCGGTCTTACGATTCAGGTTAGTCGCTATGATTTGTTTTCTGCGAAGATGGAGGAGATTTGGGGGAACCCGGACCTCAATATGCTCTCTCGACAGTCGAACCCCCTCACTATTACGGAGAAGTGGGTGAATCCTAGCGGGTCTCCTGAGAAATATGAGTACATAGGGTGCTGGTTTTCCCAGATCGGTAGAAACCTGCAAGCGCAGGGTGATCGAATCGTGATGGTGAACGCGACTCTCAACTACGTGCGGATCAAACAGACCGCATAACGAAATGCCAGTCCCGGAAACTACGGTTCGTACCAGTCATGCCGTATCCATTCGAGCTGGCGGTTACACCATCGGTCAGATCCAGACCTGGGCTCCGAGTCAATCTCGCGGAGTGGCTCCTCTGTACGAGATCGACGCAGTCGGAGTAGGTAACCCCCTTGAGCAAGTTCCCGCGACGGCTACGAACCTCACCATCCAAGTTTCCCGATACGATCTGTATAGGGCGAAAATGGAGGAGGTGTGGGGAAACCCGAATGCCTACTGGATGCTCACGAACCAGCACAACCCTTTCGACGTGGAGGAGAAGTGGATCCGCTATGTGGGGGATGTCGGTATCAAATGGTCCTTTCCTTGGCTGGACAAATTGGGCAATAAAACTTCTGACGTGGTTGACAAAATAGGAGAAGGGCAGATCAAGGCTTTGAATTTCGTCGGACTTACCGATGAAAAAATCGAAAAGATAGAGACCGGCACCGGAGATTTTGAGGTTGAAAAGTGGTGGTATTCGGGATGCTGGTTTTCTCAGATCGGTCGTAATTTGTCAGCGCAGGGCGACCGAATAGTGATGGTGAACGCAACACTGAACTATACAAAAGTTAGACCTATTTAAAAACCCGTTTTACCCCGCATTGCGGGAGAGAGGAGCGAAAGCCCCATGTCTACCGAACAGAAAAACGTAAATCCGAAACAAGTCCTGATGGATCTTGCCAAGGAACTGGACGGCGAGACCATCGAGCACACCTGCAACGTGAAAGGCTTCGAGTTCAAGATGCGGCTGCTCAACGAAGAGGAGTCGAACTGGAGAAACGGCTACATCAATCTCGGCTCGAAGCTGAGCGCCGTTAGCTCGTGGCGGCTCCCTACGTTGGCAATCGGAATTCGACAGATCAACGGCACTCCCGTTTTCGAATTCTTTCGAGAGGAATGGGACGCAACCGAGGAGAGCCGGAGGGCGCTTGAGATCGTGGAGGGAAAGGGGCCGTACTCTGCGAAGTACTTCACGGCGGAACACCTGATGAAGTTCCTCGCGGACCGTTTTCCAGAAGTCATTTCGGACTTGTGGGATGAGTGGCAGAGGATGGAGGACCGCAGGTCGAACGCTCAGGATGCGTTAAAAAAATCCTCCGGGGAGAGTTCGGACGAGGGTATCGACCCCTCTGGGACCGAACTTTCCCCTTCTGGAGAAAAATAGTTTCGCATTTGCAGATCAAGGCGCAGATCTTGACGCAGCGAAACATCCCGATAGGGGATCCTCGGTTGAGGAACATGAATGAAACGCAGTGGGCGTTCGAAGACGCTGCGATTCAGAGGAACGAGGAGCGCAGATACGACGAGATGAAGGCCATCATGGATGCGGTTCGAGACGAGGTTATTTCCGTTCTCGGGGTCAACTTGATGCCGGTCGAGGACCCTCATACGGGACTACTGCGCTTGCCGCAGGAAGGTGAGTATCTCCCGTTGATGCTGGGAATGGGTCGCGAGGACGTAGTGGCTGGAATCCTCAAAAAGCAAGGGGAGTACCATACCCAAGAACAAGTCCGTCAGGATCTCGAAGTCGAAGGCTCCGAATTTGTAACCGACCGAGAATCGGAACCGGAGTTGACTCCTGAAGAGTTAGAAGCCTTCATGGCTGAAGGTGATATCCAATTTGATAACGAGCCTGACGAGCTTCAGGAATCTCTTTCTTGGGGGGATCCCATGATGCAGAAGATGCTGGAGAGTCTCGTGGTGTCGAAGGAAGATCTCGATGCCGAGCAGATTGATCTGATGCCGAGAAGAGCCCGAACCATCGGACAAGCTAGAAGAGAGCTTCGCGAGGAGGCGAAACGAAAGAAAGATGTAGGAGAAACCGAGGAGATCCCCGTGAGGATCGAATCCGAAGGTTCCTTGGATGAAATTCCGGCGAAGCGCAAGCGAAGCCGCGTTGTAATCGAAACGGACTGAAATGGCGGTTGCCAAAGACTATCTGCTTTCGTTTGATTTTTCTGAGTTCGATAATCAGATCAACGAGCTGACGCGGGACTATACCGATTTCGGCATGGCAGTGCGTGAGGTAGTGAACGCTGCGACCACCGATACGCAAGCTCTCAGACAATCCACAGAAGGAGTTTCAGCCTCTCTGCAAACCATGATTCCGCAACTGGATCAATCGGCTCAATCGATTCAGCGAGGCATGGGCTCCACGGTCCGAAATCTTGAAAATCTTTCTAGGCAGAGCGAAACCGTAGCCGCCAACATGAGTCGCTTGTCTGGGATCCAGGTTGGCGGCGAAGCAGGCGTCGGGACTCCTCCGGAGCTTCAGCGCGTCTCGAAAGAAATCAAGGCAGTCCTGGAGATGGCGGATGTGGCGCGTGCCACGATGTCCGAAGTCGAGCAGCAGCACAAAGAGATGAAGCGCACGTTGAAAGACGAGCTGGAAGTGTTCAAAAAAGGTGTTGCGCAACTCTTACAGTACGCGGAAAGTGAATTGAAGGGGCTGAAACAGTCTCTTGGAAGTCTCTTGAGTAACATTCCAGGGGTCGGTGGGGGAGTCATCGGCACGCTCATCAACTGGATGATTTTGGGTAGGAAAGAGGACGCGCGCCTCACCGCGCAACGCGGGGAAATGGCCAACGTACTGGAAGCTACCGGTGAGCGACTTTCAGGCCCGGGGTCTCTCGAAAAAACCATTGGATGGTTCAGTGCTTTTCAAGAACACGCTCAGTGGTTTTACGGGATCAGCAAGGAAGAAACGCAGGGCGTTGTCAGTCAGATGGCGCAAGCTGGATATCGACGCGAGGATTTCGAAAAAAGAATTAGCGAAGACTTGGGGTACGTTGGTCAGAATGCCGTAGTTGCCACAATGGCGCTGGATGCCCATCTCCACAGGGCTCAGGGTACTGCGATGTCAAACGTGATTACCTTGGTTTCTGACTACGGTGACACGTTGGAGAAGGCGACTAAGGATTACATCGGTTTCGGGATGGCTGCGCAGCGCAGCGGGGCCGGAATCGACAAGTTCATCAACGCGGTGATGTCCGGTGCTTCGGCGATGCAGCAATACGGTATCGACGTTCGTGATGTTGCGAACATTATGGTGAATATCGAGCGGCACTATCGCCGAATGGGACTCCATCCGCAGCATGCTGGGGAAATGGCAGCTCGGTTTGTAGATAACTACACGGGCGCCGTAGCCAACCTTGGCAGTAGTTCCAAGCTTGAGCTAGCGCGTCGGATGTTCCCTGGCATGGAGGCGCATGCAGCATTCGTAAAGTACGAGGAGGGGGCTGCCCGAGCTGCTCGCGGTGAGGACGAAGGTTTCCTTGTCGAAGCGACCATGCACCTTACCGCGTGGGCTCTGGAGGGTCGTGGTCGTTCCGAAGCTATCTTGTTTTTGGAAAACCAAGGCATGCAGACCCAGACAGCAGCTACGTTGCTGGATGCGCGGGAGGAACTCAAGAAGTACAACGATTTTCAAAAGCTTGCTCCGGAACAGAAGCGCGCAGTTCAGCAGGCGTTCGAGATCAATAGAAAAGCGGTTTCCACGTTGGAACAGACGGAAAGGAAGCTTATCAACGCTTTGGCTGGGGTTGGGAACGGTCTTTTGAAGGTTTTGACTTCAATTTTGGCTATCCTGACGGTAGGCATCACTTCGTTGCCTCGTCTTATCAGCGCTACTTTAAGGGGAGGGGAAGAGGGGAATCGGGAGCTGACGAAGATCGGTGACGAGATGAAAATGCTCGTCGGAACTTTGGGGGAGGGAGTCGTCCAGGCAATGGAAGGGCTGGAAGAAGTTCCGGGATCAGTCTCAGAGGCTCTAGGCGGTCCGCTGGATATATTGAAACGAGCTGCGAGTGGAAACCTTGAAGGACCTCGTAGGGAAGATCAGCCGACGACTCCGAGAGTTGTGGGTCGCGGTACGTCCGGAAGCCCAATTGAACTGTTCAAAGGTGCCTGGAGAGCGGCGAAAGGGCTTGCGACCGGAGCTGCGGGGACCGTAGGTAAACGGATCCCCGAGTCTGCGACCCCGGAACCCCCTGCGGTAGCTCCTCCGGACTCGGCTACGGAAGAAAGCGAACCGCCTCCGAAGCATCCTGGAATGCCTCGCGGTTCCGAAGTCAAGGCAGTGCGTGACCAAGAGCGGGCCAAGCCAGAACCGTTAGCCAACGCCAAAGAGCGCGAAATCATGGCAAACCCTCGGCGTGCCGAAGTGGTCATATCTTCTGAAGCAATCGCCCAGGCGGATATCAAACACAAGGAGCGGACACTTCCACCGTCAGATTAATGGCTGAGGAAATACCAAAGGTAGAACTTGATCTTACTGGTTTGCAAAGTCAGGTTGCGAATCTTCAACGTTCCTATACCGAATTTGGAGCGACCGTTCAGGACATCGCGGTCGGCACCGCTCAGGATGTGTCTTCGTTTTACGATTTAACGTTGGGGATGGATTTGCCGATATCATCCGCTTTGGCAAGTCTCCCGGAGCCCGCCCCACTCGGAGCCGCCGACCAGGGGCGCATCGCTTTTTATCTGGAGGCTCAACAACGGGAGGCGAGGCGGATCGTAGAAAACCTTGCGACAATGAAAGAGGTGAAGCTCGATAAAGTTTTCAAGAAAAAACCGTCGCCGCAGGATCCGCAACATCAATCGGTAGAGTCTGCGATTGGCATGGCCGAGCGTGACATGAAGAGCGCAAAAGAAGAGGTCAAAGGGACTTTCAAGGAAACTATGAAAGCTTCCGAAGGTGTGTTTGGCGTTCGAAAGGAAGCCGCGAAGGAATCTCGGGAAGCCACCAGTAAAATTGAAGCTGCTGTTTTGAAAGCTTACGAAGGAATCGGAGATTTGTTAAAGAAGCTCCCCGATAAACTTTCCCGGCTCGGTGGAGGTTTTGTCAGCGGGCTGTTCGGGGCTCTTTCGATTGGATACCGGGAGAAAGATCGTAAGCGCGCTGAGCTAGGGGAGATGGCGAACGTTTTTCAATCTTCTTTCGATTCTTTGATGAGTGGGAAAACTCAACGAGCGGTTCGTAACCTGAGCAGCTTCGCAGAACACGCTCAGTGGCGGTATCGACTCGCGCGGAAAGATGTACAGGCGACTGCTAAGCTGCTCGTCGATGCCGGAGTAGAGGCGGACGATTTTTTGAAGGAATTTGACAAAGGTCTTGGCGGTGTCGGGGACAACGTAGTGAAAGCTTCCTTGGCGCTCGATAAGCACTTTCACGTCGCGGACGGAACTTCAATGCAGCGTGCCGTGGAGTTTATGCACAACTACGCGATGGGCGCTCACGAAGCACTTAAATCCTACATGAAAATCGCAGGGGCCGCGCAACGAAGTAGAATCGGTACTGAAAAATTCATTGGAGCCGTCTTGGATAGTGAGGATGCGCTTCGAAAGCTCGGCGGCAATGTTGAATTCGTGGCGGTCATGGTTAACCGAATCACCGATCATTACGAGGAGATGGGTCTCAATCGAAAATTCGCAGGACGACAGGCAGTGGGCGTGGCTGTAAATTTGTTGGAGGCATTTCAAAATATCGGAGATAAATTGAAAATCGAGCTGATGCGCGACATTACGGGGGATGAGCAGGCGCGCGGACTCGATCTCGTGCAGCAGTTCAAGGACGGTCTAAGTCGTTTGAAAGAGGGTGGGGGTAGTGACGAGTTTCTCGAAAAGCTTTTGAAAGCCTTTTCTAACGTGGTGATGCGTCAGTTGGCAGGAAGCCGTGCCCAGAGAATCATGGCGGTCAGCGATATTCTAAGTGTTTCGGTTGGCGACGCGGCGTTGATTCACGATTTGACGGAGGAACTGGGTGAAGTTGGTAAGTTGGCCGATCTGGATAAAAGCCAGGTTCGGAACCTGAAAGATGCGTTTGGTCGTGAGCGTGAGGCGGTTTCGACCTTGGATGTTACCCGTCGTGAATTGATCGATATGATTTCTGGTGTTTCGGAGGGTCTTTTTGGGATCCTTACCAATATTGTTGCTCTTCTCATCGTAGGTGTAAAAACTTTCCCAGCTCTTTACTACGGGTTCAAGTCAGGTGAGGTTGATCTGGTGATGGATCGTCTGTGGGAAAAGGTTTCTTCTATTTGGCGTGATATGGGGACCAACTGGCAGAAGATTGAGGATTCTTTGTACAATTCGTCCCAGAAACTCTCGGCAATGTTTCCTGGCACCGTGGGGACTATCTTGAATTTATTTTTTGGTAGGCAAAAGTACTACGAACCTCCGAGACAACAAGATCTGGATAAGTTGGCGTCGATGTCTCCCGAAGAGTTGCAGCAATCGGAAAGGGCTCAAGAGCTTGCCGAACAATACATGCGAGGTGAAGCCGCTCCTCAACGTGCGCCCGATTGGATGAAAAAGAAAACGGAAAGCGGGGATTTGGTTTGGATGAATCAAATTGCCATCGATCCCTACACCGGTCGTCGGTGGAGTCCCGGTGGTCGTGAGCTAGAGCGCATCTCAGGCACTTACGATCCTACTGCTGCTCAATCGGTAGAGAGCGCGTTGGGTTTTGCGAAGAATATGGGAGAAGTCGTTCCCGGTCTCGAAGTCCTCGCTCCTCCGATGACACGTTTTGTTTTGAACGAGACCGGCATTCTCAATGTGGAACGAGAAGGACGGACGCACGGGGAAATCATCCGAGACCGGACTCGCGATCATATAAAGGAGCAAGCGAAGAGAAGAGCAGAGCAGGATACTGAGGGTAAGTTCACTCTGCGCGACTATTCGGATGATACTACGGCGGGTTTGTCCGGAGATGCCGGGGTGCGTCTTATTCCGGCTTCTTTGGCGGTTTCGGGAAAGAAGGTTTTACCCCCGGGTTAAGAAATGGCTGACTTTGTCGACATAACTCAGCTCGATGCTGCCAAGCAGCGGTTTACCGATCTCGGAGTCGCGGTCGAGGATCTTTCAAAAACCAACTCTCAGCTTTTTGATGAAACTTTCCGCTCTATCGGACATTTCAGTTCTGCGGTGGGCGTTTTGGTGGGGAGTGAGGAGTTCAAAAAAGCGAGCCGATTGGTAAACTTGAGCGATCAATATGTGGCCAATGTAGCGGGGCAATACAGCTCCATGTCCAAGAACATGGAAAAATCTTTTGACAAGCTCGATTCCACCGTGGACGCGGCCAACGAAAACTTTGGAAAACTCTCAGGAGATGCTGTCGATCTTCTTCAGATGGCTCAGGAAGCTGGGGTAATTAAATCCGACGAAGATAAATCTAAAGAAAAGAAGAGTTGGTTGAAGCGAGAATTGACGGGACTGGCGCGCGCCCCGCTGACCATCATGGATACCGAGCTTTCCTCTTTTTGGAACAACATCAAGGGGATGCTTGGCAGTCTGAAGATTCCGTTGCCGGGCGGCGTACTTTCAGGAATCGTCAACTGGATGAAGGCTGGGTTTCTCGACAAAGATCGGGTACGTGCCGAAGCGGGCGAGATGCAGAACATTCTCGTCGCGGCGTATGATGGCGGGTTGAACGCTGCTACTCGCGCGGCTACCCGGAATCTTTCCGGTCTGCAAGAGCATCTTCAACAGTATTATGGGATCCATAAATCAGAAACTCAGGGAGTTACGAAAGCATTCGTTGACGGCGGCGTCGCCATCGAACGAATCGAGCAACGAGTAGGGATCACCTTGAAAGGGGTCGAGAGCACGACTCAAACCGTTTCTCACGCCTTGGATCTTATGTTTGAGCTTCCCGGAGGTACGAGCGCGCGACGAATGGTTGACTACATGGCCAAGTATGCGTTGACTACGGACGAGGCCCGGGAAGCTGTTACCGACCTCTACATGGAAGGTCGGGAGGGCATCGGACAGCCTTATTTCGTGAGAAACGTGGAGGCGGCTGCGGAGTCTCTGGCCGGTCTTGGTTATAACATTCGGGATGTGATGGATCTTGCCAAGACTTTGGGGAAGGCTTATGAGGACATGGGGGTTCCGAAGCAGTTTGCGGGCCGTGTTGCTGCCGAGGGGTTGCAGCAGCTCGCCGCTGGGATTGCTCAGATGGGCAATGATTGGGCGATCTTGGTTGGGGAGCGTCTAGGGCATGGGGAGGGGATTCGAGCCGCTCAGAGCCTCAAGGACGCTCTCCAGCGGGCTTTGAATCGAAAGGATACCAATCGGTTCCTGGAAGTCGCGAAGACCCTGTTCCAGATTGCTCTCGACGCGACTGGCGGTGATGAAACCTACGCTCGGGAGTTCCTGGAGGCCAAGTTCGGATACGAGGGTGCTCGGGCGATGGCCAAGCTCTACAATCTTGCGAAAGAGGGCAAGATGGTGGAAGCGGCGAAGGCGACCGAAGAGAGCATGGGGGTTTTGGCCAAATCGTTTCAGTTGGAACAGAAGAAAACGAGCCAGTTCGAGATCATGATGAATATCTGGAACAAGGGCATTGCGAAACTTGGTCAGGGTCTTTTGAGCCTCGCGGTCGAAACACTCGCATGGCTGATCGCATTCTTCAAATCTATTCCAGATTTTTTGAGCAATATTCTCCGTGGAGACTTCGACAAAAACGTCGAGCTGATGTCCAAGATTAACAATCTCTATGGAATGAAGGGGGAACATCGAGACAAGATGTCGCGCGGCGTTAACCAGATGGCTGCTGCTGCGAAGAGCATGGGGATGGACATTCTCGGGTCCTCTCTTAAAAATGTCCAGAGCGCGTGGGCATTTGATCCTTCGGCTCCGGTGCGGGAGGGAGACCGGGGCGCTCCGCCTGCTCCGGGGTCTTTTGCAGGTGTTGCGCGAGGGGGGATCCCGGAGCAGGAACTTCCACGACAAGGGATTGCGTTGCCTGGAGGTATGTGGCAACCGAGTCAGCCTACCGTGCGACCGGTTACGATGCCTTTGGTGGATCTGGCGACAGCTCAGCCAACTCGCTTCATGCCCCAGGTCACGATTCCGGTTTCTAAAGAGCGTCGAGAATCTCCGGGTTTTTCTTCGGATTATTGGGTCGGCGGCGGCATCAATTTGGAAGTTAGTAGTGTAGATCAAGAGGGGAATATTACGGTCGGAATCGTAGGAAACTGTCCTCGATGCGGTTTTGTGTTTGGTGCGGAAGCTCCGGAGGACCGACCTCTTGAGGTGGAAAAGGGCATTTTTGACAAAGATTATCAAGCGCGGGAGGTGGAAGCACTTGCGCGAATGCTGGAGACGGAAACCGTCCACAAGGCGTGGGGGGAAGAAGCGGAAGTCATTGGCTGGACTCTGTTGAACCGAGTTAAGAAAGAGTTGAAGAAGGGCAAGAGTGGGGATATTTACGATATTTTGACGCGCGGAGCCGGTTACGGGAAGCAAGGTCAGAAAAGGCCCTACGCAACCACTCATGAAGCCTCTCCAGAATCTCTCCGAATGGCTAGAAGATTGCTCGGTGGAGAAGTCGAAGATCCGACGCAAGGCGGCACTCATTTCTATCATGCCGCACGAAACTACGTAGCGAAACAAAGCGTAAAAGCTGGTATGGACCCGACGAGACCGTTGTTTGCCCAGGGAGATCGCATGGTGAACGTGATGAATCTGCCGAGCAATACTCCGGGGGCGGTTCTTCGGGTTTATTCGCGCCGTGGGGAAGAAGCCGAGGATGCGCAGCAGCTTAATCGAAAGTACCAAAGAATTTATAAGGCGCGTCAAGCGGCTCCTCGCGTAGTCATGCGTCCTGAAGACGAAGCGAAGGGCGGTGCATCTCAATTTGCCGCTCAATACATGGTGGGTGGAAAGGATCAAGGAACTGGGTAGGTAGCTATGGCAAGTAAATTTGGAGAATGGATGCGAGAAACTTTCGCCTCCGAGGTTGATCCGATTCCTCGTCCGGAGCGCGTCCTGGAGCGCATTCTCAATCCGTATGAGGACATCTCATATCGAGTACCTTTTATGTTCACTTCCGATATTCGCAAACGGAACAATATCCCCCCGGTGAGACTGCGCGTGAATCCGAGATCGGTGACTTTTTCCCAGAACAAGAGGATTACACGACGTGATACTCAGGCGGGGGCTATCTATTTTCACTGGGCCAACTCATTGGGGTCTAACAACGACGTAATTACCATCAATTTTTCAGGACAGACCGGGAACATAAACCTTCGGATGGGCGCGAATCGTCGTAATTGGGCATCCGAACAATTGAAGAAGCTCCGGGAGTGGAGCCAGGGAGTTACAAAAGACCAAGCTCTGGAGATCGAGTCTCTCTCCGGTGTGACGAAACTTATGAGCTTTTGGAATTTGTACACCATTACACGAGAACCGATGATTGATGTGCGGAATGGAAGCCCTGTTCGCTACTACGCGATGTACTCTAGCCCGATTTTTGCAAACGCTTTGATTCACTTTACGGGCCATTTTGACCGGGTTTTGGAATTCACGGATGACGCGGATAATCCTTTCAACAAGAATTATTCTTTCAGTTTCGTGGCGACCAGCTCGGATCCGCCGATGGACTTTATCTACAGGTATCTTTCCACGACGCTTGGTCGTGAGTTTTTCAACGAGTTGAGCTGATGGGCGACGGTTTTGAAAATCCATATTCGGGAGTAGATGCCGCTGAAGGCATCTATCGAGCGGCTTTTCCAGCTTTCCGTGTCTTCATCTACGGAATGGAGGTTTCTGGAGACGTTATTGATGCTCGGGTTAATCAGTCGGGCGGTAGCCAGGATCGCTCTCCGAGCACTTGTTCGATCACTTTAGCGAATTACAACGATAAGTATATAGTGAACCACACCGATATGCTGATTCTAGGAACTTCTCGGCAAAATCTCGATAGGAGGTTTGATGAAAATATTCAAGCGTACCGAGATTGGGTGGAGATGATTACTGAAATTGATCCGGGCGGCAGCGATTTCGATTCTTTCATGTCGAGACTTTCTCAGCTAGATGCGGAGGGGGCCGGTGCGTTTCAGGATCTTGGAGACCTTATCTCTGTGTATTCAAACTTGAAGAGTTCAGGTGGTTTTTTCGAAGGTTACTATAACGGAGATCTTCAAGTTCCTGACGGCATAAAATACACCGTCCTACAGAACAAAGCCCCTCAAGTTTTGTATGATAGCGAAGGGGCGATTAACGACCTGATGAAGGATGAGATTCTCTGGCCATACATAAAGTCCAAGCAGATTTATCTTTACCCATTTCAAGAGGGTGACTGCATTTTCCATCCGAACGATCCTATTCGCATTGTCTTTCGGGATCCGTTCAGTCCGAACGTCTGGTATTGGATGTTCACTGGTTTTGTGGATTCCTTTACTGAAAATCGAGGCGTGAACCGGGAGTCTACCGTCACAATTACCGGAACGGATGTCACCAAATCCGTTCGATACGCTTTTTTGCAGACTAATACGGATCAACTCGATCCTGCGATTCGAAAAATCTTCCGAAACAACCCGGCTTTCCAGGGTCCGTTCGGAGACAGTCCCGTGGGGGAGTTGAAGGCGAATTTTTACAATGAGATTTTTTCTGGATTCAGTCCTTATGAAATTTTAGAAATCCTGTTTTTCGGTTTGGACGATTTTCGTCCTATCCTTGACGACACCGTGATGGCGACCATTCGCGCAATGGACGATTCGGAGATCAATACCTATCTTTTAAATACTCTTGGTCGGTCTAAAGAAGAAGTTGCCTCGATGCAGCCTGCGGAACGCCGTAAGCAGCTTCAAAAAAGGCTCGTGGATGAAAAACAGGATCGTTTTCCAGGTTCTTCGATTCCGTTGATCACAACTCCTCGTGGGATTCCGTTCAAAAGGAAGACCGTTGAGCAAGGCGTTCGCGCGCTCTTCATCGGTGACGAGCTGAATCCTGTTGACGAGGCTCTCGGGGAGAAGATACCCATAGCGAATATTAGGGAACTGAACGATCTCTTGCATCATCGTGTTCGGGTTGAGGATTTGGACACGATGCTGAAATACGACGCGATCCCTTCTTTGGAGAAGGGCTGGACTCTGGAGGATGTCATTACGCAGATTGGTACTGACATCGAACGTTATCCCGTGGGTCACGGAAATGTCTACTACGTAGCCCCTGCCAATTTGGGGCCGAAGGTATCCAGGGGTATCCTGGATCAGTCTACGGCGGGGACTGCCCTTCAGCATTCCGAGTTCAAGGACAGGTTGTCGTTCATTTACGATCTTGCAGACGCCATCGACTTTAGGTTCTACGCCACTCCGAGAGGCGATGTAGTATTTGAGATGCCTTTCTACGACTTCAGCGTCGACATTATGGATTCTAAGGACCCCAGTGTTTACAATGACCGCATTCGAAAAGAGCTTGAGGATCTTACTACGAAGTATTTCGATTTCTGGGTGTCTGATTCCGATAAATACACGGAAGGTGATTTCAGGGAAATGATGGATCTTCCGACGAAACTTGAGGTTGCTCAGCAAGGCTTTGATGTTTTCTATCAGGACCTTTTGGATGAGTACAGCTACACTCGCGCCTTTACCATTGAGCATCACGAGACAACTGGGTATAGCAATTCATTGAACGATTCGGGATTGAAAACCGTAGGTCGCGCGATGCCTAATTTATTGATAAATTTTGCAAAAATCAACGACGAAGGGCTTCGAAGGAATGTGTACGTGACTGTTCCGGAGTTGGCTCAACTCTTGGGTTTCCGAATCGCTTCCTACCAGCCTTGGTGTCCTGTGGCCACCAAGGAGGGCGCTCAAGTATTCGCCTCCTTGATGTTGAGGAAATCAAATGCGGAAGCGAGAAATCTAGGAATAGGAACGGTTCCGATGTTCGGATTGATGGTGAACCGCCCTATTTATTGGCGCGAGAGAAACTACATGGCGAATCTCGTGAGTGCGCAGCATTCGATTGTGTGGAACAGCTCGTGCGACACTACAGTCAACCTGAACAATGTGCGTGGGTGGACGGGAAGCACTATTCAGGAGCACGAGATTTACGAATTTTTCGGAGGTAAGTATCCGTTTGACTATAACGATGTGTTGAGGAACCGGAGGTAGCGGTGGGCCGTATCAACGCAAGCGGAAAGTCTTCAATTCTGGATGAGCGGAGGTTGAACAAGGCTTTCTACTCCTCGATTCATCGTTGTAAAGTGAATGACGTAAACTTTAGCAACGGTACGATGGCTGTCGAATTTCTTGACGGCGGTTCGTACCTTCCGAATGTTCCCCTACCTCTCATGGGCTTTTCATTTCCCCCCAAGGGGGATCCGGAAAGCGCCGCGAAAGATCAAAATTTCAGAAAAACAGCGTGGGGAGTTTACTATCCTCAAGAAGGGGACATCACTCTTATTGGGTTTGATGCTTTAGGCGCTCCGTATTCCCTCGGGTACTACTCATTTGATTTCGGAGCGATGGATCGCGCCGACGAAGCGAATGAAGATCGAGGCGGCATCGGATGGGGGAACGCCTCGGGGAAGCGTCTCAAACCCGGAGATTGGCATTTTAAGAGTGGGCGCAACTGTTTTCTCTACCTCGGAGATCGTGCCAGAATCGCCAGCGGACCGCACTCGATCACGCTGGACAAGAACACCACGAACAGCGAGATCTCCATCCAGACCGATCATCTGCATACCTGGTATGGGAATGCGTCCGAGAAGCGGGAAGGCACTGCTCGCCGTCTGCTGGTCCCCGGCGTAGACTCCATAGAATCGCCCGTGGACGGTCTTTTCGGGACTCCGGCCCAGGAGTGTACCAATTACGTCAAACGTTCCTCTCTGACCGCCGTGGGCGGTCTCCTGATGGTCCACGACTCTCTTGGGGAGGTAGTGGATGACGACACCAAGCAGGTCATGGTCCCCTCAGTGGCTTATCCGGAGCTGACTTCTCTCGTAGGCACCTCGGTTCGAGCCTACCGGGCGATAAAAGACGATGCGACGGGAGTGATCGATCTTTATACCGAGGTGGTGGATAACCTGGGGAATAGGGGTTTTTCGGCGAAGACGGCGACGGGATTTCAATGGTTTACGCCACTCGCCATGTGGGATATCGCAAATCTGTCAACTAGCTGGACAGTGACTTCGACTTTTGATCTTACCGTAGGTGTTTCAGCTTCTATTTCCGCAGCGGCAAACCTCAAGCTCGAAGGGAAGGTCCTGGCCTCCCTAGTCTCTGATGTGGCGGTTCGCTTAGGATCGGAAGGGGCTACTGAGTTCCTGTTGAAGGGTACTTCTTTTGTTTCGCAGTTGTCTACATTTCTTACTGGTTTGGGGTTGTTCGTGGGTGCTATACAGGGTGATACTGGCTTGAAAGCGGTTGCACCTGCGACGGTGGCTGCGGCGGGGACTTTTGTTCCGATCCTTACTGCTTTTGGCCTATCTTTGAGTAGTATGCTATCGGTCAAAGTGGCGACGCAATAGGAGGATTTCATGGCTGTCGGACGAACCATAGCGCGCTGCATCCTTCGTTGGATTTATGATCAGATCGCCGCAGTTCTCGAAGCTCTCAAGCTGATCCTCCTAGCCGCGATCCAGTTCATCGATGCACAAATTTTGTGGCTTCGGGCTCTCTTGGCTCAGTACGATGTGCTTGCGATCATCGAAGAAGCGGCTTGGAGTGTCTTTGAAGCCTTGGTTCAAGCGATTCGAGACACCCTCACGGCATTTCCGGAGGGGCCGTTTGCCGATCTCTGTCCTGAGTTTTATCGAGCTTTGGTTGATCCTTTGGTTCAACTTTCAGATATCAACACCTCTGCCCTTACAGTATGGAGGGAGAGGTACAAGACAATGATCAGCTACGTGGACGAACTCGATTACCTGATCAGCTACTGGGACGCCATCAAGACGGACCTGGTTGCCACGGTCGAGGTAATCGATGATGCGATCTACTTAGCGAAGATTCGAGAAGCCGAGGAAACGCCGACATGAGCTACACGGTGAAGATCGAAAACGGCGACGTAGTTCGAAATCATTCGAACACCGGCTACGAAACGATCACCCGCAAGGACAAGCTTCGGCAGGACTGTCGGATGGTGCTGACCACGGGGATCCGCGCGGACGGTATCGGTTGTGGTCTCGACGAGGTGATCGGAAAGCACACGGATGGAGAGCCCGAGAATGCTTTCGGCTCTCCCGCGATGTTCGAGTTCCAGTCGCGCGCTTCTTCCGGCATCTCTCGGTTTCGCTACGTCCAGAGACACACGATGTTCAGTAGGCGCACGCCCGAGGAGCTGCTCGATTCATACACTCCGGTACAGATTTGGCCGGATACGGAAGATCCGAGGACTTTCAGGTGGAGGGTTGACTTCTACTCTTTCTTGGGAAAATACGCTTTTTCACTGGAAGGTCTGTTCTAGGAGGCGGAGATGGTCATTCGAGCGAAAACAGTACCAGAGTTCGAAAACGAGATTACCGAAGGAATCGAATCCCGTGATCCTTCGTTGGACACCAGAATCGGACCTATCAAGGATTTGTACATCACTCCTCCGTCCGAGGTCTTCAAGGACCAGCACGACAACATCGTCTATCTCAGCCAGCTCATGTCGCTCAAAAACGCGGCTCGTTTCAACCCGGAAGATTTGGACGATTTTGTGTACAACGAAGCCATTGTTCGTTGGGAGGGATCACCTTCCTACGTGACCGTTACCTTCGCTCGCATTCGTCCTCCAACTGCGGACATTCTGGTTCCCATCAACTTCCCCCTTTCGACGGTTCTCAATCCCGAAACCGGAGAGGTTGTGGATTTCCGAACGGTCGAGTCAAGAATCATGTACGGACCCCTGTCGACACCGGCGAGCGCCTACTACAACGCGGAGACTGAACGGTACGAGTTGAACGTAGCTTGTGCGAGCATCATTCGCGGCTCCACTACTCAAGTCGGTGCGTACACGATTACCGTCGCCAAAAGGCCTTTCCCGCAGTTTGACGAGTTTTACAACAAGTTTGCCACGACTTCCGGCCTCGGGCGCGAGACGAACTCGGATCTCGCCGCACGCTACCTCATGCAGGTGGAGGGTCATCAAACCTCTACCCCGGCTGGCCTCGCCAGGTTCCTCGAAGATACCTTCTCCGGCGTCATCGATACCTACGTGGTCTACGGGAACAATGTGAACCTGGAGCGGGAGCAAGATGATGCAGGGGCCGTGGACATGTGGATTCTCGGAGATACGCCACTGTCTGCTTCCTACGACATCGCGTTTCCCGGGGTCGAGACGTTGATCCCGCTTCCCCGGCAGCCGATTTCTCAGGTGAACTTGGTGACGAGCGCAGGACCGGTCACGTACATCGAGGGGACCGACTATGAAGTGATTCGTGGGGAGGGGGTCTACGGATACAGCAACCGGGCTCAGGGCGGTATCAAGTTCTTGGCGACTGGGAGTTTCCCTGCCGTAGGGACTTCCGTTCACATCGAATACCAGTACAACTCCCTCATCAACGTGATCACCTCCTACTATCGCCAATCTCGATACTTCGTGATGGGATCCGACGTTTTGTTCAGGTGGGCGCAACCGCAGCTTCTGTCAATCGAGGGGAACCTGACGGTCACGTCGGGAAATCCCGATTCCGTGGTTCAGCTCGTGCGCGACCGGATCACGAACTACATCAATGCATTACGTCTCGGAGAGGACGTGGAGGAGTTCGACCTAGATGCGGAGATCTCGAAGGTCTTCGGGGTTGGAAACTGGACCTGGACGACACTGGCAGTTCAGGGTGGTTCCGGAGTGGGTGACCTCGCAATCGGACCAAATCGGTATGCTAGAATCGAGGCTGCTGATTTGGTCGTGAACTTGGTGAGCTAAGGACCGAATATTATGGCAAAATTCGCCACCTTCAAATACGGGAGCGGAATTTTATATGGTACTGCTACGTCTATCGACGAAGTAAATCCGGACCGAGGGCCATCCCCCGGAGGAAATCGTTTCATCATGAAAGGCGTCGGATTCGATCCCAGACAGTGGGATGATCTGTTCGATGGCGTGAGTCTGGACACAGTACTCTGGACGGATCTCAGCTCCGGCTCGGGGTCCGTCTCGACAGGCGCTTTCCATCTCCAGCTCGACACCGGAGCCACTCCGGGTTCCGTGGCCGGAATCGAATCCAAAACCATTTGGGGCAATGTGCAGGGGGAGATTCGAATCAATCTACCTCGGATTGCTCAATATCCGTCCGACGTTGTCCAGCTCGTTGCGCTATCGCTGTACGTGAGCGCTACGGAGTACGCGATTGCGTACATCGAGCTGACGCCCAGCGTTCTTCAGCTTCGTTGCGAGGTCTATCGAAATGGTGCCTTGGCCGACGAGCTTATCGTTCCGCTGCCGTGGACCACGGGCGTCACGATGCTCAAGATTCTCAGGTTCGGTTCGGATGTGTACTTCTACGCCAACGGCTCATTGGCCTATCGGAGCGTTCGATTTAGTTCGACTACGGCGAAGTTCCGGATTTTCTCAACCAACGGATCCACGTCATATTCATTGGCCGGGATCCGGGTGGAATGGTTCTACTTCAGGCCCTTCGTGGTGTTCCAAAATCAACCCGTTCACGATACTGTTATCGTTTCGGATACGCGATGTCGAGGTATCGTGCCCGCGAGCCGAGATGTGAAGCACACCGAAGGCGCCTATCAAGGTTTGGTCGATGTGTCGATGATTGCGAATGGCGATTACACGAAGTCGAATGCCTATGAATACTACTTTGTGGAACAGTTCCGAGTGATCAATAGTGCCCAAGCGCAGTCGAAACTCTCGTTTATAAACGATCCTCAGTTGTTCACCCCGGAAGGTGAGCAGAAGGGGCTCGGAGGCGGAGAATAAAATGGCCGATCCTCTCGCGAACACGAATCGGTATGCCGAGCTGATCAAGGCGATTGTCTCGGGGAATTTCTACGCTTCGCGGGGGTCGATTGTCCCTTACCGTCTCGGTAACACCGAGGTTCGGCTGGAGACGAATTATCCGAATTCCAACTTTGGTCTCTACATCAACGAGGTTTTCTCAGGTTCCGTCGTTTCCGATGCGGAAGGCAATGTCGTCTTTGCTCGCCACTTTGATTACGGCGACAATGAGCTGCTGCTCATTCATCAGAATACTGCCCGGCGTACTTCGAGCTGGATCACGGTGCGCGAGTACGCTTTGTGGCTGATTTCCTACGCGACTGTGTTTGATTCAATCGATGCTGATTGGCTCGAAGCCTACCGCGACATGTTCATTGAGACCGCCACCATCAACGGTATCGAGGATGTCTTTGGTCGGGCGATTCAGACCTATCGAAATCTTGGCCAGGATCTCGATACCTATCGTCGGATGCTTCACGAGCTGCGTCTGGCGTACCGGCAGCACGGCGGAAAGTACGAAGGTCTCGACAAAGCCGTTTCCGAGTTTACTCAGGTGCCTCCGTTTGGATACGCGCGTCGTATGTGGGGACCGAACTGGGTGTTGGATCAATCGATGTTGATCAACGACCGCTATAAGGAGAGGTCGCACACGGTAGCCTACGCCGGAGCCGGAATTTCAGGAGTACAACTGGAGCGTGTTGAAGCCGATCTTCCTTCAGGATCTCCTGCGGCTGTGATCGAGTACGATCCGACTCCGGACGCGCTTCGTTGGCAGGTCGGGGGAAGTTGGGGTCCTTATGTACCTGCCAACAACGGAGCGCTGTTCCTCCCCGGTCCGCCGTCGACGGTACCTGCATTCATCCTCGGACTTGCGGGACCGTTTTTACTCAGCGCTTTTGAAGACAAGCTCTACCTGGACATCGACGATGTCGGAATCGTAGTAGTCACCTTGACGACAGGTTTCCCGACGCCGACCGTGGCGAACGTCATTGCCGACATCAACGCCGCCCTCGGGGCTGTAGTGGCTTCGTCTTACAACGGCAAGCTGCTCCTTCAAAGCACAACGGTCGCCGGTTCGAGCGTGAAGATCGAAAGCGGGCCGTCCAATGCGGCTGCGGAGTTGTTCGGGATCAAGCCGGGAGATCTCAAGTTCGATGAGAATATCTTTGATGGTGTTTTCGGCGTGGAGATTTTGGGGGTCAAAGACATTCACTCGAACTGTGAATTTCAATATCGCTATGACGGTTCTACCGTTCCACCTACCCGGGAAATTCGATGGCATTCTGGCGGCGCTCTATTTTCTCCGTGGACTCCGATAACCGAGGATATCGCGGAGTATGTTGTATCGGATAGCGTGAGCGCGACCATCAAAGTCAAGTGCTACCCCGATGAGATGGCCGCTCCCCCCGGCCCCTACCCGACCATAGCGGCAGCCCGTTCGTTCAAGGTGGCTTATACGAACGTGAACCGAAACTTGGAACAGACGAAAGGAGCTTGGGTTCTCGTGGATCGAACCCAGCTTCCCGCGATCCTCACTTCCGATAACGTGGATGTGGTCGACGACGCTACTTTCGGTAACCCTGAGTTGCCCGACAACTGGTGGTTGTTCAGCCCTCTTCCGAGCACGGTTTCGACAATCCTTCCATCAAAGGTGGTTACGGACAAGCTGGAATCGTATGATCCCTCCCCTCAGTTTCTAATTCAACTTCAGGATCTGTCCGCGAGCAGCCATGCCTTGATCTCCCGGGTTCTCCAATGGCCTATGCCGAGGCCAGGACCTCGGGGAACCAATTTCCCGCAACAGAGCCCTGGACTGTTCTATGATTACGAAGGCTACCTTGCCACATTCAGCGGTTGGATTCTCAGTGGTACCGCAGGGCCTACCACAGCTTCCCTGAGCTTCTCTTTCGACGGAGGTGCTACTTGGGTCGCAGGACCTGCTGTGCCGGTTCAGCAGGACTCTGGGGGCTCCTGGTACGAAGACTTCACGTTCCTGGATTTCAGCGTTGTCATTCCGGCTGATCTGGTGGACAACAGTGTTCTGGTCGCTATCGAAATCACGGATGCTGGTTCCGTCGACGTGATGATCGATAGCTTCAATGTAGATGTCGAGTACATTACCTCGCGTGTGCTTGCCAACACGACGATTGCCCGTTATCGACATCGACAATATTTTGGGGAGCTTCTCTGGTGTTGGTCGCCGGATCCGCTTTCCCTGACAGAACAGGAGTACATCGGCTTGCCGCACAAGCGAGCGACTCCCCCTACGGTTCTCTCAGGCGTGGAAGTGACGAGCATCTCACTGGATACGAATCCGGGAAACGGCACTTTCGAGTACGAGTACAACAGCGTAGGGGATCTTCGTCGCCTCCGGTGGACGCCCAACGGAACGACTTGGACTCCAGGTGTCGGATGGGTTTCGGTGACCAGCTCGGGCTACTACCAGCTTCTCGCTCCGGACAGCTCCTCGATCCAGGTTCTCGCGGATTACGACCTGTTGCCGATTCTCAGCGGTACTCCCCCGGCGGCGACGGAAAGCCGAATTGTCGAGATTTCAGACACCTCTGTTCAGCAGGGCCATGTGCGGAAGATCTCTCCTGCGCATTCATCTATCGACATTTTCGACGTGACCGAATACGGAACGGCTGGGGAGCCTCTCAATTTGAAGGGGCCGATCACGGAGGCCGATTTTTCGAACTGCACTTTGGTCAATATGGATGTCAATCCGGATACGCCGTTCAGGTACTCGTTCGTCGGTCCGAATGTGCTGCCGATTGAGGGGGAGGAGCTTACGTTTTCCGGATCCGCCCCCTACGTTGCCGCCCTCCTGTACGATTCGGATCAGGATCAGGAAGCCGCGATGTTGTTCGAGGACGGTGTTTTGGTTCCGAACGACAAGTGGCATTTCAATTCTGCCTCTCAGATTCAAGTTGACACCGCCTACTACAACTCGTCGGCGCAGTACACGTTCAACTACAATCCGATTTATCGAATTACAACACCTTTTATTGATTTGGGCACCAATTTCCAAGATTACATGTGGCTCGTGGACTATATGTTGTGGGAAAGGTTCGATCACAACGAAATTTCAAAAGAGATCACGGTACCCATCTACATCAATCCGGATACGGGACGGGCTATTCTGGAGAATCGCTCAAACAGAGATCAAAGCACTTCGACGCTGTTCTTGGAAGACGAGGATGAAACGAGAATCATTTCTCCGGCGAACTGGAGGTACATTGACTCGAAAACAGTCGAACTCGATGTCTCTCAGTATGTCGAAGGCGTTCTTTACCAGCTTACTTATGAATCTGTAGTTCTCTACGACCAACGGAGAATCAATCTCACCTTCGAGCATCGCTCGGGACCGACCTCCACGGCTTGCGGATCCGCTTCATGGAATGTGGTAGAGAAAAATGAGAACGTGAATGTAACACAGACCCCTTTAGGGCATGTGATCCATCAATTGCGCTTCTCGGCCAGCAACATCCGAGATCTGCGCGATTTTCGGTTGAGATCGATGGTCATGAAGGGGCTTCACCTGTTCGGCTCGAACGCGAACGTACCAGGACTGACAAATGTTTAAGAAAATCGCCTTTTTTCTCGGGTTCTTGTGGACCCTTCCGGTCTCTTTGGGTTTTTGGATTTTCGGAATCGTCTTGCTCGTGACTGGGCAGATCCAGAAGTTCAAAATGTACCCGGATTTCACTTTTCTGTGGGACCTGACCAATGAAGGATGGTTCTGCCGGAAGGCGTTTTCCGACCGAGGTTGGGGTGGCTGGAGTTGCGGTAATAATATAGTGGTGATCGATTCGGATACGGAGAGATGGGAACGTACTGTGAAGCACGAAAACCGACATTGTCAACAGCAGTACGCTTGCGGTCTCTTCTTCTATCCGATATACATCATCAACTCGATTTGGATTTGGTTGTTCCAGCGCAGCAAACACAGCTACTACGACAACTGGTTTGAACGTGGTGCCAGGTCGTATGCGGGCCAGAAAGTCGAGATCCCCAAGGAACAGTGGTCTCAGGGCATGACCGACCGCTGGGCTTGGTGGTAGGATATTGTAGGAGGATGTCATGAGAGGTAGCACCTATCCGGACGGCGTTGTCGTAGACCACGTCGCACTTCGTCGAACCGAAGTCACAAAGGCCGAAGAGATTCTCAGAAATCGCGTCGACTGGACTTCTCGCGGGATCTTCACCGGAGGCGAAATCACGGTCAATACATCGGGGTCCGCTCCGTATCTGAACATCGACGTGAAGCAGCTCTCGGGTTACGCTCCGAACGGCGAGTACATCGAGACGACGAGCGACTACTACAATATCGCCCTTTCCGACTACACCTCTGGGGTGGTGAACCGGGTTTGTGCCGTCTACACCGAGGATGAAGACTACTACCAGCCCCACGAGAGCGACAATGAGAGATATCCGACCCGAGCGCAGGCCGCGTGGAGGATTCGAGTTTTCACCGACGCGGAGTTCAACGCTCTCCCCGCCACGGACGACAACCTGGCCAATGATGCCCAGGATCGCTGCCTCTTGATTGGGAAGGTGACGGCGCAAGGAGCGACCACTTCCCTGACCCAGAGCAACATCGAAGGACCGACCACGTTCAACAACATCCTCTATTCGACCCCGAGCACCCTCATTCAGATCACGGGCGTTACCGTGCTCGAAGTGTCTCCGAACACCCCGGTTGGCGATGGGAGCTTGGAGTACGACAAGCCCGGCGCTCCTCATGATTTCGAGTGGACCACTTCGAACGGTACGGGACCTACCGTGTCCATCACTTCGGACGGAATCTACAATTTCACGGATGGGGCCGGGGAGTACATTCGGTGTTTGGTGACGCTTTCTCTTCTCCCTACCAGCGGCCTACCCATCACCGAGACCATCACGGTCACGAATCTCTACTACCAGGCGGTTCCGAGACTCACCGCTGCGGATCTTCTGCATCGGAATCTTCGAGGGACCGGTGTCGTCAGTCCTACCAATCCGCACGGGCTGTCGGTAGAGGACATCGCAGGAGAGTCGTTGCCTTACCTGGAGCAGCACCAGGACGTGATGCACTGCAACGGGATCTGGAAGGGATCCTCATCGAATATTTTTCAGGCCACCATCAACACCGGTAGCACGGGTGGCGATACCTTGAACATTCAGGATCCCAGTTCTGGAGATTTGTTCTATATCAATGGGAAGCAGTTCGACTCGATTTTGAACAATCAAATTTACTTTGATCCAGGTAGCTGGGACGCCAATTGGGGGAATTCTACATCTACGGGTCTTTTGGAAGTATACGTAGACGATGAATCGAATGTTTTTGCAAAAAGGAAAATGAGTTATCCTCCAGGAACTCGGAATGTTCAAGGAACCTGGATTGTGGATTGCTCGAAAGATTACCCCGCTGCTTCGGGACTTATTTTAAAATATGAAGTTTCAGGAGGTAACTACATATTCACTTGGGACGGCGGGAAACCTTTATCCATCGCTTCTTCTGATCTGATAAGTCAAGTGATTCGGCTGTATGCAAAGAATGGAATTGATTGGATTGATTTGTGGGTAAACGGGAATGATACTCCCACTGCTGCGGACGATACTCTCCCATCAGGGGCCGGACCTTATCAAGATAATATTGACGTTCTGGCTTCTCCTGATCGTGATCAAAATATGCAAATTGCCTCCCTATCTCTTTGGTATGATTCAGTGTCTCCAAAGAGAAAGCTAGGGTATGCTCCCTATACCGGTCTTCGTCGCACTATTGACAAAAGATCGTGGGGAACTCTGTGCGTCGAAAACATGGCTGATTCCGCGTTGCAGGAGATGATCTATTCCCCAAACAACGAGTATCTCTCCTCCGGGATCGTCTTCAACCGGAACGGCTTCGCTAACGAGTTCGAGCTGTACAATATCGCAGCTTTGGCAGCCGACATTCGAGGTGGCGCGTACTACTGCCGAGGAAAGCGTATCGAGACTACGGGGGCCACGTCTTTAGGGTTCGCAGACAACGCGACGAATTTGGTCTATGTCGATTTTGAAGGAAATTTCGACGTTTTGGACGTGACCAATGACTTTAGCGGAAGTGTAGTCAGTGCGTTGAAATACGTGGTCGGCGCGTCTGCGTTGACACCCCGGGTTGACGACGAAACTCACTTCTCGGTGGCTTCCACCGGGGAAGAAGACCAAACGGATCCGCCCGAGCGCGGTGTGGCACTTTGGTTGGTCGATGCTTCCGGTGGGGCAGTGACGGACACTGTGGACATCTCTAAGAACATTAACAATGTGGAAGTTGAGTGGTCGGTTGGGAATCGCAGGAGTTCTTCCATATTGTCGACTTTTGCAGCTACTTTCGACAGCTTGGAATCCGCTTTTCTGTATGCGGAGCTGGCTCAGCAGTATCCTCATTTTGCCGGATCCATCGAGGTGATCTTAGTAGCCGAAAGCAACATTTCCAGACGTATTGTGCAGCCAACTTATGTGAATGTGCGAGGGACTGCGGGCCACGATGCGTCTCCGGAAGGAAGCACGGTATACATTAACTACGGTAGTGCGGATGGTGCATGGGCTCTCTCGGAGCGTAATGTTCTGGAGAATTTATGCATTCACTCGCAGAGCGGTGCGGGTGCGGCTTTGAGAGTTGCAAACGGCATCGAGATACGTGGATGTAAGTATACGCATGCAAACCCTACTCAATATTTTATGACTCTTGATGATTCTAGTTGGGTAGGTGTGTCGAAAATCGAGAATGTCACTATTCGGAATTGTGAATTTATTTTGAACCGAGCTACGATTTTTGCTAATGCGATTTCTCTTGCAAATGGATATCAGAATTTTCAGATCGCAGGGAATCATTTTCGCTCTACTGACGATGTTTCGGTCTTACGTTTGGAGTACTGCCAAGCCCCCATCGTTAGTGAAAATCGTTTTTTGTGTTCTGGCGGTACTGGTTTTGTAAATCCGGTTTTTTTGAAGGATACCGATTATGCCAAGGTTTTTGAAAATCACGTAGAGCTAGGTGATAGTACGGGGGATGTAGAAGTTGGTTTTGAAATTCGAACTGTCCTGAATTCTGTTTTTAAGGGAAATTCGATCAAGCGTGTGGACGGCTCGACTTCTATCGATGGCACTGCTTTTCGTGTTTATAATAGCGATTATTGCAATATTGGAGAAAATACAGTTAAAGATCTTGGAGAAGGAGTTATATTCCCTAGCAATTTAGGGCGATATTGGGTTCTGAACAATAATGATCTTAAAGTATTTAAGGGGGGCATCATAGCGCGAGTAACCGACACTACCATCGACGGAAACGTAATTTATTCTGAAAGTGTTGGAATTCTCGTTAAGCAAGATCGTTCGATTGTTTCAAACAACGCGATACGTATTGTTACGGAACGCGACAATCCATATACCAGTCTTGGAGGTTTGTTGGGTGGCTATGGAATTATAGGAGCGGATAACAGTGCTCATCTTACGATTCATAGTAATGAAATTTTTATGCAGGGGCGTAGTAGTGACAATTTACTGTTGGACAATAGTTCTTGCATTGCGTTAGGATCTTGTTCTCATTTTTCTATTCAATCGAACAAAACTTATATAAGTTGCGATGGTCTTGTTAGCGGAACTGGGCAGCATATTATTGTTCGCGATTACGCGAAATACGACAAAGGTCATTTTGCGATCAAAGACAACGTGATTGATAACCATAGTGCAACGCCTACTCCCGTGGCCATTCACGGGCTATATGTGAGTGAAACAGGTTACGGAGGTGGGTTGATTCATGGGGCTGCTTTTATCGAGGGTAATCTGATTTTGGACAACAATCTGAGTACCGGGTCTTACTACGCTCTCTATGTAGAAACCTCCGCAAATGCGAATTTTAAGTTTTATCCTGTCGTTCGCAACAACGTGATGAGCGTTCCAAACTTGAGCGGGCAGCCAAAAACTCAGATGGGGACCAAGGTGATTACGGTTGGACTTACTCTTGCGCCTACCAACATTCGGATGGATGATGGAGGTCTGGCGACCGTTTTCTAGCTCCACTCTTTGCTATATTGACAAGAGTCCAACTCCTTGGTAAGGTAGCTTCAGGAGGTGTGCCATGACTTGTTGGATTTTGGCTTTGAGCTTTGTGTTTCTGGGCTGCAACGCGGAGCTGGGGGAGCCGGGGGAGAACGCAGACACCGACACTGATTTTCAGGCAGCGGTCGATTCTCAGGATTCCGAGAAGTCTGTGCATGGACCCGGTTCGGACGGAGATGCGGACGGTGACGGGGACACGGATTCTGACGCAGACGGTGGTGCAGACCTGGACGCGGATGGAGACTCCGACTCGGATTCCGATGGGGATCTCGACGGAGATGCTGATCTCGATGTGGATGGCGACACGGACGCTGACTCAGATACCGGAACTGGCAGCGATACCGGAACCGGCTTTGTGTGCGATCCTGGGGAAACTCAAATTTGTACTTGCCCTCCTGCGGATCCGGGTACGCAAGAATGTCGACCGGACCGGATGGGTTGGACGGTGTGTGAATGCCGAGAGCCGTGTCCGCTGAACTCGGGGTGGCCGTGTGCGTGCAATCCTCGCGGTCAGGATTGCAACGACGGGTCTCCTTGTATCGGCTTGGTTATCACACCTTCTGATTTTGGGGTTTGCGCTCGGGAGTGCAAGGATCCGATAAGCGGGGATGTGATCTCAGGTTGCGAACATTCATACGATGCTCAGGGAGAGTGTGCGTTGGTGACCGGTCGGAACTGTACGTTAAAATGCGGCCACGACGACCAATGCCCTCCGGGTCAACTTTGCAGGGACCTTCCCGCAGACCCGTTCGACATCTGCCACCCCTGATTCGGATTCCGATACGTATTGGCTAAATTTTTTCTTTCCGCTATATTGACAGACCCCCGGCTCTGTAGTATATGAAGAGGCTGAGTTTGAGATTTCGCAGGTCTCCGGAGCTACCTGTTTGGTATTGTAAGGGTATGGAGGCCGTGCAATCGTAAGCAGTCGTATGGGTAAAAATGATTAAGATAGACCCGCTATTGAAAAAGCCGCTTCCCCCTCTGAGGGCTTCCGCCTATCGGAAGCTGAAAGAGAGTATTCAAAAAGAGGGGCTGAAAGAACCTCTCGTCGTATGGAAAGCGGATAAGGACAGTGACGATCTTATAATTCTTGAAGGACACGAACGTTATCGGATCTGTCAAGAGCTGGGAATTGAGCCTAAGATCGTGATGGCCCCTGACTACATCATCACCTTCGACGACGCTCAGGACTATGTCATGGCGGCTCAGCTAGCGAATGGGAAAATTACAGAGACTCTCGACAAAGATGCGTTCAAAGTGGCGGTAGGTCGTCGTCATAACTTGCTCAACGCGAAAAATCCCGGGATTTCCAAGAAATACGTGAGCGCCATTATTGAGCGGGGTTTTCCTGAAAAAGTAGTCAGGAACAACGGGACGGTTACCGAACAGATTAGGGCTCGCTTGGGGAAATTTTACGGAAAAGGTCCCATGTATGCGGAGCATTGCGGTGTTCGCGTGCGCGATAAAGTAGATCCGGATCCAATACTACAAGATCAAATTTCAAAGAGAAAGTCACCTGGGTATATTGCTGCGTCCAAACGCAGGAAGAAGAAAAGAGAACAGTCGATGAAACAATGTACTGCACCTCTTAGAGGACTTGGTTGGGCACGACGCGCGATTGATTCGATGTCCCGGATTGAGAATGGCGATCCGGAACGTAAAGCTGCGTGGGCTCTTCTTCGAAAATGGTTGGACGAAAACGAAGAGAAGAAAAAGATCATCTTAGCGAAGGAGTCTTCTAATTTCGAAGATTTTATAGTGCCTCCGTATAAAGAAGTCAAAGGAAAAAAACGCATGTTGCAGAACTTTATGGAAGCGTCCGGATTCGATAAGTCGAAGCCGGTAATCGTGAAATCTCGGGAAGACGGAAAATACGAAGTTGTGGATGGAAAACATCTGTTTGATGTGGCGAAGAAGCTGGGAATTCCATTTTGGTACAAAGTGGATGATTTTTTCATCGACTCTTCTGAAACTGAAGAAGATTCGGTGGGGGAAGTTTGCAATGAAGAATCAAACGAAAGGGAGTGAAGAAGATGGGAAATCCAAAGGAGAGAAGCGACGCAAGGGCAGAAGTGTCCGACCTTATGGCACGGCAAATCGAGAGTGCCGGGCTAGCGGGGGAGGAGCCGTGGATTGAGGAAGTTGGCGGTGTTTTCAAGACTTGGGATTACGACCGTTTCTTGTTGGGAGAGAAAAACCGCGTAGAGACGATCCGAGCCGAATTGTTAAGAGAGTCCTTCGATCTTCATGGGCATCTCAAGCGCCATCCCATAGGGGTGAAGGCTCTCGCGGATGGTCGCTTGGAGATCGTATCCGGACATCACCGATTCTGTATTGCCCGAGAGATGGCACTCCCCATCTGGTTTGTGATTGACAATACCGAGGTGAGCACTTACCACGAAGAGGCCACCTCCAAGGCATGGAGCGCTCCGGGCTTCTCAGGAGCGTATGAGAGAGGCGGCAGTGAGGACTATCACAAGCTTGAGGCGTTTGTTGCTAAGCACGGGTGTGGCTTCAAGGTAGCCTCGTACCTACTTGGCGGTGTCGGGGGGATGGTTAACGACACAGTGCGCAAGGAGGAGTTCGTGGTGACGGATGAGGCGTTCGCAAATCAGGTTGGGGAGTTGCTTTACGCCTGTAAGAGCGCCGCCGTGCTGGCGGTGAAGCATCCAAAAAATGCTAAATTCGCTACCGGGATTGAGTTTGTGCGCGCACTTGTCGCACTGGCGCGGAATCCCAAGTTTCGTCCTTCTCGGTTTCTTGAGAAGGTAAGCACTCACCACCACTTGATGGTCAAGCAGCCTGATGGAGATTATTATCTCAAGCTATTGAATAAGATCTACAACAACTATAGCAAGGAGCACAATAAGGTGAATCTCCTATCTTACTCTAGAGATCATTATGAAGCGGAAGAGGGTCAAATAAGGGAGTTGCAGAGACAGTACAAAAGGGAAAAGCGCCTAATGAAGGAGGCGAGAAACAGGCGCGTGGAACTGCGTCGCAAGGCTTTGAAAAAAGGAGAAATCGGTCTGAAATCGAAGTGATCGGGCGTGCCTTGGTAATTTCCGGTGTTTTGACTTTTTGAGTCGACGCCGAGATTTTAAGGTGGATCCCCGAGTCTTGTTCTGGTAGAAATCCTTACAGAGGATTTCCGAAAGAAAAACAGGGCGGGGTCCTCGGAAGGAGCGCGCATCGATGCGAGTCGGACTACACACACCTGATAAGCCAACCCCTATTTCTAAAAAAAGGAAGAGAGACGTATTCCCCAATCTGGCGTTGATGAAGCTCTCTGCGTGGCACAAAGCTCGCGGGGACTCGGTCGGGTGGTTCAAAGGTATTGAAGGGTTCATTCCGGCGGATCCGGGGCCGTTCGACCTAATCTATTCCAGTCGGGTTTTTACGTATTCCGAGGCGGACCCGGACCTTCCCCCTACAGCTCGTTGTGGAGGATTCGGCTACGGCTACACGGAATGGCTTCCCGACGAGATTGAGCATATCTGCCCGGATTACGACTTATACAAAACCAAGAGTTCGTTCGGTTTTCTCACGAGAGGTTGCGACCGCAAGTGCAGTTTCTGTTTCGTACCGGAGAAGGAGGGGAAGCTTCGAGCGCACGCGGACATCGAGGAGTTCCTGCGGCACGATTCCGTTATCATTATGGACAACAACATCCTCGCCAGCGATCACGGCATCGCCCAGATAGAAAAAATCGCGAAGCTCGGTGTCAAAGTGGACTTCAACCAGGGTCTTGACGCTCGCTTTATCGACGATTCGATGGCGCGGTTGTTGGCGAAGGTGAAATGGCTCGAACCTCTCCGGATCGCGTGCGATAGCCAGAGTCAGATCAAGTACGCGGTGAAGGCAGTGGCGAATCTGAGATGGAATAACGTAACTCCGGCCAGATATTGTTGCTACATGTTGGTGAAGGACATCGAGGAGGCGTTAGAGCGGCTGAAGGTTCTGAAGACGCTCTACGTGGACCCTCATGCGCAGCCCTACATAGATCGAGAAGGAACTCCGCCCACGAAACTCCAAGCCCACTTCGCACGATGGGTGAATTTCAAGCCAGCCCTTAAGAGCATGAGTTGGGAGGAGTACAAGGAGTCTCGATATCATGGGGAGTGAACGAGAAAATGGCTTTTAATTTCAGCGATCACCTTTTTGTAACTATTGACAGGATCTACTATTCTGGTATATATGTGGTAGTAGCTGTAGCGAGAAAGTAGATGACCCGAAAAAGTATCGACAGAGTAAACGTAGAGCGGATCCTAATTATTTGGGCGATGGAAATTCTCTATGATGAGGAGTTCCTATCGTCCGAAATGCTAGCGCACTACTTCAAAATGTGTACGCGCCGTCATTCCGGAAGAGTTTCTGCGAATGATATGGACGTGCTTATCGAAAAATTAAACACTTACTATTCCACCATCTGGAAAAAGCGTTACGAAGGCGTCGACCGGCGCAAGATCGGTAGTCGGAAAGAAGTCTCCGCCGAGGATAGAAAATTCATCGAGGAGGCAATCGCCCACTATTTCAAGATGAACGAAAAAATCCCGTCTCCCAAGGAGCTTGGGAATAACCTACGAATATTGAGGAAGCTTGGAGTAGTTCGGGGCTTTGAATCCGGCTCCCGGCGTTCATGGGAGTTGACCGGCGTTCTGTACGAACCTGAAGAGTTTCAGAATATGTTGTTGCCGATTCCGAAAAGTATCCACGATATGCTTAGGAGGTTGGCGAAGCTTGCCGGGGTCTCCATGACTGCGTTTGCTGTAGATGTAATTTCTCGTTCAGTTCTACGTAGGTGGAGTCAGAGAAGTAAAAAGTGATATGGGTTTCTGGGGGAAGAGATTCCCCTCTCTGTAGTATGAACAAACTGCCATCCTAAGTTTACAGGAGGGTTTTGGTATGGTAGATGATGTGGTCTCGCACTTCGCGGAAAAAGCTCTCGACTGGATCGTAGGGCAGAAGGAGAGAAGAAACATGTCTACCCAAGTTTGTAGTATCTGCAAGAAACCTTTCAAGTCAGTGGCCGGTCTCAAGGTTCACATGGGGAAGGTCCACAAAGAGGGGATCGAGCTTTCGGAGGAGGTGAATGACTCTGCCTCCCCTGAAGGTTCTTCTTCCGAAGCCGCTCCTCCGGAGATTTCCCCTCCGGAAAAGCCGGAACGTGAGCAGCCCGAATCGTCTGCGAAGAATCTTTCGGAAGATAGTCCGGTTCCTCCGGTTGCAGAGGGGCTGCCGCCCATCACTCCGGCTCCTGTCGAGGTTCCCCCGAAGTTGACGGAGATTCCGGAAGGCTCGATCATCGAGCTGACTGGAACCCTCTACTGGAGGGATCCTGCGACCGGAAACTGGAGTCCTCAGACCGCCGACAATCTCCCCCCGGCCAAGGTGGTACAGCGTTCAGTGACCGGGGATGGCTCCGTTTCCCTGCTCTGCGCTGTTCGCGGCGGCAGCGCTATCTGGGCGGTTCCGGAAAAGGCCGTGCTCCAGGGCAGCTTGCGTGTTCTGGAGGTGCCTGGAATGGTCCCTCAGATTGCACCGCCTCCTCCGGTGATTCCTCCTGCGGCTCCCCAGACGGATCCCGCAGAAGAGGAGAGCAAGCGCAAGGAAGCCGAACGCGCGAAGAAGAAAGAGGCGGCTCTGAGGAGCTACGAACCGAGCATCAAGCGGTTTGGAGAGGCGAAAAAGGCCAAGTCCGCCGCCGAGAAAGAGTTCAAACAAGTCAGCAGCGAGGAGCGCGGATCCATCGAGAGTTTTGTGCGCGAGTATGGTACCGAGTCCGAGCCCGAGAAAGGCGATTTCGTCGTTCAGGAGTTCGGTTACAAGGCTCACTTGATCCGTACCCCCGGGCAGCCTGCGATCAAGCGCGATACTCAGAAGATCGAGGAGTTCCTTACCAACTCGGCTGAGGATTGGGCCTCGAACTGTCTGCGCTTCACCCTCGATGTCGAGAAGTGGGAAGAGGCCAAAGCGAAGAAGCTCGTTCCTGACGAGTTCATTCGCGAAGTCGAGGAGATCGTTCAGAACGACGACACTTTCGCACTGAGGGTCGATCCCATTTAGTGATGCGAAAGCACGGTGAGGCGTTTTCTAAGTTAGGATTGTAATGAGTAAGTACAAGTGGGGCGGGGAGGATGCAGAGCGGCGATTGGAAGCGACGAAACGTGTCCAGGCGCTCTTGGACGCCGCTACTGCCGAGATGGTCGACGCGGGCGTACACAACGCTAAGATCTACAATGCGCTGGATCTCTGTAAGGTGGAGCTGGCAAGCTTCCGACGCGCAACCAAATACGCAATAAGCAAGCGGCGAGAACGAGAGAAGTCCGCAAGAAGGAGACATGATGCCGACGATTCAGCAGCTCGTGAAACACGGGCGTAGGAAGAAGATCCAAAAGAGCAAGTCCCCTGCGTTGGGAAATTGCCCGCAGAAGCGAGGTGTTTGCACTCGGGTTTACGTGGTGACGCCGAAGAAGCCGAACTCGGCTAATCGTAAATGCTGCCGGGTGAAGTTGACCAACGGTAAGGAGGTGGTTTGCTACATACCCGGCATCGATCACAATCTTCAGGAACACTCCGTCGTCCTGATCCGTGGGGGCCGTGTGAAGGATCTTCCGGGCGTCCGGTACCACGTCATCCGGGGGGCGCGGCGCACCGACTGCGAGGGGGTCCGACAGGAGAAGGATAAGATCATGCCGCGCAACCAGGGACGCTCCAAGTACGGGGTCAAGAAGACGAAGAAGTAGAGACAAGAGGACATTTCCTCCCCAGAAGGAGAATAAAATGACTGAATTGACCAAAGAAGAGAAGTCTTTACTGTTGTACTTCGAGACTAGAGCCACTGATTACGGGGGCACGGTTGACGGGGCCAACATGAACGGAGCGGATTTCTCGAAAGCCCAAGAATGGGACAAGGCTGGTTTTGTGAAATTTGGGCGAATTTGCTCCGAAGATCTCGATTCTAGAAGACGTGGTGCGTATTGGTGCCGCTTATCTTCAGATGCGGTTGCAATAGCCCATCAGTTGCGGGCAGAACGCGCAGATCGGGTATGGGAAAAACGCCGCTGGAGAACTACAGAGGAATATCGGGGAGGAAAGTGACTATCTCCACCTTGTTTGGGCTGTTTTTGTCTAATTTAGATCATTTTTCAAGACCAATTCGGTAGATTAGGGGTATGCCGTGTGTTCTACTGGTAGACGGAAACCCTCTTGTCTGGCGAGCGGCCTATGCCGAACGCAAGAGTAGCCAGGAATCCCGTATCGCCGGGGAGGTGGTGCGTTACTTCTACGAGATCCTGGAGCGTTTCCGTCCTCAAGAGGTTGTCATCTGCTGGGACAGGGGAAAGTCCCGCTGGCGTTCGCTGATCTACCCCGACTACAAGGCCGACCGACTGGAGAAGAAGCGCGAGGATGTCGACTTGGCGCTCGTGAAAGAGCAGATGGGCTACGTCCGCCGTTACTTCAACGCCGTAGGGGTTCGCCAGATCACTATTCCGGGTGTCGAGGCCGATGACGTGCTCGGGTGGCTTTCCGAGTACTACTCACTCCTGTACAACAGGCAAAATCCTCGGATAGTGATTGCGACCGGCGACCGCGACCTGTGGCAGCTCGTCAGCTCCCGGGTCCTGGTTTACGATCATCTACATTCCACCTTGTTCAACGAGCAGGGCGTCGAGAGCGCCTTTGGCGTGGAGCCCGAGCGCGTAGCCGATCTCAAGTCGTTGATGGGTGACGCTTCGGACAACATCCCTGGAGTCAAGGGAATTGGGGCGAAGACCGGTGCAAAGCTCTTGGCGCAGTACGAGCACCTCGGTACCTTGTGCTTCCCTGACAAGGATCAAATCAAAGAGCTGTCGAAACGCAAGACCACGGCTCGGATCCTGGAAAGTGGTGAACTTATCGCCGAGACCTATCGGCTTGTGAAAATCCCCTCCCTGCGGGAGGCGATTTATTACCTTTCCCCTGCCGAGATGCTCATTTTCAAGGAAGAGGTCGAGAAGCCGCTCGCTCGGGAAGATTTCCGGGTGCGGATGATGTACGAGCGGTTCGGCAAATCCTACGCTGAGCAAGAGAGGCTGCTCCCTACGTCCTCCGCCGACCTGAAGGGTATGGTGAACTACATGGAGAACTGCGCGCCGTCTGAGAGGCCCTCCTGGGGCTCTCTGCTGGAAGTCGATAATGCAATGCTGGAGTGTGCCCAATGCGAGCTGAGGTCGCATTGTGCCGAATTCGGCCCCACGCTTCCCTCGGGGCACGAAAACTGCGAGATCATGATCGTCGGTCGGAACCCGGGTGAGCAGGAGTTGATAAATCGGAAACCGTTTTTTCCGGGGGCTCCTGCGGGGAGTCGTCTCGAAAAGTTCTTGGCGAACGTCGGGCTCATTCGCGACGAGTGCTGGGTCACGAACACTTGCAAATGCTACTCACAGGACAACCGACCGCCGACTTTCGGAGAGATCAAGGCGTGCTCCAGGTACTTACGAGCCGAAATCGATCTTTTGCGCCCCAAGTTTATTATTGCGTTCGGGAACGAGGCTATGATGCAGCTTACGCCGTATCGAAGCCGTGTGCGCAAGCACTGCGGGGAAATACTGGAGAGCCCGACTGGTATGATCGGGCAAATCGAGGCGAAAGTGGCGGTTTGCGTTCATCCGTCTTCAACGTTTCGCAATCAGCAGGACGAGAAGAATATGCAGTATGCCGAAAAAATGGTGAAAAACCTCTTGGACAAGGTGACGGAAGATGCCTAAAAACGTTTTGAAAATCGACAGAAACTCTCCGGGGAATGAAAAGGGACATTATTCCGGGATCTATCAGCCTATCGACTTCATCGAGTTGTGGGGTCTGGGATTTGCGGAGGGGTCTATCGTTAAGTATCTCTGTCGCCATCGGAAGAAGGGGGGTCGCGAGGATGTAGCCAAGGCCAAGTGGTACTTGGGGGTTCTGGAAGCTCGAATGCGAGCCGGTCACTGGACACCGTCGCTCCCGGAGGGTTCTCTTGACGTGATGGCGTTTCTCGAATCACAGGATCTTGAAATCCAAGAGCGTAACGCCATCTTCAATTTGATCGAGTTTTTGAGGGGTGGTTCGAACGGTGATATCGCTCCTCTGCAAATCGTTAAAAAAGAGATCGATAAAATTCTGGAGTGGTACGATTGGTCCAAGATTGATCGGCAGATTGACTCTCATTTTGCAGGGAAGGGGGGCGATCTTATTGAGCCTGAGAGGTTCGATCCTCCTAAGTTCCTGCTCGAAGATAGGATTTATTACAGGAAACCTTCTCCGAGGAGTTGCCCCCCTCCCCGATGGTTTTCTTTGGACGCTGAGCGCCCTAGTCGCACCGTGAAGTTCAAGCTCGGGGATACGGAAGGCTACTTTACGGTGAGTTGCTTCTCGGACGGAACGCCTGGAGAGGTGTTTATCGACGTAGGCAAAGAGGGTTCGACCGTGGCGGGCTTGGCCGATTGCTGGGCCATCGCGGTTTCGATGCTACTCCGCTACGGAGTGGAACCGGCGCACATCTACGAAAAGTTCTCGTATCAAGATTTCGATCCAGCCGGATTTTCGGGAAACCAGGTGGTTCCTATGGCCAAGTCCATCGTGGACCTCGTGGTTCGCTGGATGAAGGCGAGCCTGCCCCCGACTGCGGAGCCTGGGAAGGTCTTTGACGACTACTCTCACGCCATCGAAACGGCGTCTGAATGAAAGTTATCATCCAGATCGGATACATCAAGACTTTTGGTCGCAGACGCGAAGGTCAGAGCGTCCGTGCCTGGGTGAATGATATCGAATGTTCTTGGAACGATGGAAATGGCAAGTACCTGACTTCTCGGGCTGAAGCCACGAAGGGTTTTTTGTGGTATCTGTGGTCCGGGGAACTGGCTGATCAAGACACTATCCGGTTTTCGGCCAAGACGATGCTTCTTGGGGTCGGTCCGGACGAATCCCGCACGTTCGAGGCTCTTTACTACGTCGACTCTTCGGCATCCGTCCAGACCATCAAGGTCTCGGGAGTTGGTCAACGGGGTTACCCCCTACTCAAGGGTCGCGTGGTCGAGCTAGGGAGCGTCTCCGAGAAGGACAAGCGCGAGTCCGAGATAGAAGAATTTCTGAGGGACGGGTTTTGATAGACGTTTCCGTAGAGAGTCACCGGATTCACGTCGAGCTGGATCCGAACTACCCCTACTATCAACGGGCGTACATTCTCGTGCGCTCGTTGCTCTCTTCCTACGAAGTTGACCACAATAAGTGGGCGGTCAGCTATCAGGATTTCCTGACTCTCCACCATCACCTCGACATGCTCGGGCTCGTCGAAGGTCGCACGATGACCGAAGATGCGTACCAGTGGATCGAGTATCTGAACTCATGTCGGCGGATAAACGAATCTCTGAAGAGCGGTGCCGAAAATCAGCGTATCAAGCAAGATCTCGAAGGGAAGCTCAAAAGTGAGCTGTACGAGGACCAGGTTACCGCTGTCGCCCTCGGGGTTCGAAATCGCAGGTGGGGTATCTTTGATGAGATGGGTTGTGGAAAATCAGCCCAGGCGTTGGCAACAGTGGTTGCCCTCGGAAACCTCGTCGGAAAAACTCTGATAATTTGTCCGCGAACGGTTCATATCGATTTCAGCAAGGAGATTCGAAAACACACATACTTGAAGGCTGAGGTCATTCCCGCTGGTCGAAAACGAGCGCTGGAATGGCTCCAGTTGAAAAAGAACTCCGACTTCGACGTTCTCCTCGTGCATCCGGAAAATCTGGTAGGAGGGAAGGGCAAGAAGAACGTCTTTGGAGATCTCACTCGACTGCTTCGTTCGATGACCTGGGACATGGTTATTGTCGATGAATTCCACATGTATAAAAACGTAGAAGCGAAGCGTACCCAGTGCGTTCTTTCTCTTCTTCAGGATTCAAAGGACCGTGCCAACAAGCGTCCCCGTGCTCTGCTGCTCACTGGAACGCCGGTTCCCGAGAGCCCGATGAATTCTTACGTGGCACTTCGGATCCTCAGCCAGGATGTGATCCCGCATATCTCCAGGTTCGAGAATCACTTTGTCGTTCGACAGCAGATTCAGTACGGAAAGAAAGGCAAGTTCGACAAAATCACTGGCTATCAGAACCTGGACGAGCTGAAGCGGCTCATCGAGGTGGTCTCGATCCGCAGAACCAAGGACGAGATGCGCGGATTCCCGGAAAAGGTGTTCATGGTTCGCAACGTTCATCTTTCGGGTAAGCAGTTAGCGCTTTATCGAGTGATCTGCGGAGATATTCTTGCGCAGCTTCCGGAGGATTCGAGAATCAACATCGACAAGTTCCTGTCCTCGGCGACTCAGACCCTCAGATTGCGCCAACTGCTCAATCACCCCGCTCTTCTCGACGAAAGCGGGGATTCGGCGAAGTACGTCGTGCTGGACAATATCTTGGAGGAGCTGCTCGCCGATCCGGAGCAAAAGGTAGTCGTCTGGACTGAATTTCGCAAGGCCGTTGAGCTGCTCCAGGAACGCTACGACAAGCTCTATGGAGCGGTGAAGGTCTACGGAGGCGTCTCCAACGAATCGTTAGAGGAGATTTCTTGGAAATTCGTGAATGAGGATCATCCTCGAATCGTAGTGGCCACTCCGGCAAAAGCAGGCTCAGGTGTAGACTGGCTTGCCCGCGCCCGTACTGGTATCTATATCGAGAGGCCGTACTCGTTCACGCTGTACACGCAGAGCCTGGACCGGCTCCATCGCCGCGTCGTGGAGAATCCGACCTCGCGGATCGAGCGGATCCGGGCGAAGCCTGCAACTTTGATGTTCCTGGACGTGCCGAACTCCGTGGACGAGCTGGCGAGAGATTCCATCCAGGCCAAGCAGAATATGTCAGATGCGTTGACGACGAAAAACGAAAAACTGGTAGAAATGGGAAGAGAAGAGCTGCTCAAGTATCTGAGGTAACGTGGACAAACAAACTCTGAATGCGATGGTGCGCTCCGACCGCACCGGAAGGCCCCTCGTCACAGCTTCTGAGTTGGGATTGTCGCCGATATACATTGAGCGCAATTTTCACATTGGGGACTGTTTCGAGGGCTTCCTGGAGATGTCTCGGAAGTTCTGGACCTACCGGGGGTACACCGGGCTCGGGCATCCGTGGCACGACGGGGACAACCCTAGAAGGACGTTCAACTACTTTAAGAAGAGCTTGACCAACTGGTTGAACTTTTCGGAGATGACGGACGTTCACTGGAAGACCCTGTTGGTACTGTCCCTATGTATGTTGGATTATCAGTACTACGACCGTCCGTCGCTCCTGACCGGAAATGCCGCGTTCCGAAATCGTTTTAAAAATCTTCGTCAGTACGCCGGTTCCCGGCAGCGAATGGACGACATCGCATTTTTCATGATGGAGTTTATTCAGCTTCAGATCGAATACATGGGTCGCGTCAGGTTGCCGGTTGTCAGTGATTTTTTGACTAACGACCCAACCCACTACCATTCGTGGTCGACCAAGGTGAAGAAGAAGAAAGCCCCCAAGAAGGTGTTGGGGATCTATCGGTCTGTTTGTGACCGGATTGGGCAGTTCGAACAGCTCGGGGTCGACTACGCCGATTGGATGCGGGCGAAAGTCGACAACTTACGTCAGAAAGTGGGTGCGGACGAGTTCACCTTACCTTTTATTCTCAACGTCAATTCTCTCGACCCTGATTTGGAGAAGCTACGTACCCAGATTGCGGATCCGTGGAGAGAGATTAAGAAATTCTTGGAATTGCCGGATCATTGTTCGATGCCGGATGGCAGTATTCCGAAGGGGTGGTTTCCTGCAACGGAAGATCAGGAGAATCGTCGGAAAATCGTATCGATCACGAAAGACGGTTACTACTATTATGCTGATGGCACTCAATGGCGGGGAAAACGCCACTATGCCACGAACAAGTACCTGGTCATAAAATGTACTCCAGAGAACTTTCACTGTTTTCGAAGTAGCTGGTACGACAATCGACTTCTCACGGGAAAACCGACGTGGGAAGAGTACAACACTTGGGCTGCGTATCCTGGTATTTGGGACGAAGCAGGTCGCAACGTCTCCACTTATCGCGGAATCAAAGATCTAAAATGGAGGAGACCGTGAGTACGCTGCGAGACCGAATTATCGGACGTTGCAGGACGTGTGACGGCAGCGGTATGTACGGAGACTCTCTCTGCGCCTGTTCGATCAAGTTTCGGGTGTTTAATCGATTGGTCGGAGGTGACTTCCGAGAGGAGCTTCTCGATCTTGTCAGCTCCTATTCCTACGAAGTTCCGCTTATCGAGGACGGAGAGGGATCCTTGGGGTATTTCATAGAGAATCCGTTTACGGTTTTGGAAAAGGGCCTGAGCTTATTCATTTTTTCTCGGGAGAACGGTCGGGGGAAAACTACCTTGGCGCACTATTTGGCGTATTCTCTGGCATGGCCGTGCTCGCACACGGAAAACTACAAACGCGACCGAACCTATGGTTTTTCTGACGTTCACAAGCTGTTCGAGGACGACAACTCTTTTCGGGAGACCTCGGAAATCTGGAAGTCGACCTTTTACGTGTTGGATGATCTGGGAAACGAGGAGAGAAGCTCGGACTGGAAGAAGCAGTCGTACACGTCCACGCTCCACAAGCTGTTGCACTACCGACGAGGCAACCGGTTGCCGACTATCATTACTTCGAACTACGATCCACGTACTTTGTCCTCTTTCTACAACGGATATCTCGATTCAGTGTTGGAAATTCGCCCGGACGGTCGGATCCACGGTGAGTTTTTCCGACAAGTCGAGGTGGGCGGCGCGGAAGACTTTCGGCTCGCCAACGCGGAGAAGAATTGGCCTGCATAGATGGAAATTGACGTAAAAGTCGAGGCTGAGTTCCTCTCCGCGATTCTCCAAAAGTCCGAGGCCGTGGATTCGGAGCTGCTCTCGTATATTGAGCCCGAGTACTTCCAGATCGACTCCTATCAGTGGTTTGCCCGAGTTCTCAAGAACAGAGACTGGGAGCCCATCGCCTTCGATTTTCTGGATCAGCAGTTGCTCACAATTGAAGACGAGGAGAAGCGCAGCAAGTACCGAAATCAGCTTTATGCGCTGTACGTTCGTCAACTGACGTTCGAGGCAGACGCTGCCGACAAGTTCAAAGCTTATGTTGCATTTTGCACGGTGAATTCCAAAGTGCGGGATGCTTTTCAAGGTTTTCAACGCACTGACCGCATCGATTTCTTGATCAATGATGTGGCCGAAGGCATCGACATTGCTCGAAGCGTCATCACTGAAGGAAAATTGCCGGTAGTTGACTACGTCGAAAGCTATCAGGATCGGCAGCATCAACGAAAGATGGTTCGGGATAATCCGAATCTGAATCCACGGATCCTGACCGGCATTGTTGGACTAGACCAGCAATTCCGCTTGAAAGCCCCGATGATCATTGACTTCATCGCCCCGTTTAAACGGTACAAGAGCATCGTGCTCAATGCGCTCGGGTACTCGTTTCTTCTTCAGGGTTGGAACGCGATTCACGTTACCTACGAGAATTCCCTCGAACTCACGATGGACCGGTATGATTCAATGTTCAGTGAGTTGAACTACGACCGCATCTCGAACTTGTTGATTACTCAAGAAGAAAAAGATGCAATGGACGCGACCTTCGAGTGGATGCGTAGCTGGAAAAACCGACTGTACGTTATCAAGGCGACCCCACAGGAAACAACAGTGCCGCAGATAAACGATGAAATCAAACGTATCCAAGACAAAACCGGAGAAACACATGACGTAGAAGTGTGGGATTATCTGAATATCATCGCTCCTTCCAAAGATTTTAGGGAAGAACGACATCAACAGAAGCAGATTGTTTGGGATTTGAAGAATCACGCCGAAGAACATGGGGTGGCTATCTTCGAGGCATCCCAATCGAATCTTGAAGGGGCAAAATCCGAGCGTCTCGACATCGGCCATCGTGGGTTAAGTACCGATATTTCTCGTGGAATCGATATTTCCATTGCAATTGATCAAACCAAAGCGGAACGAGCTGAAGGGATTATAGTTCTGAGTCCGTTGTTTTTTCGAGCCGGTCCGATTACTATTCCGGAGATCGTCTTAGATACTGATCTTCCACGTATGGTAATTACACGACAATTACATAGGCTTTGGCAGGTGGCTGCAAGTAATAATCCTTATATTTAGGGTATTTAGAAAAAAACGCACTACTGAACGGATTTTAGGTGGAAAATAAGGTTGACAGGGTTTTTTAGGGCTGCTAAGGTCTCTTTCTGTTCGTAGCGATTGTATGAATTTTTGTATGGGGTTTGGTAGTGGATCCACGTTCGTATATACTGGAAAAATTCCCGGACAAGTCTCCGAACTCGTCTGGCCGCATCCACACGAACTGCCCCTTTCATGATGACCATAGCCCCTCGTTCAGTATTGACGTAAACCGTGGAGTATTCATCTGTGGATCGCCAAAATGCGGGGTTCGGGGAAATTTTGTTCGGTTCTACAAACTCATGGAGGGTATTGAGACTTGGGCGGAGGTATATAAACGCTTAAAAGTAACGAAAATTGCTAAAGATTTTGACGATTTATTTGCTACTCCGCGCAAGAGTTCCAAGTCACCCTATCAAATCAGTGATTTCCCCCAACCCCCCGATGTTGAACCTATTGTGGGAGTTCGGTATCTGGCGGATCGGGGCCTGGGTCAGGAAATTGTCGATGCTTTTGGCCTACTCTACGGTGTGCGGGGTGAGTACTCCGGAATTCACATCGATAATTCAATCATAGTCCCTATTTGGGATCTCAACGGGTCGTATATTACATTTCAAACGCGCAACTTGCATCCTAGCGGTCTTCGGTGGAAGTCGCCCGCAGGATCTCCGTTGCAGAACCTTCTCTACGGGGGCTGGCTCGTGTCGGAGCGTACCGGCCAGCTCTGGATTGTCGAGGGGGCTTCTGACGTGTGGAATTTCCACAAGTACGGGATCCAGGCGGTCGGCATCTTCACCAAGGAAGCGAGTGCTGCGCAAATCAATAGGATTCGAGAGCTTTGCCTCGACTTTGGCCTTCAGCCAATCGTGTGTCTGGATGGGGATGCAGTGTTGAGGGAACCTCCCTTCAGAGATTTTGGGAAAAAAATTTTCGATGAGCTTTGTGCGTTTGGTTTGGAACCTCATTTGGTCCATTTGTCCGCGCACGAAGACCCCGGCAATTTATCTGCCGACCGAGTTCGGGAAGTTCTAAGTGGAGTACGACGTTCGGAGGGCCAAGGCGATGCAGCTCAAAGCTCGTATCGAGGGAATGTTGATTTCCCTGGGGAGGACGAAACCTGAGTTAGCGGACGGGATTAAAAGGTGGCAGAATTATATCCTGAAAGCGGTTTCGAAGGTTTCGAGGGTAACCGGCAGGGACGAGGAAGACGTTCTCGGAGAGATTTTTCTCGGAGTGGTGAAGGTTGACGAGATCAATAATTCGTCAATGTGTCGCTACGAAGGGCATAACTACAAAATCGTAGGTTACGACGGTCCTCTGGTGGCTCATCTTCAAACTTTGAGCTGCAACGTTCGATTGCACGAAGATTTATGGACTTCGGTTTCGAATCTCAAACTTATTCGAACGGGTAAACTGGAGTCTTCGATTTACCGAGAAATTAAAAACCAATGTACTGATATGCTAACTTCGAATTTCACGAAAAAACGGGGGTATACTCGTAAGAAGGTTGGAACCCGAATTTCAAAACGTACTGGGCGCAAGATGCCGATGTACGAAGTGGTGGGATCCCCGTATTTCGTAGATGTAGATGAATCCTTTGATTATCCTGTGAAGGGGTTTAATCCTGGCCGTCCTTCGATTTCGGAAGTTTCCCGGTATTTATGTAGTCAAGGATCAAATCCGGAGGAAGCGGTAGCGTTGAGCGAATCGATATCGGATCTATGGGGATTGCTATCCTCTTCCGCAGGGACGGTCTTCGGCTGTATGTTGGAGAACCCGACGTTGTCGGACGGCGAGATTGCGGAGAAGTGTAGGCTGACGAAGAAGTCGGTAAAACTGGCGAGGGAAGAGATTGTACGTGGTTACGAGGTGTGTATTGATCGTGAAGCACCGCTTGATATCAATGCGCGTCGCTTTATTCGCTTAGGGGAAGTGTAGAAATGTTGCTGCGCGCAGTTGGGAACTCTTTGCTGCTCAACTACGAGTTCTTGGTCGATTTGTACAAATCTATCGAAAATATCGATAAAAAAGTCAAGATGCTCTATTTTAACTCGGACGGAAAGAGTTTCTCCGTCTATACCAGCTCTTCGATTGCTTCCGTGATCGGAGGGGTGCAGATCGAAGGACTTTCGACGTTCGGTTTCGGTCTCGACGCCGCGAGATTCGTCGCTTTGGTAAAAAAGCTTCACGGCCAGAGCGATATCCGAATGACGTTGCTCAAGAACGCCGTACTGATCCAACAGGACAACATTTCCGCGAAATTTCCCACTTCGATACTCATCCAACATTCCGGAGTTCCCAATTTTGAAGTTATGGATACGGAGCTTGCCAAGTGGATGTCGCGACAAGTGGCTCAGTGCTCGAAAATTATTCCGAATAGTCGACGATATCCGGGGATCCTGATTGACAACGATTATCGGAATATCACAAGGCTCATTCAGTTTGGCGATAACGCATTTCGAGTCGCAGCTTTTCCAAAAGTATCGCTGGCGCACTCTCGAATTCTCATACCTCCGGAAATTTCCCAGGCGATTCGCTCTCTCTCGGATCGAGTTCAGTCATTTTTGTATCGAAAAGATCATTTTGGCGTGGTTTTGGAGAGTGGTTTGTATTTCTACATGCCGACTCTAGTAGATTCGCATCCGTCCGAGTACGGGTCTTACCTACACCTGGAGGATAGTGTTGCGCAGCTCGCTCCAAGTCGGGAAACGTTTGTCTTCGATAAGCAACAGCTTGTCGTAACTTTGGAGATGATTTCGTCAGTGATGCGCGAGGAGGAGACCTTGGTACGCTTTGATTTTGTCGGAATGTCCTCTTCGAAGCTTCCGGTCTGGAAAATCAGCGCACAGTCCGTTACCGGTTTCGATCTTTCCGAGAATCTCGAATGCGTAGATGGCAACGAGTCTGAATTGCCGTCTTTTCGAATAAATAGGAAGATTTTCTTGAACACGGTCAAAGAATGTGATGGTAATCCAGTGCTGCGCGACATGGACAATATGTTTGCCCTGTCTGACGGTAAAGAGCGGTGCGGCGTGACAATGCTGATGAAAGATTTGATCTAGGAGGAGAATGTGGAGGAAATAAAGCCAAAACTTACTCTGGATTCCGAAATGCTCAAACGTATCAACAAATTCTACTCTTGTGCGCTGGGCGATGAAGTACTCGGGACTGAATGTTTCTCGGATCCGAAGTTAGATTCGCACTACTGCAACCCTCAAGCTCCTGTGGAGGGTGGGAAATCCTGCGAGCATTGCGGTAATATATTAGGGAGGCAATGCAAGATCACTTGTCACATAAACTACTTCTGCTTGGGAATGTACGCTTTTCGTCTCGGGATAGGCGCATCCAAAAAGAACAGCATTCCGAAGGCGATTCAGCACAATCTTGGGAGCTTGACGTACAAAAAACTCTACCAACTCGTGATGGAGCGTTGTACTATTCCTTCGAAAAAGGAGAAAACGTTGCAGGATCCCGTCATTCACGACGGAATGCAGTTGGAGATCGAAGTCGAGCCGGAACCGAACGGCTCAGATCAACCGGAAAAGAAACCCAAACGGCGATTGGGTCCGCTCTACGACGACACCGGTCGCGAGCTGCTCTCGATCACGGAAGCGAGCCGACTTTACGGATGCACCTACGTAAACATGTACTCTCACGTCAAGCGTGGGAACTTGCAGCGAATCGTAATCGATGGGTGTAACTATGTACTCCGAGAAGAAGTCGAAAAATTACGAGAGTCGAGAAAAACGGTCGTCGAGAGCTAAGAGGAAGGTGAACTCTATGTCTACACGACCTTTTAAGGTGGCGGAATTCGTGAAGGACAACGCCACCGTAGAAGTTTACCAGAAGGCCATCGACAACCGATCAAAGTCGGACTTGATGATCGTTTTCGACGTGTTTTGCACTGCGGAGATGATCTTGGACGGTGATCGACGCCTTTCGCATTTTATCCCCAAGGATCAAATCCCCTCTTTAGTGATCGCCGTAACCGAGGCCCTGGAGTTCATCTCCAAGCGTCATAAAGAGATGAGAAATTCTCGCGAACGACGAATCGATAATCATGAAGTAGTGGGAGAGCGGTTCGGGGTCATTCCTCGGGAAGTTGACGAGGGGATCGAAGGGCGAAAGAAGCTCACCGAATTTAAACGTGGGAGCGTGCTCGTCGAAGCGTACAACCGCTCCGTAGATGGCGATTTGGCGATTCGATGTTGCCACGAGTTCGTCTCTGAGGGTGAGCGCAGGCTGTCAATGTCTATCCAACAGCGTAGTCTTCGGGATCTCTTGATTTCGGTAGGTGAGAGTTGGCGATATCTCGAAAAATTTGAAAAAGAAAATATCTCACAGTCCGAATCGAAATCTGAGAATTTTGGAAATACTGCTGGGATCGAAGGCGGCTATTATTCCGAAGAATAATGCTCTACTTTTTAAAAGATAAGATTCCAGCTACCTATCATCTGATTGATAATCCGAAGAAGCTTTCTTGGCTTATTCGAGAGCTGGAGAAGACTACTGAGTTCGCGTTCGACATTGAGACGAACCATCCGACCTGGAGGGGGAAGCGGAAGCTTCCACCCGAATTTGTACATTTAGTCAGCGGGGTGTCCTTTGCCTGGGGCCGTACTGAAGTTACCGACCCTTGGAAACCGGGGAACGCTGCTTACATCCAGCTCCACCGTTCTGACGATTCTCCAGCGTGGGGATCCCGGCAAGAAGCCGTTCTTAAGGCAGTTCGGGAGATCTTAGAAAACGATGTCCCCAAGATCGCGCAAAATGGAAAGTTTGACTGTAAGAATCTCAAGAGATTGCTCGACATCGAGGTTCAGAATTTTACTTTCGATACGATGCTTGCCCATTCGTTGCTCGATGAGGACCGGCGCACTTGCTCACATGCTTTGAAATCTGATTATGGAAAAGAAGGTCAAGTAATCAAGCTCGGAATGTCCGATTCGTACCTTGATGCGCAGTCGAGCTTGTTCAAGACTGGTCTGGAGAGTGCTCTGGAGCATTATGATCCTCATATGCGTCGATATTCGAAGGTTCCTCTTCAGGTGCTTTACCCTTATGGTTGCGCGGACTCCGATTTGACTTTGTCCCTCAAGCTCGTGTTCGAGCGAATGCTGGAAGAAGAGGGGATGTTGCGTCTGTTTCGTGAGCTGGTCATGCCGTTGCAGCACGCTTTGATGCTGATGGAGCTGCACGGTGTTCCTCTCGATATGGCAATGGCTCGCTACGTCCGCGATGACCAAGCTCGTGCGATGGCCGAGGCGGCGGAGAAGATCCAGGAAATCTCTGGGCAAAAGTTCAACGTGGCCTCCAGTTCCCAGCTCGGCGCGATTCTCTTCGAGGTGATGCAGCTTGCCGGAGGCAAGAAAACCAAAGATGGTAAGTGGGCGACCGATGCCGACTCGATGAAGAATCTCAAGCATCCGATTGGCGATCATGTGCTCAAGTTTCGACGAGCCGAGCAAATCCACGGACACTACATCGAACCGGCGCTCGAAGGGGTGGGGGAGGTTACTAACAATGGCGCTATAGGTTGGGTCCACCCCGAGTACTGGATGGACTCCCGTACCGGTCGGCTGAAGCTGACGGATCCGAACTTGACGACTCTTCCTCGCCCTGAGAATGGCGGCATGATCGTAAAATCCGTGTGGTGTACGCCCGAAGACTATGTTCTCATTTTCAAGGATTTCAGCCAGATCGAGCTTCGAGTCATCGCGCACATGTCAGGTGAGCCGGTGTGGATTGATGGTTTCAACCAGGGTTACGACATGCATGCGGCGATGGCGCACCGCATTTGGAATCTCCCGTGCGATGTCAAGGATGTCAAAAAACTCTACCCGGATAAGCGTTCGAGCGCGAAAACCGTGAATTTCGGGATTGCTTACGGAGAGTCTGACTTTTCATTGGCGCAGAGGCTCGGAATCACCGTTGAGGAAGCGCACCATCTCATCTATGATGAGTATTTTGGGGCAGCTCCAGTCCTTCGTCAGTGGATTGAGCAAACCCATCAGTTCATCCGAGAGTACGGATACGTTATCAATCTTTTTGGTCGCCGTCGCCACCTTCCCGATGGAATGTTGGAGCCCCCTCCCGGGATGCAATGGCCGGATGAGGAGTATCGACCAAGCTGTTACCGGGACGGTCCTCAGGTGCGCATGATGGGGATCGACCCCGATGATGTGCTCGACATCACCGCACCGCAGCTCAAGAGTCATCTGAAGGCCAAACATTACTACCCACACAGCAAACGCTGTCCCGATTGTCCTCATCTGCATTCCTGTTTTGTCAATACTGAAGTCAAGTACATAAAAGGTCGCGTGAGCCGTGCGCTGCGTCAGGGCGTGAATGCACCGATTCAGGGAACTGCCGTGGATATGGCGAGTTTTTCTTTGATCTGGATTGGCGAGGAGTTGAGGGGGCAAAACCTCGACGCGGCCCCGATTCTTCATATTCACGACGAGTTGGTAGTATGTTGTCATCGGTCTTGTCTGGAGCAGGTAGATCGAATCATGGATTATTGCATGGAGGACCGTCTTCAGGAGTTCACTCAGCTACGAGTTCCGATTAAGGTCGATACGGGAATCGTTCAGAGGTGGTCGGACAAACACCTCAAGGAAGAGGAAGAAGCTGCGTAGGAGGAGTCATGGGCAAAGTTCAATGGGTAAAATGGAAGAATCACCAGGGTGCAAAGCATCGAGGGTCTCTCAAGTACGATCCTCCGCAGCCGTGGGACATGTGGGACAAGATTATGGGCGTTATCGCCAGGTGCGAAGGTAACCACGATACGGTGGTCTCCTACGATGCGACGGGAATCACCTGGGGGTTCATGCAGTGGACCTTCACCTCGGGTCGACTCCAGAAGCTGCTCGAATCGTTCAAGTCTATTCCGTACTACGATCTGGACACTCCCTCCGAGGTGCATCACACCCTGTTCGATGAGGTCTGTGAGCTTGAGGAAGACGTGCAGATATTCGAACGTTGCGGGTTTTGTATCCAAGGCGGTAAGTTTGTCGAGTTGGCGACGGGGAAGAAGCTGGATCCTCGAAACAAGAGTCAGAAGAAGAGGATCGACGATGTGTGCATGGGGCGCACGCAGTACAAAACCCTTAAGGACCAAAAGTTCCATGCTCTCAAGCTTGCGAAGATTTTCGTCGATCTCGCACATCAGTTCGCGGTGCCGGAAGCTCAGATCCAGTTCGCCATCCAGGAGTTCAAGCGCGAGCTTCAGTTCAAACGTTCTCCGCTCGGCGGCAAGTCGATTGCGTGGCTTCTCGACGGGACGTGGGACACGCCAGCTCCCGCTTTGTTTTTTAATCTGTGGCAGAACAACCCCGGAGCTGCGTACCGGCTGTTCAAAACGGTGAAGAATTCGGGTGTCACCGAGGAGCGCTATTTCGGGCTGGCGTGGAAGAAGGCGTGCCGGTCCAAGTTCGGAAACTGGGGCTACGGAAAGCCCGAGAACAAGTCTCCTCGGGTGGTTCGGATCAAGAAGGCTATGAAAGAGTTTTATGGGATCGATCTGAAGCTCTACAAGTAGGGGAAGATCATGATTACGCGAAAGACTCTGGATGAAGCGGTGTTCGAAGCTCAGAGATTTTTGAAGAGAGCTAAGAAAGTCAAAGAGTTGCTGAAAAAAAGACAAATGGGCCGCATTTTCAGGAAGTCGAGAAACTGGAGATCTAAAACGGGCCAGTATGGATTTGTCACGGGCGTTAGTAGAGCTGAGAAGACGAGGTCAATAGGTAATAAGTGCAATTGTCGGTGAAATACCGACCTCAGCGGTTTGCTGAGGTAGCGGGACAGTCTGCTTCGGTGAGAATCTTGATCAACTCGATTCTGATGGGTCGGGTTCCGGCAGCTTTGCTGTTTTCGGGGATGCGGGGCGTAGGGAAGACCACGCTGGCGCGGCTGTACGCCAAGGCTCTTAATTGTCCGACTTTCTCCGAGCAGCAGGAGATCTGCGACCAGTGCGAGTCCTGCGTGGACGCCTCCCGGGGTGCGAATCAGTCCATTTTGGAGTTCGACGCGGCTTCCTACTCGGGGGTCGAGCACGTCCGCGATTTCGAGGTCCTCGTCAAGCACACGATTCTCCATCGATACCGGATCCTCATCCTGGACGAGGTCCATATGCTCTCCAAGTCCGCGCAGGCCGCGTTGCTCAAGATCCTCGAAGAGCCGCCACCCAACACCGTTTTCATTCTGGTGACGACGGATCCGCAGAGGCTCGAAGACACGATTCGTTCCAGATGTCTCCAGATGCCCCTCCAGCCGCTTTCCGTGGCGGACGTGGCCTCGAATGTGCGCTCCCTCCTCGAACGAGAGGGGCACGCGGCTGAGGACGCCTTCGTGGAGAATCTGGCCCTCCTCGGCGGCGGATCTCTCCGGGACGTGCAGCAGGTGCTCGAACGTCTGATGCTCGCCGCGCAGGGCGGTGAACTGTCGGTGAATTTACTTCGTGATACGGTAGGAATTGTCTCTGTCGAGGAGTACGGAGACCTTGCAGATGTCCTCGACCAGAGAAATCTCCCACTTTTTTTGAAAGAAATTTCCAGATGGTATTGGGAGGGCCGAGATTTGGTTCAGCTCTATATTGACGGAATCCCTATACTTTTGAGGGATTTTTCGGTGTATTTGAGCGGTCTCGGACCCGAGGTATCCTACTTGACTGGAATCCCCTACGAATCCCTTTCTGGTAATTTAACCTTGTCCCTTGAGGATGTGCGAAGGATTGACGGGTTGTGGGAGAAGAGCTTCGAAGCTATGAAGTACGCCACCTATCCGAAGGTGGTTTGGGAATTGTTTGCAACAAGGGTATGCGGTCAATGAATGGAAGATCAAAAAATTTACAAAAGTCAGTGGCATCTCGACGAGAGGTGTCCGCGCTGTAGGAGGTGGTTGAGGTCCAGAGGACTGATCGTTACGAGTGCGTATCGAATCGAGAAAGTTTTTTGCGGGAATTGTGGGTTCTACCAGAAGCGCAAGGTTCCTTTGGACTCGATGGGTTCAAAAATTGTGAAGGAGGAAGCCGAGAGAATTGAGAAAGGAACGGCGAGTAGGGTAAGAACCGGGGGCGAAAGTCTCGGTAAGCAAACGTATGGTCGCAATCGAGTGCGCCGGGCGATGGCGCAGCGGATGCGCGAGCCAGAGAGTGAGAATGAGCGATTTCGGGATCCAGATAACTCCGAACGGGGTAATGGCGACGGTGAACGAGAGTAAGGAAGAGGCCGATATCGTCGAGATGCTTCGTTTCGATGCGGAAGATATCGAAACTCTTCTGAGGACTCAGTCCTCTACGCAAGCCTACTGGGAGGCGCTGACAGTTCGGTTGAAAACCCGCTACGAGAGATTCAAGGAAGGCTGGATGAAAAAATGGTGGGCTCATAATAAGAGGTTCGCGAAATATGTTTTAACTTCTTATGGAGAGTCTAAACCCACCGTGGATTCCATCATCGATACTACAGTTATTCTCTATTCCGCCGACACAACTCAGAACGAAAGAAATAAGTACGGCACGACAGCGTTTGGAGTGGCTTCCACAAAAAAGCTTTACGAGTCCGAAGAAGAATTTGTGAAATCTATGTATAAATATCTTTATTTCGACCCTCCTTGGTACTACGAAACCTTGATGGACACCGCCCACTCGCTGCGAGAGGGCTTGGAATTGGTACAAATAACAGCAGAGAGGTTGCATTCGAGGTCGTTCCATCTGGATCTGTACGCTCGGATGCTCAGAGCGAAGAAGTCGAACGTCGAGCCTTTGGATGAACGGAGGCTCATTGAAAACATGGAAAGTAGGAGGAACGGATGAGCAACTTCAATATGCCTTACCAACAAGACAAGGAGTCGATGGACGGCGGGAAGGGATCTTGGTCTCTCGATTTCTACCGACCGCTTCCCGACAAGGCGAAGCAAACAAATCGAAATCAAGTGATCATTCCGTTGTTCTCTCCGAACAACTGGGCGCTGTTCAACCCCACAGTGGAGGACGCTCAGAAGTACGGAATCGCGGGCGGCGGGGGGTTGGTCTCGCTGGACGCGAACAATCCTTTGCAGACGTTTTACCTGAGAATCGCGGTTCATCAGGTTCGGAAGTTTCACCATAAGGATGGCAAGGTTGGTCACGCGAACGTCATATGTCCCATCGAATTTAACAGGTACTTGACTGAGACTCTAGGTAAGCAACCGCTGTACGACATGCCTCGTTGCGCATTTTGCGAAGAGGCTTCCCAGATGTGGGATAGCCACAATGAGCGTTGGGATTCCATCGGTGTCGACAAGAAGGGTCTCAGTAACGAAGGCTATTGGGACCAAATCAAACGGGATCCCATTCTTAGCGCGACACATCGGACCGCCAAGGAGCTGGGTACAACCGACCGGTGCATCGTGTCAGTGTTTGATCATGACAAATTCACCGGGGTTCGCAAGCTCGATGACGGAGAGGAGGGGGTCCACCACCAGATTTGGTACGCCCCGAAGTCGGTCTACACTGAGTTGTGGAACCTCTATGAGATGACTCCTGGAGGATTCCCCTTCTTCGAGCCCACGCCTCAAGGCTGGCCGATCATCACCGTCACGAAGGATACCAGCGAGTGCGAGGGCAACAATCTGAGAAACACGAAGTACTCGGTTTCTTACATGGGAAAAATGCATCTCTATCCGCAAGAATGGACGGACTACATCAGGAACCAGCAGTCTCAGGTGGACCCGACGCAGTACCTGCATCAACTTTCCTACGAAGAGGGCCGTTTTTACATTTCTCAGCTTCGGGAATCGGCCAACGTTCCGCAAGGACAGCAGACGCAGGTTCCGCAGGAGTACAACACTGCTCCGGCTTTTTCGGGCGCTCAGTTGCCCCCTGGAGCGCCTCCGATGGGAGCTTCCGGATCTCTACCGCAGCAGCAGGGGGCGCCTCCCGCTCCGCAGGGCGCTCCCCCCGCTCAGCCTGCGGGTACTGCCGCAATGGCTCCCCCTCCTCCCGGCTCGCCTCCTCCGGGGGCGCAGATTGGCACACCGATTCCGGGCAGCCCGCCTCCTCCGGGAACTCCTCCAGCGGCTCAACCTCCGGCCCCTGCGGGTTCGCCCCCTCCGGGAGCGCCTCCGCAACAGCAACTTCCGGCTCAGACGGCTCCGGCTCAGCCCCAAGCGCCGATTCCGCAGCAGCCGCCCGCAGTGCAACCTCAGCCGCCGATTCCGACTGCTCCGGGATTTCAGCAACCCGCTCATGCGCAGCCTCCGGACAGAAGCGCCCCTCCGGGAGGAGATCAACCTCCGGGAGCCAAGCGTAGGAAGTGGTAGAGATGGCGAAGAAAAAAACAAAGGAAAAAGAACCTAAGAAGGAATTGAGCCGTACCGCAGAAATTCTGAAGAAGATTCAAGTAGGATCTGAGTTCGAGGATTTCACGGTGGCGGATGCCAATAAGATCGAGAATATCCCCACCATTCCTTCCGGACTCTTGAGCGTCGATCTCATTTTGGGTGGGGGTTATCCGCAAGGTCGAATCGTGGAGTTGTTTGGATCCGAAGGTTCCGGAAAAACCACGTTGGCTTTGCAAGCTGTCGCTTCTGCTCAATCTCGGGGCGGCGTTGGTGCTTTCGTCGACGTAGAGCATGCAGTCAGTCTTCCATATGCGCAGGAGCTAGGGGTGGATGTTTCGAGGCTTCTTTTCGGACAGCCGGATTCCGGTGAGAAAGCTCTGTCAGCGGTCGAAGCCTTTTGTGAGAACATGCAGCCGGGCGACATCATTGTGGTCGATTCTGTTGCCAATCTCGTTCCTGAGCTGGAGCTGAAGGGAGAGATGGGGGATCAGCACGTAGGATTGCAGGCTAGGATGATGAGCCAAGCTATGCGGAGGCTCACGGCGATTGTTTCGAGATCGGGCGCGACTGTGATCTTCATAAATCAGCTCAGGCATAAAATTGGGGTGATATACGGGTCCAACGAAACAACCACAGGAGGTCGTGCGCTCAAGTTCTACGCGAGTCAGCGGATTGAGGTAAAGCCTGCCGGAAGGATTAAAGGCCCGAAGGACGAAATCGTAGGGCAGAAAGTCCGACTGAAGGTTGTCAAAAACAAAATCGCAATGCCCTTCAAAGAGGAGATCTTGGAGCTGTATTTCGGGAGCGGCTTCTCTCGTACCAAGGATCTTCTTCAGCAAGGAGTCGAAAACAAAATCATTTCGAAGAATGGTGCTTGGTACTACTACGGGGACAACACTCTCGGTCAGGGATCGGATAAGGCCGCGTTCGCTCTTAGCCAATATCCCGACGTGATGAGCTTCATCGAGAAGACGGTACTGGAGAAACATGGAATCGACGCTCGATCCCAGTAGCACAGCCTACTTTCACTTGGTTCGAAACCAGCTCATCCAGCTCGGTGAGGATCTCCTAATCGAGGATATTGATCTGATCTGTAAGTACGTCGTTCTTCGTTTTCTCAAGACTTCTCCGCACGCAAACCCATCTTCAACTCCAGAGGCCGTAATGGATGAATTGGAGAAGTTCACCAAGGCAATCTACCCGTTCCTCGTGACCTTCATCACCGTCACGAACTCCCCTTCTCTGTTGGCCCGGAGCCAGGCATGAAACGGATCCGTTTTCTTGCTTATAGCGATATTCACCACGACCGGAAGGCCGCGAGGTGCATTACTCTCGACGACACGGTGAACCTGGAATCGCAGATTCATCACTATATTCGAGACGGAGGTTTTGACTTTTCGGTGTTCGGAGGTGACCGCTATCTGAAGCGCGAACCCGAGGATGAGGTGAAGGTTCGGGCAGACGTGGCGTTGCTATCTGCGCGGCAAGGGGAGCGGGCAGTCCCTCATTTTCATTTAGTGGGGAACCACGATTGGACAAAGAACGACCGTGGGTGGCACACTTCCGAGTCCTTGAAGTACTTGATGGATTCCGATCAGTACCTTTTTGTGATGGACACTCCTGAGTCGATTACTTGCGGGAACGCAGTTATCCATTCCCTTCCTGCGGACGTACCCTTCGACATGGCGAACTACCAAGTCGATCCAGAGAGATTCAATCTGTTCATCTTCCACAACGTAGTTCGGGGCTCATTCATCGCCGACAACAGCGATGCGGTTTTCCAGGACGGAATTGCGGTATCGGAGATTGACCGTCCGGAATGGGATTTTGTGCTCGGCGGCGATGTCCACGTTCCGCAGCAGATTCCGTTCCGGAACACGAGAGGTGGTTACCTCGGAGCTGTGCTTCAGCGCACCAGGGCAGACGCGGACCAGGAACGTGGATGGCTCGAAGTGACCGCGACCAATAACGGATCCGGCTGGGAAGTCGAGACCGAGTTCAAACCCACCCGGAACTTCTTCCATCGGGAGACCTGGGAGGTCGGTCCCGACACCAAGTTCGAGGATATCCGGATCGACGAGCGCTACGTGGACGACCAGGCGGTCGAGGTGAAGCTCGTCGGTGACCGCAAGGACGTAGACCGCGTGGCTGACGACCCGAAATGGGCGAACTACACCGATATCATGATGGCGCGCAGCATCGAGATTATTCGGGATTACAAGGTTCAGCAAAAAGAAGCCGTTGTGGACCTCACCTCGTCGACGAACGCGGTCGACGACCTGGGGATTTACCTCGGGAGCGGTTTCGCCAATATCGGTAACCTCAACCAGGACAAAATCTTCGAGGTCCTGCAACGAATGCTTCAGGAGGGTTAGAGATGGTAGGAATCCCACATCCGAAAACAATACAGCAAATCTTAGAAAACGAAATTAAACCAGCCAAACTGAAGAAGGAAAATGCGGAACTTCGTTCTGTCATTGACGAGCTTCATCAGCAGATTGAGAAATATAATAGGTATTTACAGGAGAAGATCTGGGTAGACTTGACGCCCGATGAGGATCTTGTAAGGCGCATTCTCGAAGCCTATATCGACGAGTCCTACGATACCGACAACTTGTTGGGGCTTCCCCCTGAAAGCTGGGTTTGTCTGAAGATGAACGAGAATCGAGATAAGAGGAACCGAATACTTCGCGATTTTCTCTCTGGAAAGGGGTGTGGAAAATGAAGCTGGTCAACTACAAGTGCGACAAGTGCGAGCGCAACCGCGAAGAGCTGTGCAACGACACCGAAGACTTCCCGGAGAAACTCGACGAGAAGTGCGAGTGCGGGGGCACGTTCCAGGTCTTCAACCGCAAGGACAACTGCCATCGGTGGTCCTTCAACGACAGAAACGGCCTATGAATCGAGTATTCATAGAACCTCCGAAGATTCGGATTTTAGGTTTTGAACCGAAAATAGGGCACTCCGAATATTGCTTAATCGAAGCCAAGTTCCCGATTCTGGATGAGGATAAGAATTTCAGTCATTATCGAGCTGTCGTCTTGATGGTTTGTCCCGAGGATTTGTTCATGGTCCCTAAAGATGGAGCGGTTCCGTGGCTGCGTATGCCTTCGGCGGCTGACTTTGACATGAGTTACGGCGCTAATGATGTGCTGGCCGTTTATCCAGGCAAAAAAAATGTTGGTGATTAGATATCTCAATCCCACTGGCCTGTTTTCGTTCGGTCGTTCGGAGAACATCGATCTCCAGCAGCGGGGGCTGGTGAACCTGCTCGGGGAGAACGAGGACACCGGAGGCGACTCGAACGGAGCTGGCAAGTCTTCCGTTTTCAACGCCCTCTGCGAGATCCTCTACGGGGAGAACCCGACCGGCGTAAGCGGGAACGGAGTCGTCAACCAGGTCTGGAAGTACGGATTCGCCGGTCGAGTCGAGTTCGTCTCCTGGGAAGGAATCTACTATCGAGTCACCTACTGCCGGGACTGGAAGGACCCGGAGATGTACCCCACCGACAATGACAATGGAACCGTCTACAAGGGGACCGAGCTGTTTCTCGATAAGTTCGTGGACGGATCCTGGCGGGACTCGCGGGGCTCGAAGATGAGCCAAACCCGACAGATCCTTATCAATGCGCTTGGGGTCTCCTACGAGCGTTTTGTCGCCACTTCCTACCTGAGCCACCGGGTAGGTTCCAGGTTTCTCCGAGGCACGAACAAGGAGCGTGTGGGCATCCTCACGGGGGTCACCGGCATAGAGGAGTGGGATCAAGTTCTTTCTCGATGTCGGTCCGAGAAGAGCAATCTCCAGTCGACTGTCCAAGCTGCTCAGGAGGAGATCTCCTACCTCAAAGGAACCTTAGAACAGTTGAAAACGTCGAAGAGGAATCTCGAACAGACCGACTGGGCGCAAAAAGAGAGTGAGTACGTAGCTGCCCGAGACCAAAAACGCAACGATGCCGCCGCATGGGTTCAAGAGGTTGAAACAAAGGAAGATCAGATTCAAAGACTTTTGCAAAAACAGCAGGAGAAATATGCGAGCAGCGGCATCGGAACGCTCACGCAGGAGATCGCGGATTTGGAGGTCGAGGAAAGATCACTTCGGAACTCCAGAGCCCTCGAACAGGATCTTCCATCTTTTGATCCGATTCTGCGACAGCAGGTGATCGATACCAAGGCGAAGCTTGATCAAGCGAAGGGAACTCTGCAAGCTTTTCTTCGAACCGGAGACTTTCGAAACATCGATGAATGCCCGACTTGCGGGTCGAAAATCACCAAGACGAAAAAGGTGCAGATCGAAAAACATATTGGCGAGCTTCAATCGGAAATTCAATTTCAGGATGGACAGTACGCCGATCTTCTTCGTCAGCAGCAGGCGAAAGAGGCTGAGATTCAAAAAGCCCGGGAGGAAGCTTACCGAGATCGTCAACAGCGAGTCACCGAGATTTCTCAACAAGTCCAGGAAAAGAAACTCCAAATGCAGAAAAGCTCGTCTGAGTACGAGCAGATTACTCAACAGGTTCAGGTCTTTCAAACCGAGGTGGCGCGAATAAAAGGTCTCGTTGCTGCGGCGGTTCGAGAAGCCGAGCAGTACGAGGAGTGGGCTCAATCGTGCCATCATAACCTCAATCAGCTTGCGGAGATTGAGGGAAACATTCAACGCGCTCAGGACGATGTCCTTTCCGCCGAACAGAGAATCGCAGATCAGCTTGCCGAAGTCGAAGTTCTCGGTTGGCTGATTCAGAACATCCCCTACATCAAGTTGCACAAGTTGTCCGTAGCCCTCGGGATGCTCTCGGAGCAGATCAATCGATATCTTTCCGAAATGGGCGAGACCGTTCGGATGAATCTCTCCTCGTTCGATGAGAAGAAGGTGAAGAAGGGCGCGGGCGACATCAAGGATCTCCTCAAGTCCGAGGTGAGCGTCGAGGTGATCGACGGGGAGAAGAACATCGATCCCCGGCTCTACTCGGATGGGGAAACGAGTAAACTCTCTAACGCTCTGATCAGAGCGCTTCACGATATGGCTGTCCAAAATGGTCAAGGTTGTAATTTGATCTTACTCGATGAGATATTCGCGTTCGTCGATCAGAGCAACTCGGAGAAGCTCGTGGGCAGCTTTACGAACATCCCTGCCGGGACGATTCTGATCACGGACAACTCGGGGCACGTAAATGATCTTCTCAGTTTCAATGAAACCTGGGTAGCTCGGAAGAAAAATGGTATTACTGCGATAGAGGTGGCGAGATGACAGATGAACGGAAAGATCAAAAAAAGGATGTTGATTTCGGAGCGTGGATCGAAGAAACCTTCGGATTCGCTCCTTTCGTCAATCCGATGATTGAAGATACCTACATGGCTCTGCTCACTGTGAACGGGCGCATGATGATGGGTGGTATCGACGACTTACCGGATCCGGATGCAGGATTTTTGGTTCTGTATGGGCCGTTGCTCTATGCGGAAGTTCCGATGCAGCAGAGCGAAGACGGTCGTTCCGTGGGCATTGCTCCTGCGTTCCAGAAGCCTTCTTTGATCTTGCAGACCCTCCCTTATCAGCTCGTCCATCCTGAATCTATCTACATTTTTTCTAAGGATCGACGTTCGGATAAAATGCTCACTCAGCAGTACGAAGGCGCGCTCAAGTCTCATCAAGGTCAGGATTCGGGTATCGAGGTTATCTCCGCCATGCCACCGAACATAGGAAGAGCGCATTGATGAACAAACCTGCTTCTATGGCTCGCCGCGAGAAGGCGCACGAAGCTGCGAAACGGCAGCAGAAGCAACTAAACCTCGTAGGCTACCAAGTTGAGGGAGACGACATTCTCTTGACTAACGGACCTTACGGAGGACGGAAGGTGCGCGAACTGTTTGTTCAAGGTCCGATTGAAAGGGACTACATCGTCAAGAACCTGTGGTTTCGGGGAGATGATCGAGTAGTTCAGATCATCAACAGCTTGGTTTGCAAATGACATGGTCCGCCCGATTCATTTTCCAGAGCGTCCTACCTATAAATTTTTGATCTTGGGAAAATCTTGGGTCCAGAAAAACAATCTGGAGATTATGTACCGGAATCCCCGCAGAAAGATTGGGCCTTTTGTCGATCACTCCGCCGATATGCGCGCGGCGAGGGATGCGGCATCTGTCGATCTCCATCGGCAATTCAAAAAACAAGGGGGTCGGAGACCGATCAGTTATCTAATTTCGGTCGATTTGGTATTCTATGTAGAGCGGGTCCATGAGCCCGATTTGGACAATCTCCCCGCATTCATCTTTGATGCGATGCAGGGGGTCCCGGTTCGCGGGAACCGTAGAATGAAGGTGGCCGTAGTTATCGAAGATGATCGTTTGGTACGTGAGGAGCACAGTAGAAAGGTAGTTAAAGGAGATATGGATTATGACGGAGAACCTCGAACAGAAATCATCGTCCGACCTTACTGAGGATGCCCAGGAAGAGGGCGTTGGTGCAGAGCAGGAGGAGGAGTCCGAGCGCGAGCCCCTCCCCCCTATCGTAGTCGAGCCCTTGGCGCAGCCTTATCGGCTCGTCTGCTGGTTTTACTACGAGGACTTGAAGGCGAAGTTCGACTTGTTCTGGGAGAAGAACGAGAAGAAGCTTTCCCGGTTGGCGAAGAGTAAAAAACAAAAGGGCGGTAAAGCGCGAAATGCGCGCAAGATCGTCGAGAAGCAGATCGGCGTCAAGCGCCTGTACTCAGAGGTTCTGATCAACGAGATTCATGATCATCTCAACGATGAAATTATGTTTATTGACGGTTATGAGCTTTTCAATTTCGAACCTGGCGAGCAAGTTCAGTTGGGGGCCGTCGTCTACTTCACTCCGAAGCTGAAACCGAAAAAGGAGATCAACTTTGCATGTCCCTATCCACCGGTTTTGAGCGAGAAGGAAGAGTGGGAACGTCGCTGCAAGGAAATTCAAGCAGATCAGAAAACTCATGTAGCAGTTCCTGAAGGTGAGGATCAGATCAAGGAGAACCACGATCTGAATCTTACGATTCTCGCGGAAATCGACGGAGAACCTTACCCCAACGGCACCATCCGAGATCAATGGATTGAATGGCGGGAAATGGTCGTGCCTGAAATCCAGGAAGCTTTACTGGAGCACAAGAGGGGGGACGTGTTCGAGCTGGAGTTCGAGCCGAAACACGACCCCGAGGTTTTGGGGAAAACCGTGCAGGTCGAGATCACAGTTCATGAGATAAAAATCGTGAACTATCCGGAAGTCGACGATGATCTTGCGAAGAAAGCGGGTTTTGATGATCTGAAAGCTTTTCGGAAAAAGTTCGTTGAAGATTACAAAAGGTACAAGACGAACGCCGAGCAAGCGACCGCTACCGATCATATTCTTGGACAGATTATCCGAAATTCTCCAATACCACCGCTGCCTCAAGAATGGTTGAAAAAGAACATCGACCGGATGATCGACTTGCACCTCGATAGATTTCGGGGAAATCAAAAGCAAGCGATGTTGGCGGTCGGGGTGACCGATGAAGAATCGTTTCGAAATAGATTCAAAGGTCAGATTTACCGAGATTACATGCAACGTCTAGCGATGCTCTGGTACGGGAGTGAGTACGATGTGGATCCCGGTGGTGCGGAGTTTATCGATGACGTTATGGAAAGGATCAAGTGGACAGATGCCGATGAAACAAGCGTGGAAGAATTGGGCAGTCGATCTGATCAAGAAGACGAAACGCTGCCCGGGTGAGTGTCCGTCGTTCGGCTCACCGGACGATGTGATGACCGAAGAAGAGTTCCAGATGACCGTCCGCTCTGCGGGTACGCACCCGTACCGGGATTGTCATTGGGTGGATGAGGTGATCGGAGTCCCGATGCCGGGGGATATGAAAGTTCTTGACGGACACGCCGCGAAAGAACCTTCCGAGGAGGATTTGCAAAAGGTTTCCAATCTGGACAATGAGCAGACGTTGTCGGTTCTCCGGCAGAACCTTCACGTATACGTAGATCAGATCAGATTTACGAAACCAGAGACTTCGGATACTCCGGCGCTCCTGTACATTCCCCCGGCGTTGCTCAGTTTGGAGGGTTACGTCAAGAAGTTTTTCGATACGGATGAGGATTAGTTTTGTATGAGAGAGTGCGACACTCCCTACTGCACCCAGTTGGTTTCGGGAATTTCGAACCGGGAATTGCAGGGGCATCTGTTTTGCGACAAATGCAAGGCAGCGCACTCGTACCGCGTCCTCATTGCCCAGGTCGAGCACGAGATGCCGATTCGGGACATTCTTCTCGACGCCGCGATCTTCAAATCGGCAGGTGGGATGGCCGATTACATCGGAGTCAGCTTTGTCACCATCTATCATTGGATCAAACGGTACTTCAACCTGCCGTTCCAGGAGTTTCGTCGGAAGTACATCTGCAAGTCGGACAAGTGTTACCTTCTCGATATCCGGCGAAGCTCTTACAGCCGCCACGACTACGTCCTCAAAAAACTTCGGTCGAAGAGGTTCTGCGCCTGTTTGAACGCATTGGATCAAAACTACATAATGACGAACGCACCGGTGTCGGTGGTTCAATCGATCCTGAGAGGAAGACCGAGGATCGAACAAATATCGGACGACAAGTTTGCACTGGCCCCTTCGCCGATACATTTCGGCGATTGCCATCCGGTGTATTTTGATCTTCGTTTGAAGAAAAAAAGGAGAGTGAAGATGCCCGAGTATTCGCAAAACGGAAATACGACAGTACAAAAGAAGAAGCGGAAACGACACGTGGAGGGGCCGGTGTTTTCCGACAAGGTTTTGATGGCCCTTCACAAGATGGGCGGATCCGCTCGGGTAGATGAGTTGGTGAAGAACCTGACGACTTCGGACGGGACGACTCACCCCAGAAAGAACAACACGAGACGGGAGGTTTACAAAAATCCCGAGCTTCTTCAGCTTCATCCCACCGACAAGCAGACGATGGTTCTCACCCCTGTCGGCCAAGCCAAGGCTCAGGAGCTGATCTCCAAATACGGGAAGTGAAGATTTTCGGAACCTACGGATTCAAGATCGCAAGTAGCTGATCTTTGCTTTTTCCTACCTTCCCTTTGCTTAAAAATATCTAAAATATTTATGTTAATATAAGATCGGCATGAGACCAGAAGCCGAAAGATTTCTGAGGTTGATCTTGGAGGACGATACCCTCCTTCGAAAAACCTCGCAAAATCCTTTGGCCAATACCTACTGGGGTACGCTCGTTCGTGGGGCGTTGAAATCCCTGGAACAGGTAGCTAGCTGGTCGATGGATTGGCAGTTGACTGCGATCACAAAGCTGTTACAATCCTGGGTAAGTGATCGGGAGGCAGATCAAGTAGAATCCGAAGTCGATAAATCTTACGATTACTTGGTCGCCCCGTACTTATGAGACGAAACATGGAGGCAAACGAAATGCGACGTTCCGAAAATCCCCGAAGAGATGCGCACCACATGTGGTCCGCCGGAAGGGGCGAGGATGGTCGAGTCCATCTTCGGCGGAGTAAGCAGGAGAAGGAAAGCTTCGAGCAGGAAAAACGTCGGGCGATGCTGAAAGCTGCAAGCAAGCGTCGTGACGAAGCCAAGCGGAAGCAGGAAGCGAAGGATACCTGCGCCGCGATGTGGGGTCTCTTCGGAGCCGACCTTGTAGACGACTCCACTTTCTCTACGGACATCCCCGTGGCGGTGGTGCGTCGATTCAATGCGTCTGACCGCAGGGAGCAGTCTCCCCGCGTTCCGAGCTGGGAAGAGCTGCGCAGAGCTTACGGATCCGAAACCGTGCAAGAGATTCGTCAGTCGGTTGCAGACGGCATCCGGACGAGAAGCGCTTCAAAGTATTTGAACCTTCCCTTCATCATGACGAAGGACGTTCTCAACACCTGTAAGGATGTTCCCCCCGCTGTGCTGCGAGAGACGGTAGATCTCGTGAAGCTGGGACGGGTCCGGGAAGCCTTTCTGAAACATGGGGGAATCGCGCAGAAGGTCTCGAAAGTTTTCCGCGATTTCGCGGACGCCAGTTCGAGAAAAATCGCGGTGGACGAGGCAGCCAAATCGTACTACGAAGAGTACTACGGGCTGTACGGCCAAGATCTCGTTCAGGACGTGAAAAAGCGCGTCAAGGCGGATATGGCGGGTGCCTGGATGAGGAAGAACGGAGTGGACGATGTAGCTGCGGCTTATTGGGAAAATTACTATGGGGCATACGGCTCTGCTTGGGTGTCTGTAGTACCCGCCAAGCTCTCCCCTTCCAACGTCCGGAAGTAATCCGTGAGCCTTCCTCCCGAACTCCAGCAAGCGCTGGAGAACGTCCCCGAGAACCTCAAAAATCTGAACAAGGAAAAAGTCCAAGAGCTGTTCGAGCTTTTCCAACGGGCCAAGCAGAGTAAATCCGAAGAGGAAGATCAGGACAAGGGGGATCCCTGCGTCGAGGACGAAGACGATTGTGACGAGGTTCGAAGTCCATGTTGTTCCGCGCAGATGGAGACGATCTTTGGTACATTACCTTTAGAGATCAAATGCTTGGAGTGCGGGAAGGTTCACTTGATGCGAGATATCGGCAAAGCCTTGTAAAAAATCTGAAAAATTCCTTTCCCAGCCTTTAGAGCATAGCAAACATCTTATGGTACAACTGTTTTTCAATATGACAATGGAAACCACCGAGGAGTATCCAAAATGAATAGATTCGGGCGTAACGTCAAACAGGACCTCGCGGATTTTTCCCAGCAATCTGTCGGTGATCTTCGAGTCGGCAGGCTTGCGAAACTCTACTCGGGAGCCGTCGCTCGCCGTCAAGCTCAAGATGAGGCGAATTCCCGGGAGTTCCGGTTGAATATTCCCCATGTCGAGCAGGTTCGGAAGAAGATCGCCGAGGAGCTTGATCGAGAAGCGGGGCAGATCAACGGAAATCTTCCCGTAGCTTCCGTCTTCGACGCCTATCGAATCGTGAAGGCGCGCAAGGACCTCGGGACTGATCACGGTCTTCGGGCTTTGTACGGTCATCTGGAGGGGATGTGGAAGAAGAACCGCACCGGGTCCATTACTGCCAGCTCCTACCTCACGCTCCACGATCACTACAAACGGAACTTCCCCAAGTCGGCGGCGGCGGAGGTGATCGTCGAAATCGGTCAGAAAGGTTACGCGACTCTCCCGATCAACGACCTCCAGCGCATCGCCTCTCAGATCGAAACTCAGGAAGACTACGACCGTCTGATCCTAAAGCACGGTTTGAACGGTCCTCTCCCACATCAGGTAAAGGCTCGCCGGTTTGTTCTTTCAATGGTAAACGGGGAAGAGCCTGACCTGGAATATGGCGAGGAGACTGCCGACTGGGTGCAGAAGAAGATCAAGCACGAGGTCGGGGGTGGTGATTCCGGGGAGTTCCGTAAGGAGAATCCTCCCCCCAAGCGCAAGCGTCAAGGTCCGAATGCTCGTCGAGGGGGTGGGAAGCGCCCTTTTTACCGTAGGGACGCTCAGGCGTCCGGCAATGAACCGGGCGTCAAGTACATTCAGACTCCGCGAGGACCTGCAACGGTGCAGCAGGATGCGCCATTCGCGAAAACACCGGAAGAAACATTTTCGGATCCTTCACAGAGATGGTTAAGTCCCGAAGAAGAGCGTGCGATGAGCGGGGCACCCGAATGGGCTACTTGGAATCCTCTTGAGGATTACTTCCCTTCGGATCCTTTAGGGGAAGATCCTGCGCTCAACATGCGTCCGGGTGAAGCAATGGGAGATCTCCTCGGTCTCGAACCAGATCCCTCCCTTCCCCCTCGACCTCAGTCTCAGCAGCAAGCTGAAAAAGAATCTCTCCACGAAGTCAAGAAACCCAAGCGCGGACCTGGTCAGGTAGGAAAAGGTAAAGCGCAGGCGGGTCCTGAAGCTGGTCCTGGTCATGGCGGGATGGGTTCTGGAGCGGTTGCTCGTCGCCAAGCTCAGGGAGACGATTTTGAGCCCGACGAAGATGATGTTTTCATCCAGTCCGCTTCATATCTTGGGGGCGAAGATGTCTACTTCGCAGGAAAGCATCTTGGAGAGTTTGTCGAGTGGGATGGCATTGAAGATGCCATTCGAGAAGAGGGGAACCGTCAACAGTATTGGCCAAATATTTGGCACGTTTCCGATCACGGGAACTTCCACCTCGTCGAGGATTTCGATTGGGACAAGCCCTCCCGCGAAGAGGAACCCCCCGAGGGTGAGCTTTGGGGTCCTGCTTGGAGGGGATCTCGTCGTCAAGCTCAAGAAGAAGAAATCAAGCCAGATCGGGGGCTTGCGGAAGATCTTCTCAAATGGCACGGAGGGCAAGGATCTGCACTCTATGCGCTGGGATCTAACTGGTCCGCAGGGCATCCGGTAGAAAAAGACGTAATCGAAGCCGCGCATGAGGAGCTTGAGGACGCGGTTAGATGGTACGAGGTGAATATCAAGCAACCTGACGTAGTCGCGGATGAATCAAAGAAAAGGGAATACCGGGAAGCTCTGGATGAAGGTACGGAGCTTTTGTGGGATTTGAAGGATGTGTTAAACCTTCTCGGAACTCCTGGACACGAGGCTCGTCGTCAAGCTCAAGCGGGTGAACCGGATCCTACTATTGTCGAAGCGATGGCTCGCGCCTTCTTTGTCTCTTCGTGGGCAGACGAATGGGAGGAGGCTGACCGCCTTGCCGATGAAGTGGATGTCGAAATCGAGTCCCCGAACTTCATGGGGGCCGAGTTGATGAACATTGCCCCGGAGACTCCACCCGAAGCTATCGAATTTGCAACCAACTTCTACCGAGATATCGAGCGCTCCAACAACGTCGACCTGGAAACCTTCATTCCTCCTGGTGAGGATGAGGACTTCAACCGCGACGAGTTCGGTCACTACCTCGCGATGGAGGGAATGGGTCACGGAGTAGGGTGGTACGACAGTCACGAGCATCACGGGTTGGAAATCCCACATACTGCGGGAATGGAGACGGAGTTGGCCTACGCGGGAGACCCTGAGCTGCTCGAAATTCTGAACGACCTTGCCGAAATGCGCGAGGAAGAGGGGTTGGAAAGATGAGACAAGTACTCCCTGACGAAGCATTGAAGAGGATCTCCAAGAACGTCAAAGCTCAGGAAGGCAAGAGTGACAAACCTGACATTATCGCCAATCTCGGAGATGTGAACTTCATTGACTACGGCGGTCTCTTGATTGTCCAGACCCAGTACGGTCCCGAAGGCTGGTACGTCGAGAACGATCTGGACTGGAATCCAGATGCGGAGAACGAGTACCAAGCCACCTGGACCATCTCTCGATTTGACATCGAGAAGTTCGCGGAGATCGACGGTTATCTAGTTCCCGACGTTGCCTTGACATTTAATCGAGGAGTTTCCCGCTTTGATGAACCTTTCTGGGCGAAGGATTTGGAAGGGGTTGCCGATAGTGTAGGGTCTTCTAAAGAAGAACTCGTAAACGAATTGAAGTCGGACGACCCTGCCGAACGTGGGCAGGCTTATCGAGATCTTATTTGGTACTTCGGACCTTTCGAGTTCGACCAATACCCACTCACTCTCAATTACAAAGAGGTTCACGAACTCTTTGGAGAAGAGTACGACACGGACTGGGACAAACCCGAGGAAGAAGAGTTCGAGGACGACGAAGAGGACTTCGGACGTGAGGGTCGGAGAAAGAAAGCCAACCTTGACGCTCTCCTCAGCCAGTATCCAGTCAAGGACATCGTCGATCAAGACGTTTTCTACCCCCAAGATGCTGATTCCCCCGTCTCCGTAGTTGGGGTTTATGACGGCGACGAGATGGAGGCGGACTCCTACGTCGTCATTACGGGACGGGGTATCGATCACGGTCTTGAAAAGGCTCATGACGCTTTCTTCAATGACAAACTTTCCGAAGAGTTGGACGAAGGTCTCTGGAACGAAATCAGGGAAGAGTTCGGTCCCGACGCAGATCAATACCAGATTGAAGAAGCTTATATGAACGCGATTACCGAAGGGTGGCAATACTGGTCTGAAGAGTTTGATACACTTGAGGATTTTGTTCAAACTCTGAGAGCGTCCGAGCATCCTGAAGCGAAGCTGTGGTTGAGGGGTTTCGAGGACGACGAAGAGGATTTCGAATAAAAACTAAAAACCTTTTTCACAAAGGAAGGTCGAGGAATAAAATGGCAAAGGAATTGAATCCGAGGCAGGTAAAGAGCGCACTCTTTGACGGTCAGACTGTCGAGAATCCTGGCGGCTGGTTGATGCGAATCAACGACAACGACGATGTAGAGATCTGGCCACCCGAGGGCGATGGCTTCGCCACCCATATTGGCCGACTCGATGAGGAGGTGCGCCGGTTCTGCAAGGAAGCCGACATGCCCATCCCGGGTGTGAACGAGACGCAAGGACCTTCTCAGAGCCTTCCTTCGCCTGCCGAAGTTCTCGAAAAGGATACCTCGACCAAGGAATATCCAAAGTACAATCCGACCGTGAACGAGACTCCGAAGGGGACGGATTCGAAGGGTACTTCGACCTCGAACCCACGGCTCGGTCCAGATACTTCGGATCGAAATCCTCGAAACTTCGACCCGGCCATCAACAAGCGTCCTCGACAGGACGAAGGACGTGGCGGTCTTCCGGACACGAGTCTCGGGAAGGATACCGGTGGCGCGGATACAAACTGGGGTGATCGAAGGATGCGGAACGAAAAGGATGCTCGTCGCCGAGCCGAATCGGGAATTCATTGGTCGGAATTAGAAGTATACGACGATGAATCCAACTACATAGGGACTTTAGGGGACCTAGTCGAGAATGCTCCCGAAAATTTGGATAATGTCGTAATCGAAAACGGAAAAATCTCGGAGTGGTCTGATTATTTCATCGCCGCTCCTGGAGAGAATCCCGATTGGGATACTCCAAAAGGTCCGGTAGATTGGACGTCCTTTGAGAATCGACTTCGTTCATACCCGGGTAAGGGTTCTCGTCGCCGTGCCGAAGACGGCGGTAAAGACCCCTTCAAGGTCAAGGTCCAGGAGGAGCCTGGCAAGAACCTGAACAAGGGCGAGACTCCCTCGGATCCGTCGAAGGTCATCGACCAGGAGAAGGGTGAGGGCAAGGATCTGCGAGATGAGAAGGAAGGTCGTCGCAGGGCGATGGACGAAGAGGAGGTCGCTCGTGGGATGCAGGAAAAAGGTTACAACTACATCTTACTGATCCCTGGTATAGAACCTTTGTATACCAAGACGATGCAGCACGCTGCTGAGTTGATGCGTACTGACTACAAAGACGTTTCCGGCATTCAGCCGATGCTCATTTCCAAGTTTTTAGGGGAAGAGCGGGAAGGTTCCAAGATCGTCGACTCCTTCGACTCACCCCCCGATGCTTCCCATATCTACCGGGAAATGAAACGGGCACGTCCGAGCGAGCAGCTTCTCCGGGACATCATGGATCCGGACAAGTGGGCTGCGAACAACGTGTTCCTGCCGACCGAGAAGACTCAGCGCCACGCTCGCCGTGCGATGGATGAAGCCGGTGGCAACACCGAGGCCAAGGTTCCGAAGAAGTGGGAGAAGACGGTCAAGGAGATGAAGGGAGATCCCGAGATCGACAACCCATGGGCGTTGGCCAACTGGATGGAGGGCGAGGGCTACACTCCGGGTGGCAAAGACAAGAAGAAAAAGTCCGAGTTGATTGCTTCCATCTTGCGCGGTGATCTGGATGTCACTGACGACTTCATTAAGATTGCTTCGCGGCTCGTTGCGGAAGTTGATGAGTTCAAGCTCGACGATCTTAAAGACTTCGCTTGGATGCTCGTCGGGAACGGGGATTTGAAGCCTGGCGCGATCAACTGGAAGGTCGCTGGCCCCAAGCTTCGCGAGAAGTGGTCTCCCGAGGGCGGCTACGGTCGCGACATTGAGGCCGAGTCCGCCGAGGAGCTTCACGCCCTGACGATGGCGTTTGGCGGGGAGGAGGTGGACTGGAGCCCTTTTCGCCCAGCTCAACCCGAGGAAGGGAGCGAACCGACCGGCTCGGGTGAGGTAGAAGGTCAGGCTCCGATGGAGCAAGCTCCTGCCGTTCAGGCTCGGAAGCAGGCCGCGTTCATGGAGCCTTTCGTTGAACATGGTGAGTGGGTTGAGGTAGATGGTCCGATGGGTGGTGAATCTGTTTCGGCTGAGTATGTCGATGGAGAAGAGATCGAAGAGTTGAAACGGGAGATCGAGAAAGATGGGAGGGCGAGCGTCGAGGGGACTTCCCTTCGAGACTATCTGGAGAATAGCGAGATTCACGATATCGAGCTTCGTCAAGGTTACGGCGCTTACATGTCCGCTCCTGGCTATATGGATCGAACTGATTTGTCTGTTTTCGATACAGAAGAGGATGCGTTGGACTACCTTTTCGAAATGTACATGACAGATGGAGCTGACGAACTTCTCGAAGAATACGAGGAGTACCGTGAGGAGTACGAAGAGTACGTTAAGCGACAAGGCTGGGATAAGGAATCTCGCCAAGCCGCAGCCGGGTGCCCAAGCTCCAAGAAGGAAGAGTCCGCTGGCGGCGAGATGGAAGCATCAGAGATTACTCATAGATACGATAAAGATCTCGGTCGCATGGTTCAGATTGTTTCTCCTGAAAGATTGCGTCGTATTCTGGACGAGGAAGGTTCCGACTACGATCCTCCAAGTGACTTTGGTCCGGAGGATGAATGGGAAGTTCGTGAAAACAATAAAGTAGGTAGGTATGGCAATTCTGCTGGCGGCGAGATGGAAGCGGTCGACGAATCCGCCAAGGAGTACTGGCAGGGCTACGCGGGCGAGTACGGGAAGCAGCTCACCGAGGATGGGGATGTCACCAAGCCGAAGCCGGAGAAGAAGCTTCCCAAGGGCAAAGGTGAAGGGAAGATGCGGGGGAAAGGCAAAGGCCCGATGGGTATTCCAAAGGGACTGAAGGGAAAAGCCGGTCGCAAGAAGCGCCGCGAGGCATGGATCCGCGCCAAGCGCGAGGCCCAAGCCGCCGCTCCGATGGCCCAACCGGCTGCTCCCGCACCGGCGCCTACCGCTCCGGCTCCCGGACCTGCTCCTGCGGCTCCTCCAGCCGCTCCTGGTGCTCCGAAGGCTCCCGGCGCTACAGGAGCCCCCAAGGCCCCCGGAATGTCTCCGGGAACGGGAGACGAGGGTCTCCAGGCTCTCGGGTGGACTCCCGAGGACATCTCGCTGATGGATGACGAGGACAAGAAGAAGGTCCTCGAAATCAAGCTCAACAAGCCCGGGACCAAGAAGAAAGGTCCCGAGAAACAGATGCCAGGTGCCCCGAAGGCTCCGGGGCCTGCTCCAGCCACGCCCGGCCCATCGGCTCCGGGGCCTGGGGTACCGGCTCCTGCCGCGCCTACGGGACCTGCGGTGTCGCCCCCGGTCGCCAAGCGGATGGCGCTCCTGATCCAGAAAAAGATCGACAAGCGCCGGGCGCAGATGGCCCCGGCAGCTCCCGCAGCTCCAGAGACTCCCGCGCTAACCCAACCTGCGGCCCCGATGCCTGAGTTCGGGGAGGGGATGCCGAAGGAGATGCCCGCCGAGCAGCAGGCGTTTCAGATTCTGGCAGAAGTTCAGTCGATGCCGGTGAACGCTACGAGCCCGGAGCAAGTAACCACGCAGAAGGTGGCCGAGCTATCCCGTCGTCTGCTCCTGGAGCTGGGGCTCAATCTGTCGGACGCCCGCAAGCTGTTCGGTCTTCCGCAGAACAAATCGATGTCGGCCCTTTTTGAATAAAAGGAGAGATTCATGACTGAAAAATTCGTAGTTTTCAACCCGGGTCAAGGTTCGGTGAGCTTCACGCTCTATCCGAAAGTGGACCTTCCCGACGAAATGTCTCGGCACAAGAAACGCAGATTGCTACGTTCCTCTGCGATTCCGGTGGTGGTGACGAAGCAGTCCTCGGTGGATCTGGTTGAGCTTACGGGAATGAGCGTGGCGGACCTGAAGGAGCAGCCTGAGCTGCTGCATATGCTCCATTCGAGGGTGCCTAAGCTCTTTGAGAAGAAGGATTCCGAGGAGAAGCCGAAGAAGGCCGAGAAGAAAGCAGCCTCTCCGGAACCCGAGCCGGAGACGGAGCCTGCGCCGAAAGAGGAACCCGAGCCTCCAAAAGAGAAGAAGTCCAAGAAAACGAGGAAGACTCGGAAGAAGTAATGCTGGTCAAGTTGCACGCACGGCAGTTCGAAGAGGACTACGGCCTCCTGATCAACTGGGACGGGCCGCCGCATGTCCACATGTTCGAAGCCGGAGTTGTGCGACTGACGGATGATCTCAAACCTGTTCCGGTAACCCACGTCACCGCGATGTGGCTGGACAAATCGATCAAAGTTCATTGCGATGTCGCCGATACCCTCGAAAAGAAGAGAGTCGGCTTGCAAAACTACGATTGTCTGCCGGAGGATTGCGGTCTGTACTTCCCCTATCCGGGATATCACGATGTCGTGTTCCATCAAGGATCCGTGAAGTTCCCCCTAGACCTGTTGTTCCTGAAAGATAGCGTTGTTTCCAAAGTCCAGAGAAATACTCAGGTCAACTCGAAGGAGAGGTGGGGCTGCCGAAATTGCGATGGAGTGATCGAAGTCAATGGCGGATTTTGCGATCTGAATGAAGTGAGCCCCGGAGACAAAATCGCCATTTTCGCTTTTTCCGAAATCGACGACCGAAATTTAGAGCATGAACGAAGGTCCGACAACATCGTTCGCGCATTGATCGAGGATGAGCTTTGATGTCGAGCTTGGTTCAAATTCCCGAGGTTCTGTACCCGTATCGTTTGTTTTGTTCCGGAGCTACGTTTTCGGTGTTGTGCGAGCATAAGACAATCGACGAGCTGTGGGCCGATATTCGATCCGGGAATGACGAGATTCCGTTTTGGAATCCCAAGAAATCGGGCGGTTATGCAAACATAAGAGTAAAATCCAGCTTGATTATCGGAGTGGACAATCCGTTTGGCTCGGAGCCGGTACAAACGACTCGGGACCAACAAAGACAGAACGACAAAGATCGGAGACGTAAGATTAGAAATCCGGCTCCTTCTCCGATGACTCAACCCATACCTAGACAAAGTCCGAGGTAATCGATGCCGACTTTTGAGGAACTGAAGAAAAAAAAGCACGTTGCCGAACATCCTCTGTTCGACGATTACGACAGGCGCATGGCCGCAATGCGGCAGAAGATGACGAAGACTTCGGAGAAAGTCGATCTCGATGACATCTTTTCCAAGGTCAAGCAGGTCGGTATGAAGTCTGGAGTGCGGGATCTGAACGCCTACATTCAGGAAGCTGCGATTGCCACGCAGGAAGTGGTGAACGTCCTCGACTGGCCGTTGGTGCCGAGGGTCGAGTTCCGCCAAGCCCGCAAGCTCAAGTACGCCAGGCACGACGAATCCCAGCTCGTCTCTGGTGAGCTGCTCTTCAATCTCCGCTTTGCGACGACTTCAGGTGCTGTTAGGAATGCGACGATTTTTGTGCCCGTAGTATCCGGAGCAGTGGTTCCCCCCTCGACGATGATGTTCGAGGATCGACTGTACGTTCTCGGACAAGGGGCTATCGACGAGATCATCCGTCGCAATAGCTCGTACTTTCTGGATCCCCTTCGGAGGCAATACCAAGCCCCGAACCAAGGGGAGGAACTCGACATCGCGGTAGAGCGACGAAACGAAATGGGTTATCAACCTCGGCGCGTTCCGATGGACGAAAACTACAACCGGAGGACCTACCGGAGAAAAGAGGAGCAACTCTTTCCCATGATGGGGCAGGAGCCTGGTGGTGTTCCTTACGAGATCGGGGATCTCGTTCAGTACGAGGTGAGCCCGGGCGAGTTCACGACCGCCATCGTCACCGAACGTCACCCCGAGCTGTGGGGCGGCAAGCCCGGTTTTTCGGGGATCGATCCCGCGACGGGCATGGAGACCTCCGGGTTCGAGGAATCGATTGTCGAGGTGGTTGAGAAGGGAAAGGGAGTTCAGAGGTCTGCTCAGATCAACACCGACATTTCGGAGCCCCCTTCGGACGAGGAGAGTCCCGAGGTTACGCCGACACACCTCATGTACCCGAACACCAAAACTCCCATTGAAGCGGGAGACTCGGTGAAGTTCAACGGTCTCGATGGTTCCATCCGAGGAAAGATTGTCGAGTTGGACCCGGACGCGAACACGATGATTGTCAATGCCAAGGGAATGGAATACCGGGTGACGGTAGATGATATCGAGCCGCTTCCGAGGACCTTCAAGAAGATGTGGGCTAAGAGGGAAGCTCAAGAAACTCGCGTCCTCTCTCCCGAGCAGGGCGGTCGTCCTGACGTAGCTACGGATCCCACGATGGTGCAGCAGACGGACATCTATGCACCGACAGAACAAACCCAACCTCAGTACGGAGCCGCCACTCCCACTGCGGATATGTACAACCAGGTAGTCCAGCAACCTGAGATGTTGAGTTACATCGAAGCTTCTCTTGCTCCTCCGACCTTCGAGGAGCAGGTCTCGATGGTCTATGATGCCGTGCGACCTCTTTCGATGCAAATCTACCCGGACCAGGAAATCGACTGGCATCAGTTGACTCAGGATCTCGTGACCTACGTGGGTCAGTCCGGAATGCAGACGGCAACGGGTCGTAAGCTCGCGGCGAGAATCATCGCTGAGTACGTAACTGGCGTTAGAAAAGCAGGTGATAAAATGGATAAAAAAGCTCAGCAGTTCGATCCCTTCGACCCCACTTCGAAGCGTGAACCCGAGCTTCAGAAGTTCACTCCGCCCGGTTATGATCTGGTTCTCGGGGACATGGTCCAGGCCGAGGAGGAAGGTCTCGACACGTTCCCGCGTTCCTACGCGCACGTCGAGAAAAACTACATCCTGAAGAGGCTCTCCACTTGCTCGTCGCATCACTGGATGGTCCACCTGACAAACGATGGGTTCATCATCAATCCTTACGGCAGCAACCGAGGACGGATGCGCCCGGGGACGGAGAGGATCGCCTCGAAGAAAGTAGGTAAGTACGTGCTTAAAAGAAATGAAGACGGCATGTATGTGTCTCGTCCCGGTTCTTTAAGTTCTTATACTAATGATCGAGGTCAAGCGGCGGAATATGACTCACTTGAAGAGGCTCAAAGAAATGCTTGCGGGAACGAAAGTATTTTCGAATCCTTTGGTAGGGAGACTTTGGTTAGCGGAGGCGCGGTAGGGGAAGCGGAAGAAGGATGGGAAGTGGAAAGCGCCTCGAAGAAGAAGGCTCAAGAAGAGCAGAAGATGATGGATCTTCGTATCTACCTGATGGACGATACGGAATACTGGACTTCTCTTCCTAAAGGCATCAAGAAGGTCTACAGCGGTTACCTGTTCGATGCAAATCTCGGCGTTCACGTCGCAGAGTTAACTCCGTCTGCCGAACTGCATCTGATCGATACTGTCCCTGTTTTCGAGGATTTTGTCTACGAGGACGACGAGCTTCGGGAACAACTGTACGACTACATTATGGAAGGTGCTGCGGATACGGAACCGGTGACTTACGTACACCTCAAGTCCGCCATAGCGAACTCGCATCCTTACGATGAGGTGCCACGCCCTGAAGATGAGGAGGAGCAGCAGGAAATCTTCGAAGATGCTTTGGAGTCTCTTCGAGGCAATCAAGGTGTTTGGGAGCAGTTTATTTATGAAGAAAAGAGCGCCTCGAAGAAGGGGGATAAGCGCCCTTTTGATCGACGGGGGGCTCAGGTATCGGAAGACGAAATGGTCCAGCAGTACATCGAGCGTGCGGAATCCGAGCGTGCTGCTGGCGGTGAAGTGAATTACGATCCGAGTCTCCCTTCAATCGACATCAAGCTCAGCAACGGCGAGGAGTACCATTTCCGGGAGTGGAGCGCGGACGAGCTGTTGAAAGAGCTTCCTCACTTCATCGCAAAGGGGTCAAAGGCGCTCATCGAGGACGTTCTTCTCGCGATAGCGCAGAACTGGTAGAGATGGGACAGGACACTTACACCACGCTTATCCGGGGTTACGACGTGACGGTTTCACCGTCCGATGTCCCGGATTCTTATCACGTCAATGTGTCCGAGCACGGAAGCTTAGGATGGGAGACGGATGTTCCCGTTGATCTTGATAATTTACAAGGGGAGAATGAAGAGCTTGACGGCTCCGACGCTCTTTTGAACTACGTGAGTAACGCAGCCGTGGATCTTTACGAGTCCGAAAAAGGCACTTTAGGTCAAGGAGCTGCTGCGGAGGTACAGGCGATGCGGAAAAAAGGTTATTTCGATTCGATGCAGTGGGAGGACTGGTTCATGTCGTTCAAAGGCACTCAGTTCGAAGAGGAAGCCGCTGCGATGCTCCAGACCTACTTCGAGTTGGGGATGCAGGAGACTGAGAACCAACCGATCAACGATCTGTACCGCCAAAAAGACAAGATCATGTACGACCTCGACATGCTCAATCTGGAGCGGATGAAAGCCACCTCCTCCGAAGCCGCTGCGGTCATCGTGATCTCAGCCAAAAAGAAGAAAGCGTTTTGGGGTTGGTGCGACATCGAGGACTACCTTGCTCGATTCGTCGGGGATCCGCTCGAACCTCAAGCGATTGCCAAGATTCGTGAGCTGCTCGATCTCGAAGATGCCATCGACGAAGCCCAAATGAACTCAGATGATAGCTGGATGAAGCGCGAGAGGCTCGAAACCCAGATGCACGAGCTGACTCTGACGTGCCTCCAGCAGAACGTGGTCGAGCCGACCGGGATGGACGCGGCTCCGAACATGGCTGCGGATCTGGCGAGCCTGATGGAGGGTGTCGATCTCTCCACACCGTTGGAGCCCATCGTCTCTTTCACTGTTGAGCGCCACGCAAACTTGGATCCGAAGCTCGTCCGCCGTCGCCTCCGGGCTCAGTTCTGGTCTTACACCCCTTCTGACGAGGAAAGCACAACCAAGGATGACGTGACCTACTACCTCATGCAGAAGGGTTACGACGAGGGCATGGCGGGGAACGCCGTCGCTGCGTACTGGGCAGGCGATACTCTGGATGCGCAGACCACGATGGACATCCAGGAGGCTCTGGAGGCCGTTCAGTTCGGTTTCGTCGCCAAGAAGCTCGGACAGCAACAGAGCTGGTCGTTCGATTGGGGCGAGGAGGACACGAAGCTCTCCGTCATCGATGCTTTAATGGCTGCTGGCTACGACGAGATGACCGCCTCGCAGCTCGTCGATGCGTATTGGGCGAACCAGACCCTCGATGCCGAGTCCACGATGGCGATTCAGCAGGCCCTTCAATCCGTGCAGGGAGGTCAGGTTGCGGCTTCGAAAAAAGCTTTCGAGGAAGCAGAGACCGCCGAGGAGCGCATTGAGGAATTGGGGGAGAACGTTGAGCACGAAGCTTTTCCTACGCAGAGCTTTAACCAGAACGAGAAAGTGAAAACGAAGCGCGAGCTGAAAGTTCCTTTCGGATGGGGCGGTACCAAAACAATTCCGAAAGGAACGATAGGGTATGCTGAAAGTCTCCTTGATCGGTGGGGAAACCGCTATCTCGTGCGCCTCGAAGATGATCTTACTTTGATCAAAGTTCGGTGGGATGAGATTGAAGTAGCTGCTCGCTGATGAAGCTCTTCATTATCATTCTCTCGCTGTTTGTCATCGCAGCTTGTACCCGAGATCCCTACATTTGGTACATCAAGCAGAAGTATCCTCATTGCGATATATTGAAGATTGAAGATGACTTTCCTCCCTATAAACGCGCCATTATTCAATGTCCCGGAAATCGAATAAAGAAGATTCGAATCAAGGAAAATTAACTGCTATCTTCTTGACACCCTTCTAAACTCTCTGCTATATAACAGAGAGCAAGGAGGGCAAACCTTGACCGACGAGAAACGCCAGAAAGTTATCGAGCGGATCCAGCTCCTGTTCAATCGAGCAGAGAGCAAGGTCGAAAACTCCAACAACCCCGACGAGGTCGACCACGAGGCGCAGGCCGCGCTGGAGATGGCGCGCAAGCTCATGATCCAGTACGGGCTGGAGATGGAGGACATCGAGACCGCCGAGCACGGAAGGCCCGCTGCGGCTGGGATGCCTGCGGACTCCTACGTTGTCGAGTTCAAAGCCAAGAGAACCGCCAAGTGGGCGCTCATGTTGGCGGTCACTGTTGCCGACTACATGAACGCGAAGGTGTTCTACTCGGAAGGCGGATCTTGGCAGGGAGCCTCCTTAGTGTTCTACGGGGTGAAGCTCAACGCCGAAGTCGCTGCGCACGCATTCCAGTCCCTGTTAAACCAGATCAGAACCTTGAGTCGGAAACACAAGGTCACTCGGGGTGAGTGGGAAAACAGTCGACGACACGCGGGACTGTTCCGGCGCTTGATGGAAACGCAGGGCGTCAAGATCAACGAGTACTCCTCGTTCGAGACCTACCGAGCCGCTGCCAAAAGAGAGTACAGAGAAGGACTCGTCATCGGGTTTGGCCGTTACCTCAAGGAACTGAAGGAGCGCGAGGCTGCTTCGGCTGAGGGTTCACGCATCACTGCTCTTGCGATTCAGTATGAAGGCATTGCGGCCTCCTGGTTGGAGCAGCAGGGCATCGAGACCCGAGAACGCAAAGGGCGCAAAGACCGTGGGTCGAACATGGTTAATCCGCGCCACCTCGACGAAGGCGTTCAGGACGGAAAGAATCTCCGCCTCCACAAGGGCCTCTCCCCAAATTCCGAGAATTAAAACGGTTATTTTTCTCAGTTTTTACTCTCTGCTATATTGACAAGAGCGCTGGTTCTGGTATGATTGTCTTATGGAGGGCAAGATGACAATGACGGAGGTTGCCACCGAACTTCAACATGCGGCGGCTTCCCTCTCTGCTGTCTGCGACGGGGCTGCGCTCAAAGATGGTCATGGTTTTAACAAGAGCGATCAGAGCTTCGGCAACTACATCGCCATCGTCCCCCCGCACAAGTGGGATGACGAGACCTGTTATGTCGTTTGGGAGATGCTCCGAAAGTACCGGGGTCAGCTCACCGATCATGGCATCGACTATGCCGAGCTGCCCCGTCCGCAGATCAAGTGGGAGAAGGGGCCGAAGCGTGGCGAAGTCTCCAAGAGGATGAAGGCCAAGGCGGAGCGGGAAGAATGCTTGAAGGTCCTGAAGGAACAGGGGGTTCGAGCTGCGATCTACAAGTTCAAGAAGCAAATGATCGCCGTCTGGAATCCCACTGGTGTCTGCTTCGAGTTATACTCACCTCGCAACGCCAATCTTATCGCCGCGATCAAGTCTCTTCCTTGGAAAGGGCGCAAGTGGACGGGCTCTTGCTGGACGGTTAGTGGTCCTGGTTTGATCGGTCTCAAGGCGATCCTCGACGAGTTTGACTTCATCATCTCCGATGAGGATCTCACGAAGCTCGAAGGATTGATCAAGGCCGAGCATCGACTTCAGGAAGAACGCAAGATCGAAGAGTCGAAGGCGCACCACCTCTCCATCGAAGGCAAGCGCATTGTTGCCAGGACCCCTTACAATGCCTCCGCCATCAGCTCGATGCGAAACGTCCAGGGGCGTAAATGGGATCCGGAGAAGAAGGTCAATACCTTCCCGATCAACATCGAGTCCGCGCGCAAGATCATCGACATGGCTGACGAGTTCGGCTGGAACTTCGCTCCTGGCGTCAAGGAACAACTCCTCGATCTCGAAGGCGATGCGAAGAAAAAGGTCGAGGGCAGCATGGCGCTCGACGCGGAGCTGGAGGTCGACGGGCTCGGGGACGATACTCTGAAGCTGCGCCCCTTCCAGCGCGGTGGGGTTGCCTACGCGATGAAAGCCAAGCGCACTTTTATCGGTGATGAAATGGGACTTGGCAAGTCGATCCAGGCCATCGGTACTGTCCAAGCCGAGAACGCTTACCCCGCTCTCTTCATCATCCCCTCTCCGGTCAAGCTTCAGTTCGCCGCCGAAGCTCGTAGGTGGGTTCCTGGCAAGTCCGTGAAGATCATCTCGGGCAAGCAGGAGCAGTCCTACGACGCGGACTTCGTGTTCATCAACTACGACATCCTGGCGAGCCACGAGGCTGCTCTTGCGAAGATCGAGTGGAAAGCCATTATCCTCGACGAGAGCCACTACATCAAGAACAAGAAGGCGGCTCGTTCGATGGCGGCGATGGCGCTCTCAGCGCTCCCCTCCGCCAAGGTAAGGCTCTGCCTGACCGGCACCCCAGTTCTCAACCGCCCGGTCGAGATGGTCAATCAGCTTGCGTTCCTGGACCGTCTGGACGAGTTCGGCGGGGCTTGGAACTTCATGAAGCGTTACTGCGACGCCACCAGGACCAAGTACGGGTGGGATATGACTGGCGCTTCGAACCTGGAGGAACTCGGTCGCAAGCTGCGGGCGAGCTGCTTCGTGCGCCGCGAGAAGAAAGATGTGGCCAAGGAACTGCCGCCTATTCAGCGGACTCGCGTGCCCATCGAGATTGACCGTCCCGAGAAATACAGGGATGCCGTCGCCAACGTCATCGAGTGGTTGAAGGATAAGAAGGCGGAACGCGAAGGAAACAGGAGCTTTGATCAAAAGGCGTACTCAGTGGAGGCATTGGCCGAGATCGAGGGACTGAAGCAGATCGTCGTCAAGCACAAGCTCAGAGGCTGCGTAGAGTGGGTCAAGAACTTCCTGGATTCCGATGGTAAGCTGGTCCTCTTCGCGCATCACAGGGACGTTCAGGAACATCTGAGTAGGGAACTGAAGGACTACAACCCTGCCAGGATCTCGGGCGGTGACGGTGACGAGAGACGCGCTGAGGAGATTGAGAAGTTCTGGACCGACGATTCTTGCCGAGTTATCGTGACCTCTCTCAAGTCGGGGAATGTCGGACTCAACCTCCAGGTCGCCTCGAACGTCGCGTTCGTCGAGTTCGGTTGGAACCCTGCCGACATGGATCAGGCCGAGGCCCGCGTCCACCGGATCGGTACCGAGGCCAGCAACATCAACTCCTACTGGCTGTATGCGGACGGCACCTTCGACAACGACATCATCGATCTCATCGAGTCCAAGCGCGCGATTGTCGACGCAGTCACTGCCGGTCAGGAGCTGCCCGAAGATGTGGATATCGTCTCCTGGTTTGAGGCGTTCGCCGAGAAGTGGGAGAAGGAACCGATATCGAAGATGGATTTGATCGAACAAGATCTGGACAGACATTAAACCAAGGAGGGCAAACGAAATGAGATGGAAACGAAAAATGGGCGCTTACCGACTGCAACGGGGATATCGGCAAGCGCGAGTTCGCAAGATCAACGTGGAGGCGCGTATCAAACGTCTGAAAAAAGTTCAAGGAAGAAACTTCGTCGAGCTTCCTTGGATGGAGCACAAGCTGAGCTGGGAGATGCGGATCCGAAGAGAAAATGGCCACTGGAGCGAGCCGAAGATGTTCGCCACCCGCGAATCCGCCAAGTCCACCGCCGAACTCAAACTGTAGGGGGTTGCGGTGAAACTCAAGAACTCAACAGACTTCCCTGACTGGTTCCTGCGACGGATGATCGGCTGGATCTGTCGGCAGAAGCCAATCGGCTGGAAGGTCAAGCACATCGAAGAGGCGGCTTTTCGGAAAGTTCGTCAAGACTCTCATACCCGAGTAAACGGAGTGGCGGAGCCTTGGTTTCGGAAGTTCCGAGTCTCGATCTCTGATAGTGTTTTTCCGTGGAGTTGGGGCGGGGCGACCGTGGGCGCGATGGGGAGGATCAAGTCCCTCGTCGATGTCACCGCTCACGAGATCGCTCATTTGACTCAATCTCGGGAGGTTCTTAAGGGGCGCTACAGGGAGGGGGACGCTGATCACATGGCCAAGCAGGTTGTGGAACTCTTCGATGCTCAGAAAGGCCCCCTCGTCGCTCAGTGGATGAAGGCTCCGAGTTACGCCACCCGCGAGCCCAAGCCTAAGACTCCCGTTCAGCAGGTCCGCGCCGACCGAGCCCGGAAGAATCTCACCAACTGGGAGAAGAAGCTCAAATACGCTCAGAACAAGGTCAAGAAGTACAAGAAGCAGGTGAAGTACTACGACACGGCCCTGTCCTCTGAGTAACCTTCCTTAACTAGGAATCCCCCATATCCGGACCGCCCTCCTTTTGGGGGGTTCCTTTATTCTCAATTTGGTAATGTATAAGGAAGGAGGCAATATGGCACGAGATCCATCGAAGAGCGGACGCGACGACTACATCACCCCGTACCGCTTCGCAGACTACGCCGTAGAGCGCGGTCTCCAGATCCTGAACCCACCCAAGCGGTCGGACGACATCCTCTTTTTGGAGCCAGGCTGCGGCCCCTACGCGCCGTTCTCTCACGCCGCGTATGAGCGAGGGTGTAACGTCCTTGCTATCGAAAAGGAGACCTCCTCGGCGACTCTCGATCCGAAGCTCACTGCGGACATGGTGAAGAGCGGGAACTTCTCCAAGATTCACGGCCTCAACTACTTCTCGGACAATCGGTACTTCGAATCGGTGAAGGAGGACGGAGGTTTCCATCTGATAATCACGAACCCTCCGTACAGTCTCGCGGAGAAATTTATCAATCGCTCTCTGGAGCTGCTCAACCCGTGGGGTGTGCTGGGACTTCTCCTGCGGATCCAGTTCTGTGCTTCGAAAGGACGTGTGGCTCTGTTCAAGTCGCGCCCCCCGGTGGAGATCGGAGTATTCGTCCGAAGAGTCTCTTTTGAACACCTCGACGAGTCGGTCGGTGGCGGTACCGATTATTCCGAGTACTGCATGTTCTACTGGCTCGGTGACAGTCTCGATGTGCTCTATCGCAAGCATAATGGAGGTCAAGCGCCTACGAAATTTTACTGGATCGACAACAGCAACCCAAAAGAACCTATCGAAACTTTTGGTTTATGAGGGTATTCTACAGTCCTACTGTATTTAAGGATTCCCAAACAGTCTCGCGATAACATCAGCGTCTGATTCAACAAACGAAGGAGAGAACCATGAAACGATTGTTATTCCTTTTTTTCCTACTTTCGATTGCCGTCTGCATCGGCGCTCAGGCAAATGACTTGGAGGAGGCTTCCGCGTCCCCGGAGTTGATCACTTCCGTCGACAAGACATCCGAAGAATCTAAAACCATCGAACCGGAGCCAACGCTGTATGATCGTTTTGTTGCCGGGATCCTGAAGTCGAGAAGTGTGAAAGTCGAAAAACAAAAAGGGGAGCGCTACAGAAAGCCCTATTGGTTTGAGTGCGGTAAGCGTGTGTTGGAAGATGAACGTGAGGAGCGAGCGGGCGAGTGGGCCACTGCGGTTTTGGACGCCGTCGATTCGGCAAAAGAGGAGTTCGGCGTGAAGATCAATCCGTGGGGAGTTCTAGCAACCGTCCACAAAGAAGGTGGCTTCGACATGTGCGCTCTCGACAAAGATTCTCGAATATTTGGATGGCACGTAGGTGCTGTGAAAAAGTACAAAATGTCCTATTCAAAGAAAGAGATACGAAAGATTATTGTCAAAATCCAAAAAGTATCAAAGAGATGGAGGTTCGATGCGGGACCGCTCCAGGTGCGCAGATCGGCAAAAAAGACTTTGCAGAATCTGGACGACATCCTTTCCCTCAATCCCGGGGTCCACAAGGGGGTGCATGAGATGGCGAATCGAGCGATCCAATTTCCGAAAGCACGTCAACGTCCCTGGAAGCTCTGGCCGACCACGGACCCATCCTCAGAGAAATCTCGGAAGTACGACAAGCATATCAGAGGCATTGCAAGATTCCTCGGAGCCCGGATTGACGAAATTTGAACACCAATTTTAAGAATCCCAACCGCCGTGTAATAAACTGTGCTCCAGGATTGAATCACATGGAGCTTTATTCACAACCATCTCGCACGGCTTCCCGGATTCGAAGGCGACCTCGACGGTCCACGGCGGCGCTATCGGAGATATTCCACCGTTATTCTCAGGAGTTAACCACTTCCGTAATGGACCCGTCCCAGCTCCAAGTCGGCCAACCTCTCTACGACAACACCGGGAAGGAGTTCCTTGTCGTAGAGAACGAGCCCGAAAAGGGGAACACTGTGTTGATGCCTGCGGATCAACAGGGCGCGCAAGTCCCCGAGGGCGTCACCTCAGTCGACGACATGTCCATCCAGACCGAGTACTCCGTGCAGCCCGCTGAGGGTGCTACGGCGGCTTGTAGCGCCGTGATCAAGAAGCTCAAGGAAGAGGACAAAGACTCTTCGAAGCCTGCCAAGGAGCAGGTCTGGGGGCTCTACACGCACGATGGAAAGAAGTTGCTTGGGAGGCATCCGAGCGAGGAAGCCGCGAGACAGCAGGAAGAAGCGATCAAGTCCAAAGGAGGACGGAGATCGGCGGGATGGGCTGATCTGGCGGATCCCTACTTCGAGCTGGGCCGCGACACGACTCAGAAGCGGGAGGATTGGCCTGATCTGAATGAATGGGAGCGCAACCGAGAGGACGATTGGATCCGAGTTCCCGAGGGCAAGCCTCGTCGTTTTGATCCGAGTCACGAGCCCAATCAGGAGCTGAAGACCAAAGGACCGGACCTGAGCTTCAACAAGGAAGAATCTGGCATTTGGGAACAGGAGCCCGGTGCCCCCGAGGACCCTCCCCCTGTCGTTCCGTCCTTCGGTCAAAGCCAGGACATGACAAACCTTGATCAACGCTCCAGAACGAGTATGATCGAGGATGAGAAGTGGCGAAAGCTGATTGATACTTGGATCGACATGGGACCTGGTAAGGCAAAGCGATATCCGGGGCGTTCCACCGAGAAGCCCCGCGAAGCCTCCCACATGGACATCTCGCCTTGGATGGGTGAGGGTGACCGGGTGCAGACTCCGAAGGAAGAGGAGGCCCTCCTGCGCATCGGAGAGGATGGTTACGGCGAGATCATGCAGTCGATCCAAGCTATGGTCGACTGTGGCTACGGAACCATCGATGTGATTCTCAACATCGGAGAACTCTATCCTCGCGACATCGGTGAGCGCGTGCTGGCCGAAGCGAGAAAGAAGGGGATTTTGTAATGGATCTCTACAAAGAAATTACCAGATTCCGTCAAGACGTTAACGATGCTGGCTTGTACGGAGACGAATCTGCTGCTCGATTTCAGTTGCATTATACTGATATTCCTGAAGGGGAAGAAGATCAATGGGCAATGCTCGAAGGCACCCAAAAAGGGATGATGACGCATCGTGACATATCCAACATGGAAGTCGTTCTGGAAGCTCTTGAGAAATACCCGGATCAAGTCGTTCGCGCTCGTGGAGGCGAGCGCGCGGTCAAAGTCTTGGAACCTGACGGCAGCTTGACGCCTGCGGGCGAAGAGCTTCAAGGCTTCATGGGCGCTCTCATGGATTACCCTGTCCTGGATGACGAAGAAGTCTCTCGCCGAGAGTACGAAGAGACTATCGACAACATAGATCAAGAAGGATGGGGATCGGTACGGGAAGATGCTCCTGAAGACTGGGCGAAGCAAGTTTTCAGTTGGTTGTGGGAAAACAATCAAACGGCTTTGGAACCCGATGAAACGGGGGTTGCTTGGGTACCGGAAGAAGAGATTCGAGAGGCTCTCGATGCGCTCGGGTATCTCGAACGAGACGAAGAAGAGCCCGGCCCCGAGCCGGTTGATCCTCGGCAAACGGGAATGCCGGGAGTGGAGTCGAAAATGAAAAGTGAACTGAAGTTTGACGGATCCGGAAGAGTTCAAAAAGGTCTCGAAGGTTCGAGCGTTGCCAGAATCGCCAGCGCAATGCAGAAGCAGGCTCAGGCAGGAACTCACGAAGGCTACAAGAACTACGAAACCTGGGCAGTCGCCTTGTACATCAACAATGATCGAGGCGAGTACGAGTACTGGACAGAGCAGGTGGAGGATCTCAAATCCGAGGGAGGTGCTCCGTCCGAGGTATGGACTCCCGAAGAATCCGTGAAGTTCGGGTTGGCCGACCTCATGAAAACTTATTTCGAGGAGATGTTGGAGGGTGTCGACCTGATGTCACCCTTCTCGGAACTTCTCAACGGTGCTTTAGGTGAGGTTTATTGGGATGAGGTAGCCGAGGATTTCTTGGCTGAATAGAAAATCTCCCTCACCTAACCTCCCGAAATCTCTAGCTTTAGTTTATCCGTAACTTTTCTCTTGCAAATAATCTGAACTCTGTGCTATATAACTAGATATGGCAACGCGGAACAAAAAAGACGCAGGTAGCGGCCCCCGCCAGGGTGGTTCCGGGTTGAGCGCAGGTTCGATTCCTGCCGTTGCCTCCAAGATACACCCGTTCACTCAGGCTTTAATGGACGACCCGATTATGCGGGAGATCGAGAAGCACCTCAGTTCGAAGATCTGCGTGCGAATGTTCTCGAAAACGTACCGCCCCGAGGAGCAAGAGAAACTGGCCAAGGCCGACCGGATCCTCGCGTTCTATAAGAGCAGGTATCCGGAGAAGTGGGTGCGGTTCTACGAGCTGGCGGAGAAGCACAAGCGAGGTGAGTGGTGATCTTGAAGATCAATCTCCACGAGCTGTTCAACGCTTTGGACCATCCAAACGTGAAGAAGCACCTCGCTGATCCCAAGATGGTCGAGTTCGTAGAAGCGGTCGCGGGTAGGGGGCTCACGGATTCGTTCGCTGAGCTGATTCTCCAGGTTTATCGTTCCGAGGACGGTAACCAACGCAAAGTCGAGTTGTGGTCCGAGTACGTTTCGTGCGGGCCGGTAGACTCCGATCATGAACCGCCTCAGACCGATGTCATTACTCTCGATCATCAAGGGGAAGGTTCCGTAATCAGGAGAGGCTCCGATCTCGTAGCTGTTCTGAAGTTGTGTGCTGGAGAACCTTGCTCCTTTCGTAGCGACGTAGATTGCTTCTATCGATGGGGTGAAGCAGAAAGTGAAAAATGGTGTGCTTCTTGTCGTGCTCGGGCAGCTTTGGGATGGAGCAGGCGAGGGGAAAAATCCGAAACAAAAAAGGAGGGCAAATGAAGCAGTGTGCAGAGTGTCGGGACGGAGAGCATGACAATCTGACTGACGATGTCCGACTTGTCGTGATACGTGATCCTGACACGAAAAAGCTTGTAAAACGGGCGTATCTGTGTAGCGATCATCTCGAATGCTATGCAATGGACGGCTACGAGATTATTGAAAAATCAAAGGAGGGCAAATGAGTTCCAATATCTGTACCGGAAAATCGCAGGTGGTCACACTCGACGATCTGCGCAAGTTTCCCGAGCCCGAGCCGCTCGGACCTCGGCACAAGCCGATTCACCCCGCGTCCATCGTCGACTCGGTGATCAATGCGATCCACCGGCACGGCTACGAGGTTGCCGACCATCGCTTCGCGGTCAATCCCTCGAAGACGAAGCTGATCGGTACCTTCGACTTCGAGCCCGACAGCGAGAACGATGAGCGCACCTGGTCGGCGGGGATCATCTCCACCATCGACTCCTCGGTCGCGTGCAAGCTCTCGGCTGGAGCCCGCGTCTTCGTGTGCGACAACCTGATGTGTACCGGCGACGTGGTCCAGGTCAGGAAGCACACCAAGGGCTTCGACATCGGGCAGGAGATCTACGAGATGACCGGCAAGGTGATCGATGTCTGCAAAGGCGAGCAGCTCCTCATCGACCGGCAGAACTCCGTCGAGCTGAGCCACGGGGATGCCTGCTCAGTGCTCGGGAACGCCCTCGTCAACAACCTGCTGCCCGCTGCGACTGTCCGTGAGGCCGGGAAGCTCTGGTTCGACGACGAGTACGAGGATGTCCATCCCCGGAGCCTGTGGGGCCTGCACAACGCCTTCACGCGCCAGATACAGACACTCGTCCCGACTCGTCAGCTCCCCGCCTCCGTGGACGTGGGAGCCTTCTTCCGCAACCAGACGAACGCAGCCCTCGGGGACGCCAACGACCCCTGGAATCTGCACATCCTGGACAGGATCGACGAGAATCGACCGGTCGAGGAAGAAATGGAGGAGTAGGATGCCCCCGAAGATCGAAGTTCGCAAGATCGGTCACCGCAACGAAGACGCCGTCAAGAAGGCGGAGCTGATGGGTGCGGTCATGCAGACGGGTGGGGACGAGGTCCTGTACGGAGACGTGATCACCGCGACGTGGGCTTTCTTCCTCAACGGCCACTGGAGGCGTGAGATGCCGACCCGGCCCGGCAAGTACCCCATCGCCAACAACCAGGGAACCCAGGTGGGCTACATCACGCTCATCATGGCCCCCGGTGGCAAGCTCAGAGCCGCCGAGCCCCATCTGAACAACGGATGGGACGGATGGTTCTGGACGCGCGCACAGCCGCCCTCGATGCCGCTCAGGCCCCCCTCGACGTGGGAGAAGCCGGATCCGAAACGACCGCCCTACTTGAAAATCGTCCCGGACACGAAGTAATCTTTTCTTTTCAAAAATTTTTGGTATACTCAAGCCGTCCTAAAAGATCGGGGGTGCGTTATGGTAAAAACGGTATATTCGGTAAAGGACTGCCTAACGAAGGGTGTGATCAGGTTGAAAGGTGTCGTGGATGAGAACGGGATTTTTCGTCAAAAAAATCCTCTCCTCCCCACAAATCTTGTACTAGGCTGCGAGGCGTTCTACGCCAAGCAAGAGGCTCTGGAAGCTGCCGAAGTGATCAAGCAAAATCACATTGCTCGCTTGCGTCAGCGGATCCGCTTTTTCGAGGAGATTGAGTTCGCATGATAGCTCAAGAACTTGTCCAAGCTCTCGAAGGGAATCTCGATGGGGAGTTGGTAGTCGAAGTCCCGTTGGAGAAGGGAAAGCTCATGTGCGAGCTGATGGAGATTCGAGTCCGAAAGAGGGAGACCGAGTTTGGTGAGGCCGTGACGACCATCTACTTACGCACGGAAAAGTCTTGATGGACCCGGGAGGGGTTCACCGGGGGGATACGGTTCACTACGTCGAGTATCCTAAGTACGAGAGTGATCCTCCGGCCCGGATTACCCATGCCAAGGTGGAGGCGATCCTCTATCCCGGAACGACCCATGAGAAAGTCGTCATTCACAAGCTCGTCAACGGTGAAGTGGAGAATCGCATGATTCCCCACGAGCTGTACTTCCTCAGCCGAGCTGAGTGTTTAGGCTGGGCGAGGCTGAACCTGTTCACACGCTTGCGCCAGCTTCAGTCGGAAGCCAGATCCCTCGGTTTAAATTTGAAATAAAGATTTAGACGTATTTTAAACCGCTTTTCATTTCCGAAAACATACTTGTTATAATAGGGAAGCAATGCAATCGGAGGACAACGGAGCAGATGTTGGAGTGGACTATTTCAGGATGGGTCATTGCCGGTTTTATCGGGTTTCTCGCAGGTCTTTTAACCGAACGATACATCGGGAAAAAAGAGAAGTTCTACCGAGAAGTGGAGCGGGGTTATCGAGAGTTGAAGAAGCTCAAGGAGGAGAATCCAGATGAAGACACGAAGGTAATCATTGCGAAAAGGCTTAGAAATAAAAAGAAAACTTAAACCGAGCTTTTCTGAAAGGTGTCGAAAAACTTGCATTTAGGTCGATCAAAATCTATGTTGATCTTCATGTTGGTCTATGCTATATCTCCGAGATGTTGCTGATGCGCTTGGGGTTTCACGCGGGATCCCTGCGGAGCTGGGCGCTGGCGATTTTCTTGGCGGCGTTCGTCATCGCGCTTTTTTACTTTGGCGTTCGCCTGGACGTGAAGCACTATGAGAGCTGCACGTTCGAAGACGGTTGCGGAAATACTTGGGTCATCCGTGGCCGGAGCGCGAGAGCGATCTTTGAGGCGTGTGCCTCAATCGACTGTTCTCGGTATAGTAAAGAGGAGTATGGGAAAAGTCCCGAGTATTGGATAGTGCAGGCTATCTGTTGCTCGGGAGATTTTAGGAAAAAATCAAAGTAACGAAGGAGACCGACATGACTGAAATTTTGTCGCAGATAAGGGATTTGTATGCGCAGGAAGTGGAGGTGGGGCAACGTGTTCTTGCAGTGATCGAAGAAGCCATCCGAAAGAAAACGGAGATCACTCAGGAAGTCGTGAACTTGGTGAAAAGCAGTTCCATCGCTTTGCCGATACCTCAACCGCCAGATCCAAAGAAGTCAGGAAGGCCGAAGAAGAAGAAAGTAAAAACTGACGAGCCTTCGAAACCAAGAAAGGCGAAAAAATCGAAAAAGACACAAAAGAAATCCGTTGAAAAAACAGCTCAAAAACCCAAGAAAAAGACCGAGAAGAAAGCTTCTTCGAAATCTTCCCGAGTCAAGTCCGCCGATTTGGCGCGGTTTGTCCAGGAGATTCTGTCTGCTCCCGGGATGAATGAGACCGGTATGAACGTGGAAGAAGTGGCCGAGGCGGCTGCGAAGGCGAAAGTGATTCCGAAGTTGACGGATGGTTACGTCGGGGCGGTTCGACGGATCCTCAAGAAGTTTTCCTGGGCTTTGAAAGTCGAGGGGGCGAAGGGGCGCAAAGCACTTTGGTATGCGACACCGCACGTCGATTCAGTCCCGGCAGGAAAACCGGAAGCTTAATTTTAAAGGTTTTTAAGAAACCGAATCGTACTCTCTTAGAATAATATTGTAACAATACATAGGAGTACGTCGTGGAACTTGTGCGCGAAGCCTCGATGGAAATCAAGAAGCTGAAAGATCGGAATCTGGTAATTATAAGGTGCGACTGCGGCAAGCTCCATCATTGCCCCGTCACCCAATTCAGGGTGGTCTGCCTCTGTGGGAGAATGGAGACGTTGCAAGAGATTCGAGAACGGGAAAATCAAAAGGAGTGATCGATGTATTTGAACAAAGAGTGGGAACCTTTTAAAAAAATTATTCGTAAAAGGGGAGTGGCATCTCAAACCAGATACCTTGCGACATTTGAAAACAAGGTCCTTATGCTGGCGTATGGCCTAGCATTCATGATTGCTCAAGTAGACAACGAAATCGAGCAGAAGAAGATCAAAAATCCGATCTTGATTCAAAAGCCGGGGCTCTTTGTTATTTATACGAGTGCCGTAACTGCTCAATGGTAGACTCTGTCGGGGATTGTTCGGTCTTTTCATCGAACAAGAGAAGCCTCGAAAGACTGATGACCGCCTACAGAAAAGTTTACAAAAAGCTCGTCGACTAGTATTGTTCCTGGATGGGACGTCCGAGGAAAGCATTCACCAAAAAACAGCTCAAGAAGCTGGCGAAGCGTTCGCTTGCCGAGCGGATGGAGGTGGACCTTGAGGAAGAGATCTTCGAAGCTCGGGTAAAAGTTACGGGTTGGCTCGAAGATTTTTCTCAAAAAACCCGAGAGAATTTTCTTAGAAAAGCTTTTCACGAAAAAATTCCTGCGGATTAAAACCTTCAATCTGGTAGAAATACAGTAACAAGAAAGGAGAATAGTCATGGACGATTTTGCCCCTCCCCCTTCTGGATTGCCTCAAACAGAGAGCAATGTCGAAGCGCCGCCTGCGGGGATCCCGAACATCGGGGCTCCCCCTCCGGGAGCGCCTACTGAGTCTCCCCCTGGACCGAACGGCCCTCCGGAGGTTCAACCCCCGGAGCCCTCCTCCGAGGTCGTGGCGACCCCGATGCCGGAAACTTCAGAGGAACCGTCACCGCCTACAGCCCCGAAGAAGAAATCTCGGAAATCGAAATCCAAAGAACAGAGTCTTGATCTTTCGGAACCTCAGATCTGCGAGCGCTGCGACTTCTGGAAGGTGAACAACCCCCCGAAGGGGTTCTGCCGGAAGGAGCCGCCGAAGGTGATGAACTCCCACGAGAGCCTGTGGCCGATGACCCAACGTAACGACTGGTGCGGAGCGTATCAAAGGACTGCTAAGTAGAAGACAGACCTCGACGCCGTTTGAAGTCGAGGCCCTGTTTCGAAAGGAGTTCTCGATGGAATACGAGAAGCGGACAAGGCGGAGTGTAGCAAACGGCTGTTGGATGTCAAGAGGTAAAAATGAGCACATTGCTGATTGACGATGTTCGAGACCTGAAAGTAGACAGAATTGCTCGAAATTATACAGAAGGACTCGAAGCTCTTCTTGAAGAAGAATGGGAAGTTCTCTACCTCGACTATGATCTTACGAGCTTTTCGTCTTCTGGCTATGAGCTGACGGGATATGACATACTTGAATGGATCCTGGACAACCCCGAACATGCCCCCGGTCGAGTGGAGGTCGTCACTCAGAACCCGGTAGCAAAACGGAGAATGGAGGCTCTCGTTTCCCAAATTGAGAAGCTTACAAAAGCCAAATGGGTTCGGTACAAGACCTCGGCCCTCGTCGGCGGAGATTGCGCGATTTGTAAGAAACCCATCAAACTTTCTGACCTTACTTTGGATTCATCAGAAACAGATAAAGCGGTTTTTTTGAATCTTCCTCGGCACGGTTATGCGCATCTCAAACATGCCGGAATAAGTGACTTGTTTGCTAAAGTTATCAAGGACTTAGAAATTGATGTTTCTGAGAAAGCAGATTTTCTAAAATAAACTTTTCTTGAAGTAGATGGGAATCTCTGCTATATTTTTAGATGCTCAAAGATGTATATCTGAAAGTATAAAGGAGAAGATGATGGCTGACGGATATTCATTCTGTGAACCCACGCAGGCAGGCCCTTGCGCTCTCTGGTGTATTCGACCTCTTACCAAGGTCGGGCTCAAACCTGGGGGTGGCGTTGATACGGCAAGTTTGTGCGGACGGGTTAAAAAATCCTATGGGTGGGATGTCGAGGTGCCCTTGACGAAAGGCCATATCGAGCACAGCGCTTGTCCGAAGTGCGTGAAGATCTGGAAGGAACGCGGTGGTCGACCCTCCGACTAAAGCCTGTATAGGATGTGGATGGTGTTGTCGAAAGGCTCGCTGCATTTTTGGAATCTCTGCCGCAGAAAAAAAGGGGGAAAACGGGAAAGGACCTTGTACTTTGCTTCGCTGGAACGGCGAGCGGTGGATCTGCGGATTCTACGAGGACGCTCCCGAATCAATGAAAGCGCAGATCGCGACCGAGCTGTCTTTCGGCGCGGGCTGTTGCGCCAGTCTCAACGACTACGCTCGCACCGGGCATGTTCCGACTCCTGACGAGATCGATGATGAGCCGAAGAAAAGCGGGTAAGAAACCGAAGAGGCGCAAGCCGAAACGGTATGCTAGGTACAGGTGTTGTGAGTGTGGAAAGGAATGGGTAGGGGAACCTGGACCGCAACCTCGGGATCCTCTACTTCGAGGAGGAGATCCTTGTGAGTGCGGGTCTCTGTACTGTGAGTGGCTGAACTACGAGGAGTTCGCACTATGAGCAACGCAGCTAAACTCGGTCAGTGGATCTTTGACCGCGTTCCCAAGAACGATGAGTTGGAGGTGATTTTTCAACGGAAGGACGGGTACAAAACTCTCGGAGGTCGCTTCCTTGTTTGGAGTCACTACGGAGGCGTTCGTATCAGTATGTTCAACCGACCGCCTAAGAATGAAGAGAAAGGTGGAGGGTGGTATCCTGGCTACTGGGATGACAGTACCGTTCAAGCGTGGATGCCCTTACCGAACCCTCCTCTCGTGATTCCGGACGAAAAGTAGTGCGCAGTACGATTGATCTTGGTTAGCTCTTTCCTTGACATACGGCACTACTCTCTGCTATATAGCTTAGGTAAGTATTTGAGGAGGGCGAGATGGCGGAAATTATGAACCCATCACGGACTCGAACTTGAGACGCGACGGTAAACTGGAGAAGAGCAATGCAAGACTATATCAACAAATTGACGCTTCGATTGCAGCCTGGACTGGTCTTTGGACCGAACAACAGCGAGACAGCCTGTTTGGACCGTGGCCGGTCGCCGGGTGAGTGGATGTTGAAGCATGCTGGTCGTGTCCGATGGGGCAACTCGACCGAGATTCAACAAGACATCGACCACTTCGAGACGTTTGGGAATCTTCCCGAGCGGAAAACAGGAGGGTTTTAGGATGAGAGACTTTTACTATGTGGACGACGGTGGCATCCTTTCGTACCCTGATGGTCGCCCGATGTCTCCCGCAGATGCTGCGGCGAAAATCAACAGGCTGGTGCAAGACAACACTCGGTATCGAAACAGGCTCCAGATAGATCTTGGTGGTTCAGACAGGATCGACGAGTTACAACAATCGACAGAGTTTCTTCGCCACGAAATAGAACACCTGAAAGACCACCAGCAGAAAACAACCGAGGCATGGCGCAAGGCCGAGGAAGAAAACCACATGTGGCGAGACGCTTCTGGGCTTGAAAGCGGAGGCGACCCAGATGGCGTTACGCCTGCTAAGGCCAAGAAATACTGGGATGCTGAGGCGAAGAAGGTTGAAGCATTTCAAGCCCAAGCCATCGAACACCAAGCGGATGTTGTGGCCTATCAGCACGATATTGAAGTAGCCGAGCACGAGCGCGACCAAGCCCGCAAGGAACTAGAAGACTGGAAGCGCCTACACTCACAGCCCATCCACAATCCGCCAGAAGCTACGGGAGAATATGTGGATGTGATGGGTGAGATGATCATCCCATTCACCGTACAACTACCCGTCGAGCTTTGTCGTGAACCGATTGCGTGTGACGACCCGGCAATAGAGGCCGCGCTGCAAGCCGTCTCTGGACACATCTGCACGTACATCTGGGGCGAGGATAAAAAGCCTGCCGTTGTCTATTGCGATGTCGGCGACCAAAATGTCGAGATCGAAAGCGACGACAGGGAGTGCTTAGAAAAAGATTCAACCCGGTTAACAGACAATTTGGTTAACAGCGGAACGTGTAGTGACGGTGACTTAGCTCCGAAACGCAAGCGGAGTTGAACGATGAATAATGCGAATGCCGAAGAGCGGAGTCGGCAGCTTCGAAAAGGCGCACTAAGAATGAGAATTCTCATTGTCGACGACAACAAGCTGCTGTTGAAGATCCTCACTCGAACATTTCAAAATCTCGGGGCGACGGTAACGTGGTTCGACGATTCCAACGATGCCATTTCCCAACTACGACAAGTTGGGGCGGAGTTCGATGCCGTCATCTCCGATTACGAAATGAAGGAGAACCCGGACGGGTGTTCGGTGCTCCGCGTCGCCCATGAATCCGGCGTGCCCGTGCTGGCTCTTTGTACAGGTCGGGAAATCGACGATTTTGCGAAAGAGGACTTGGAGTTCTTCCGGAAGATCGACGCTATGATTTTGCTGAAGCCGTTGGAGCCGAGAGACTGTGCGACCTTGTTGGAGAGTTGCAATTTCAAAAGGAGGAGCGATGGAAAAACTGACTAAAAGCGATCTTGCTCTCCATCTCGAAGCAATCGAGATGAACCGAAAGAAACGGCAAGCCGAAATCGAAGATTTCAACAAGCGATTGCGGGATCCGGACTGTACGTTCACCTTCGATGAGGCGACCGAATACGGCTATTGGCGTGTTCCGGGCGGCGTCATGCGGCTTCTAAAGTTCAAAAGCGGCTATCACCCGACTTGTGATCGGCAGGATTTTTTGGACGAGGAAGTGGAAATGTTCGCGCGGCTCTCAAAGATCGAACCTCGGGAGCTGGAGAAAGAAACGACCCTCAGCCCCGAAGATGCCGAGCTGCTGAACAGCCCGGGGCTCCGATAGAGAAAGCTATGGATAAGCTAGCAGAGTGGAACGAAAACTTCGGTCACAACAAGGTGATTGTGCGCTCGAACGAGAATGAGCCTGCAAAGGTGGGTTTGCTGATCGGTTTCGAGCAAATTTGCGGTTCGGACGTTCCCAAGGTGTTTATCAAAGGCTCCGAGCGTTTCTGCTTGGGCTTGGTAATCCCGTATACCGATGAAATGGCAGAGTTTTTAGGAGACCTGCAACCTCCCGTCCAATGGGATATTCTCCAAGGGATTGCCTTGGCGATAAAGATCAGGAGTAACGGAAAACGATGTACCTTCTGAGAGCCGCGAGAATCGATTCTGACGCGATCAAGGACTACCCCCTCCGAGGATACGCCCTGGTTCGAGAACGTCAGGCAGGCGGTCTCGTGCTCGACGAGAGGATCGATTTGGTATTATAGACCTGGTAACGCAGGAGAAAGGAGGATCTACCGCAATTTGGTAACAGTTCCAAGGGCCTGCCAGGTTTCGACGTGAACTGGAGGTCAAGTTTGCGTGCTCCGCTTTGAGAAGTCAGCGGATTAAAAAGGCTTTTCACCTATAACTGCCGAAGAGCAGCTCCAGGAGGCCGCGTAGCCTCCCGTCTCGCCGGGGAGTTCCTGCGGCCCCGGATGAGACGCCGTTAGTGGGATAGCTCTCGATCATCCGCTTTCGGGATCCTGAGCGAAACGTAGAAAGCAAAACCTCTTCGTAGGTGCCCGGACCAGCGAAGTTGTACGATTTCCGGGCCACGCACGTAACGAGGGCTTGACTGAAGGTGTCGCGGACGGGGTTTCGATACCCCCAGGTCCACTGGACAGGTGGCGGAAGAGAGACGCAAGCACGCAGACAAGAGCGGTTAAAAGGTCTGGCATGGTGCGCGCTCGTTGCAGGTATCGAACCCTGCCCTGTCCTCAAGGTCCCGGGATGACCTTAAACTCGCCCTGGTGGAGGCGTCGTGGACCTGGGCAAGTCCATAAAAGGCCCTATTTTGATCAATGAGCGACGAGGAAAAAAAGCAGAAGTTCGGGGTCTACGAACCCAAACCTGAGATACTCAGGGAAAATGATCGCCGGTATGAGAAAAAGACCTGCAAGATCGAAATAGTCCTGACGGAGTATGAAAATGAGTTACTGGAGTTGCTCAGATTCTCCAGCAAATCCTCACCTTCGGAATTGTTCGTAGAGTGGATCATGTTCCAACTGGCCAAGAATACCCACCAATTGAAGAGAACTCTAAAAGAAGCGATCAAGGCGGAAAAGATCAAGATCGTGCCTCCCAAGGAGGTTCGCAGACGGAAACAAATGTTCAAAGGCGAGGATCCGTATTGGGATGGCGAAAAAGGAAAATGGGATCTTCGAATTCGAAAAGCCAAATTTCGAGAATGGGACAGGCTCAAGAAACGCCGGAGACTAAAGAGGCTCAAAGCGCAGCGAAAAGAGGAACTCAAGCGCCGGAAAGCCGAGGTCTTGAAAAATCGAGAGCGCAAGCTCGAAGAAGTTGAAAAAACGAAACAGGAAAATCCCGAAGCGGAACCTTCGAAATGCCACCCTTCCTTCGGTAGATGGCAGACCGGGACTCTCGGCCCTGCTTCGAAAGTGCAAAAAAAGGGAAAGAAATATGAAAAATAGAATCCACGGGAAAATGCCGGAGGCTGCTGATGAATGATTGTGCGTGCGTTTATGTCGGGGATTACGACGGCCCTGAGTTCGTTAGTGAAAAGATCGTAAAAGCCCGAAAGATTCACAAATGCGGAGAATGCGGTAGGGAAATTTCACCCGGAGAGAAGTACGAAAAAGTGGTGGGAAAATGGGAGGGTGATCTATCAAGTCACAAAACTTGCGTAGATTGTCTTAGCATTCGGGACAACTTTTTTTGTAACGGCTGGGCTTATGGTGGGATCTGGGAACACCTGCAAGAGCATCTTTTAGAAATGCAGGGGTCCGTATCCTCCGACTGTTTGATCGGGTTGACCCCGAAAGCCCGTGAGTCGGTATGCGAGCACATCGAAGATATCTGGGAACGTTATTTCGACGATGAGGAATAGAGGAGAGAGTTCGCCGATGAACAATGAAAAAGTCATAGATTTGGGGGAAGAGAAGTACTCCCGTCTTACTCCGGAGGAACGACGAAGGGACGTTCGATCACAGTTTATCGAAGACTTTCACGATTTGCTCAATTGGGTTCTTCTGGAAAGACGTGAGGAAATTCCTGCTGAGGAAGTTTTGCAAAATCTCTTACCGGTAGTCCTTTCTATGGGGACAGTGCTTTTGGATCTGGTAGAGGTGGATTGAAAAGTGAAAGATCAATGAAACTTTCCCAATACCATCAGAAGCTTCTCAAGAAATGGACGAAAGAGACTAACCGGATCCTGGACCAGCTCGACGCTCACCCAGACGGCACCGAACTCACTCCATTCTTGTGTTCGATTGTCTCGGTTGGCCCAGCGTTGATCGAGAACTTAATTCATTTTGAAGACTATGAAACGGCATTGATATTGGTGGATGAGCTGAAGAAAGTGGTGATGTGCGAGATCGGGTTGAACGAGAAGAAAAAGATGCTAATGGATTTTCAGAAACCCAACTGAAGAGGGTTTCGAACTCAAACCCACGGTCTCGCTGATGGCTAAAAAGTGTTAACTATCGCAAGAATTAGCCATACGGATCACGATACATCCCGCCATTGGGTAGGATAGTAGAAGCTGATCAGGAGAAGAAAGATCATGAATGAGATTCGAGCATGTGACAACTGTGGTGGTGAAGCAGACGGCGAGGTCTATTGTGGGGAGTGCGCCGGAACGTGGTTGAAGAAGATCGACGAGCTACGCGCCGAGTTGGCGCACGTCCGAGAGCAAGAGGAGGTCGCATCAGGCTTCAACGCCGATCTTACTGCCCGCGTGGCTGAGCTTGAGAAGTATTACGACGACCACGAGATTTTAGCCAAGTGTGATGCTCTCGCCGCAAGGAATCGAAAGTTAGCAGAAGAGTGCGCGGATTACAAAAAAGAGTATGCGTACCATGTTGCCCAGCACGCCAAACAACTGACCCGCGCCGAGTCGTACAAATCGCAGCTTGAGCGGGGGGCAACACTAGTGCGGCAGATGGAATACAACTGGGGGAAGGGCAAGGCGCTCTATGATTCATCGGAGTTTGGGGAATTAGTTGAGATAGCTGACGCCATCCTCAACGGTGACGCAACCCACCAACCCGAGCAGCTACCCGAGCCGCCGAAGGAGCGGACGATGACTGAATACAGGGCTATCACGTTGGAGAAGCTGTGCTTGGAGTGCCAGTGGGCGGATGGGACTGACGAGATATACTCCTGCACACATGTGGACAACAAAACCCGTCAGCCACACGGTGCTGGTTTGGCGATGCCGGACCACTGCCCCCTGTGGGCTGAGCTGCCAGCTATATCCGAAATAGAAACAGTTGGGCACTGGACGCGGGAGCCGCCGACGAAACCGGGGTGGTATAAGGTAATTCCGTGGAAGCACACACTCGATTTTAGTCCACTTCAGGGCGGTATTGTGCATGTAGTGTACAATCAACCCACAGATGAACTTGTGGTTTTATTCCCCGGAGTGCGAGGAGGTTCTCTACTACCCGTTATCGCGTGGTGGTGGTCCGAACCCGAGCAGCTACCCGAGCCGCCGAAGGAGGGAGACGATGAGTGAGTGGAAATGCCGTGGATGCGGAAGCGCCGACGCAACAAACGCCTGGCACGACTGGTGCGGGACGTGCGCGGAGGACCCGGCGACCATCATCGAAGCGCTACACGACGAGTGCGAGCGGCTAAAGCGAAATGACCTCGATGCGATTGACGTGATTCATGACTTGGGTGCCCGCGCCGAGTCCGCCGAGGCCCGCGTGGCTGAGCTTGAGAAGGAAAACGAGCGGTTACGTAGGCGTGAAGAATCATTTCGCGTTGCCTTCGAAGACGGTTCGCTGGGTCTGGACTGGCTCCAGAAAAACCTTCCGACCAAGTATCTCGGTAAAAATGTCATCAACGCGGCAGCCGATTATATCACTGAGCTTGAGGGTGAGATTCGACAGTTGCGGACGGGCAGCATTGCGGGGGTCGCCAAGGGGCACATTGATGGGCTGAAAGCGGAAATGGTCCAGATGCAGAAAGAGAATGAAAAGCTGCGCGTTGAAGTGGCGCAGATTGAGAAAGAGCGCGACTATTTTGCATCCGAGTGCGAGGATTACCGGGTGAACTATGTGCCCAAGACCCGCGTGGCTGAGCTTGAGCAGAATCTCGCTCGTGCAATCGGGAATACGGCAAAGCTCGGAGAATTAGAACGTCCGGAGGGAGCGACACTAGAAGAAATAGTCGACGCTCTGAATCGAGCGAATCCTTATTACACATTCTACATCGCAGATAACCGGATTGTAGGAGGCCGGACCGTAGAAGGCTCCGAACCCGAGCAGCTACCCGAGCCGCCGAAGGAGGAAGCACAATGAGCCAGTGTACACACGGAGTTTTGGAAGGTTCTTGTTACCTCTGTAGTGAAGAGGCGCAGTCGCCGAGTAAAGTGGAACCGTTGAACTTGACGGTTTTCTTACCGAAGGACGAGCACGCGGCCTTCGAGCGGGAATTCCAGGAGTTCGTTGAGTCCAGATCTCAGGGTCACTGGACCAAGACACTGCCGACGAAGCGGGGGTAGCATGACGAAGTCCATCCAGCACTTCCAGGACATGTTCTCAGGGAACCACAAGGAGGTCCTCCAGTCCGGAGCGGCCCTTCTGCGGGAGCTGGCGGACAGGGTAGAGGAGTACGCCGCGTACACGCCCTTGCAGATGGTCGTGAGCATATCCATGGAGAGTTCTCCCGAGTTCAACAACTGGAACATCGAGATCAAACATCTTCCCAGTCCGGACGGCGGTACGGCGAGGATGTTGCAGTCAGCAGTCAACCTTGAGAAGGAAGATCAAAAAGAGGAGGAAGATTCAAAATGAGAGTACATCACCAGGACGAAAACCAGGACACCGAAAACATTGTAGTGCTCCTCGACGGGAAGCTGATGGCGCTGTGCTACGAGGCCGACGACGAGGAGGGATGGTGCAGGGCGTTCGACGAGGACGCTTACGTCCAGGCAATCCGCGAGTACCATCAGCCCCACCCCAAGGACCGGGGAGACGCCCCCGAGTTCGAGGACTACCTCAAGAAGCTCCACGGGAAGGTGGAGATAGTTCCCAAGACCCCCGAGCACGCGGAGCTGCTTTACCAGATGGCTTTGCGCCGAGCCCATCGGATCCGAGACGCCGCCCACGGCAGTCCTGAGCTTCCCCCTCCTTGGATTCCAATACGACCTCCTGCGTGAAGAGAATCCCCCCGAGCCCGCCGACAGGGGGAATCCGCTTGCGTTCTTCTCAAACTCTGTGTTATACTACTCAGAGCGATTGGAGAGCGAGCGATGGAGAAATCCGGAGAGGAGTTGGTAGATCTGGAGGGGCTTTTCAAGTGCGTTGTGCCCGGCTGCGAGGCCAAGGTACGTTATCCCGATCTTCACGCTGGGCATTGTCCGGGTCATTATCAAAAATACATAAATCGTTTCGGAAAAAAACAGTCTTCGTTGATCGGAAAGTTTACTTGGTTGGCCAAGCAAGCGCCGAAGGAGCGCATTCGATATTTCGAGAAGTTGTTGGACGATTTGGATTTCGAGGCTCGCGCAAAGATCGAAGGGAGAGAAAAAGCCGCTAAGCGGGCGGAAAAGGAAGCGGAGGAGGTTCGAAGACGGCAGGCGCGAAAGGAAGCGAGGAAGGCGGAAGTAGCTCGGCAGTTGAAGGAGC